AAAGACGAAGCTCAAGACATTGTGTATTTCAGAAAGTGTTGGGGAATCCGCAATGAGATTCTTAGATTGCTGCATTCTTCATACCAGGAGTATGAAATTCCTGTCGAAGAAGACGACTTATTGCCAATCGTAAAAATACTCATGAAGTACCTTAACGAAGCATATTACGACGAAAACGCAGACTCTATCTGGGAGTTCGAAGAGGCTTATGATAACATTCAACAGAGTATTATAAATTTAATTTGGTTGAAGACGTATATGGACAAACATTCAGACGTAATGTGCCATTTCTGTGATAGCTATTAAGGAGAATTACTATGATATACACTTCTAAGGATAACACTGGCGTAATTATATCTTGTAATTGCGGCTGTGATGAGGGATTTAGATTTCAAATTGATAATAGCGTTGATGGCAAGATTGTATTTATTTCTACGATGAACGGGAATTTTATGCGCGATCAAGATGATAAAATTGCAAGTGTTGTTGCGAGGAAATTTAGAAAGATTTGGGCAATCATTAGAAATAAAGATTTTTATGCCACAGAAGTTATATTAAACAAAGAAGATTTTGATGAGTTTAAAAGGTTTATTAATTCAGTTTAAAGAGGTGATGGTGTGAAAAAGAAAGATAACTTTGTAAAAATATGGCTAGGAATTGCTATAGAACTTATTGGCGTTGGTGGGTTTTTTGCCTGTATTATAATAGCAGCAGTTTATTGTTGGAGACATCCTGATATGATTGATATGCGTAGACTTATGGAATTTCCACATCCTTATATAGGTTCGTTAATTAGTTATGTGATGTGTTTGGTTGGACATAGGATGTCAAAGGGAATATGGTGATGGTATGGCTGTTTTTTATGTAATCTCAGATGTACATGGTTTTTATAACGAAATGCGGGAAGCGTTAGACAATGCAGGTTTTAATCCTGATGATAAAAAGTCTTGGCTTGTAGTTTTAGGCGATTGTATAGATCGTGGACCAGATCCAGATAAGGTTATAAGTTACTTGCGTAGTTTACCAAGAAAAATACTTATAAAAGGAAACCATGAGGACTTATTGCTAGAGTGCTGTGAAAGAGGAGTCCCATACTCATACGATTTTTCAAACGGGACATATAATACTATTTGTAAACTCGGAAATTATATTGAAGGATATTCTTTTGACGAGTGTTGTGACAGAACTTTGGCTCGAATGCATTTGTTTATTGATGAAATGGTTGATTATTTTGAGACAGAGCATTTTGTATTTTGTCACTCATGGATTCCTGTAACTTGTAAAGACGGACTACCTGCTTATTATACAAAGAATCGTAAGTTTGAGTTTAATCCAGACTGGCGTAATGCAAGTGAAAAGGATTGGCAGGACGCAAGATGGGGCAATCCGTTTGATCTCGCTACAAGTGGATTAAATAAAACTGGTAAAAAACTATTGCATGGACATTGGGGTAATTCATATTATTGGGCTAAGGAAAAAGGATTGTCCGAATATGGTGATGATGCTTGCTTTGATATTTGTACGCATGATGGTTGTATTGGATTGGATACTACAACAGTAGTGAGTGGCAAAGTAAATGTTTTAATTATTCAAGATGAATTTTTAGAAAACCCTCTTGACAAATGAATTTAGACACGTTATAATATAGGCAGTTCAAAACAACAACACAAAATGAATTATGAAAGGACAAATCCATGAGTAAAAATTATTTTGCTATTGAGCGCGATAATGATGTAGCTGAAACAAAGGGTATCTATGATAAAGAAAGTGAGACTACGGTTTTTGACGAAGTGCTCGATATGTCTCTTGAAGATTTAAAAAATTTCGATGAGATCGATACTTTTGTTGTAGTTGCTATGGATGCAGCCAATGCGTACTTTGGGGATAAAGATGGTGATACTCTTATTACTCTTGTTGGAGAAGATGATGTTTTCATTTGGAGTATTCTTATGAGTAAGGGTGATAATGAAGATGATATCAGATATAATTTCATCGATTGGAAAAAAGACGGTAAGAATTATCGATATCAAAAATAAATTTAAAAAAGTACTTGACAATACAAAATGAATGTTATATAATAAGAGCATAGCAAGCGGTGATGACGAATCACCGCAAATACGCTTCTTTAGCTCAGTGGACAGAGCGCCGCTCTACGAAAGCGTGAGGTCATAAGTTCGAATCTTATAAGAAGCATTATAATTTATTAAATAATAAAAGAGAGGTTTTAAAAATGGCAATCAAGTACATTAGTATTCCTGAGAAGAAAGCCACTATCGCTGTGCTTCATGAAACAGAATGGGCAGCTGTAGATAAGATCAAGAGTGTTCTTGATGGAACTAAAAGCCTTTGGTTTGATCCTACAAAGTATCGTATGAAATCTTCTTACAAAGCTACGGTGATTTGTAGAGATGGGGACGAGTATTCAGAGGAACGTGGTAGAGAAGAGGCAAAGAAGAAGTTGATGCGCAACTATTACAGATCTCTTGATAAGAAGATTGATGAATTTATCGAGGATATGAATACAGCAATGTATAGAGTTGTTGCAAGATGTCCAGAAAGAAAATTAAAAAAAGTGCTTGACATATGACAAGTAACATGGTATAATACAAACAGTTTAAAAGACAATACAAAATGAATGTTCAAAGTTTATTAGGAGGAACAAGAAAATGAGCAAGTTATCTAAAGCAGTATCTGATATAAATCAGGTTAAATCTCTTAGACTTGACGAGACAGTCAAGAACTTCATGAATGGAGATTCTTATGTAATTAATCCTCTCGATACTCTCAAGATGATCACAGCGTCCTCTATCTTTGGTGAACCCTCGTATTACAGAGATAGCAAACGTAGAGGAAGGTATGTCGTAAATAGCTTGGTTAGAGATTTCAGTGTACTTCCTTCTGAATACGAAAATCTAGACACTGAAACTATCATGGAAAAAGCAATCGATAAGGCACTTGATTATGATTTTGCAGCAACACTTCAATGGGCGGCGGATCTTAGACGTGATTATTATATGAGACTAAATCCACAGGTCATTATGGTAAGAGCAGCAATTCATCCTAAAAGAGCAGAATTTTCAAAAGCAAATCCTGGCAAATTTGATGAGATTAATCAAAAGGTTATGTCTCGTGCGGATGAACCTATGAGTCAGATGTCATATTATTTGTATCAAAATGGCGGTAAGAAGAACAATATTCCGAGTATTTTGAAGCGCTCTTGGAATAAGAAAATTAGTGGACTTAATCAATATCAGGTAGGTAAGTATAAGAATCATGAAATCGGTATGATCAATGCGGTTCGTTTATGTCATGCTCATTCTGATGTGATTGATGAACTTATGCAAACTGGAACGGTTCAAGTTAACGAAGACGAAAAGACTTGGGAGAATATGAGGTCTGCTGGTAAGTCTTGGAGAGAAATTTTCGAGTCAAATGTAATGGGACATATGGCACTTCTTAGAAATCTTCGTGGTGTGTTTACTGAAATTGATGATATTAATCTGTGCAAAGAGTATGTACAAAGAATTAAAGATGGTGTAATTAAAGGCAAACAGTTCCCATTCCGTTATTACTCTGCACTGATGGCAGTTAAAAATAGTAATTGCAATCACAGACCAATTATTATGGATGCGCTTGAAGAATGTATGGACATTTCGCTTGCGAATTATCCGAAATTGAAAGGTAAGACAATGTGCTTATCTGATAATTCTGGTTCCGCATGGGGCACATTCAATAGCGAGTATGGTACAGTTACTGTGGCAAATATTGATAATTTGTCTTCTGTGATTACTGCAGCTTGCTCTGATGAAGGATATGTTGGTAAGTTCGGTGATAAATTAATTATAAGTCCTGTGAGTAAGAGAGCGGGTGTTCTTAGTCAGGCAGAGCGCATCTCTCAGAATAGATATAGTGACGTTGGAGGTTCAACAGAGGGTGGTATCTGGGAATTTTTTAAGAACGCCATTGGAAACAAGGAACACTGGGATAATATTTTTATCTATTCCGATCAGCAAGCTGGTCATGGTGGTCTTTATGGGACAGAACGTCATAAGCTTGAATATGGAAAGCTTGGATTTGGTTGTGGTGGAGATGGTTCTTTAAGATCTACTGAAATGATCAATGTATTCAAACTCATTCAGGAATATCGCAAGAAGGTTAATCCAAAGGTTAATGTATTTAGTGTGCAGACAGCTGGCTACGATAATATCGTAATTCCAGAATCCGCATATAGAACGAACATTATGTATGGATGGACTGGACGAGAAGCGGTTTATGGTCAAGCAATGATTAATATCTGGGATGAAATTGAAAATAGAAACTAGTTAACATATTTGCGATGCAGAATTGAAGAGTTACTTCATACTTTTAATATGACATCGTTACCTCTTCGATCTTATTCTCGCAAATAACTTTAAAAAGATATTCTGATGCAGTGATGATAGTTACTTCTATGAATAACAGCCTATTACATATTTAGTTTTTTAAATTGTTAAAATCTATATTGATTTTTTTAAAACTATTATCGATATTCTCAGAATATAAAATTTTAAAAACAGTTGTGATGCAGATGTTGTCAGTTACTTCGATTGGTAATCGAGAGGTCATGGGTTCGAATCCCATCCGAGGCTGAGGCTAAGGTAGCTCAGTGGATAGAGCGCTAAAATTTCTGATAATAAATATTCTCACAACTTAAGCAAATAATTCATGTTTGAAGCGGTGATTTCGGTTACTTCTTAGGGATGAAGAACATACTGATACCGATATTGATATTCTCAAACATTTTTGAAATGCAATGTTTCTGATGCAGTTTTGTTGGTTACTTCTGCAATGGTTTTCTAATAATATACCAACAATTTACGCTCTCAGAGATATAAGCATATTAGTTAAGGAGGAACTGCTTATGATTGTATGTAGTAAATCCACTTCGGAGGACTCTCCTCCTTTCTGAGAAAGAGCTGGGCAACTCGTTAAACTGCCCACATATCCACGTGTGCTGGAATTTACGGTATACAGAACGGTCTTAGACACCGTTGCTCTGATGAGATTGGGCGTTCGAACCGCCTCACGTGGACCACGCGAACAAATGGAATGCGTTAAGTAATGTGTGGCTGACTGACCTAAGAGTTATTAATAACAAAGATTTGGAGAAATGTTTATGAACACAGAGTTTGCTATTAAAAATCGAATCAAACTACTTGCATCGCGTGACCCCGTAGCTAATGCAAATATTATTAAAAAGCTGAAACGTAAGCTTCGTAAGATTCAGAGTAATTAAATAATTACGCTGATGTATTCTCGTGGTTTGTGCGTTAAGCAAAAAGGAGTACATCTATGCAACAGATAACTATAACAGCAAAAGTTCAAATAGTCGCCACTGATACAGATAAAGTTTTGCTTGATGAAACTATGTCTGTTTATCGTGATGCCTGTAATTATGTTTCAGACTATGTATTCCGAACTCATGATTTAAAGCAGTTTTCACTTAATAAGGTTTTGTATTCTACTCTAAGAGAAAATTTTGATCTTAAATCGCAAATGGCTCAGTCCGTTTTGAAAACGGTCATTGCAAGATATAGAGCCATTCTCGAAAATCAAAATAAGTGGATACAATCAACCTTCAAGAAACCTCAGTATGATTTAGTTTGGAACAGAGATTATTCTTTAACGCAAAACTGTTTTTCTGTGAATACACTTAATGGTCGTGTTAAACTGCCATATTTCGCTGAAGGTATGTCTAAATATTTTGACCACACAATCTACAAGTTTGGTACAGCTAAGCTCACAAACAAACATGGTAAATATTATCTTCACATACCAGTAACTTATGATGTCGAAGAAAGTAATATTTCTGACATTTGTAATGTCGTAGGTATTGACAGAGGTATTAACTTTGTCGTTGCCACTTATGACAGTAAACACAAGTCAGGTTTTGTCAGCGGCAAAACTATTAAACAAAAACGTGCTAACTATTCCAAACTCCGTAAAAAACTCCAAATGCGACAAACTCCATCTTCAAGGCGAAGATTAAAAGCAATTGGTCAGCGAGAAAACCGTTGGATGCAAGATGTTAACCATTGCGTATCAAAGGCACTCGTTGAGAACAACCTAAAGCATACACTCTTTGTATTAGAAGATTTGTCAGATATTCGTAATGTTACAGAGCGTGTCAGAATTAAAGACCGTTATGTTTCTGTATCGTGGTCGTTTTATGATTTAGAACAGAAACTAATTTACAAGGCTAAGCAGAATCAGTCTTCTGTAATAAAAGTTGACCCCCGTTATACAAGTCAGTGTTGTCCTATTTGTGGACATACTGAAAAGGCAAACCGTAACAAGAAGATACATCTGTTTACTTGTAAAAACTGTGGCTATAAGTCCAATGATGACCGTATAGGAGCTATGAATCTGTATCGTATGGGAATAAACTATCTTGTTGATAGCCAAGTACCTAATACAGTTGTAACAGAGTAAACTTTGCTACAAAGGGTGTTGTCAACCACCCTATGATGTAACGCCACTTTAGATAGCAATATCTATTGGTGTGAAAGGTCGGAGACGTAAGTCGTTAGTACGACTGGGCAGTTACAAGCCCACCACCTTTAGGTAGTGGGTAGTTGACATTGAGCGTCAGCCATCAGGCGCTTTGATGGCACCATGCAGGAAAGCTGTATAGTCTGGTAATCGAATTAACGTTTAAGCGTACTGTAAGTGCGCCGACCCAGACGACGTTGCTTATGGCTCAAAATCGGTACGTTAAGCCGATTCTCTTATGAAGGTATAGCTTAGTTGGTAAAGCATCTGACTTTTAATCAGAAGACCGAGAATTCGAGTTTCTCTACCTTCACCAAGCTGTCTCTTGAAATGTAAATAGCACAGAGAATCCTGTTGCGTAGTACATTGCGGTGAACAGGGGCGTAGGGTAAAAAGGGTTACCTACAACGAGAGAGTGCCATAGCAAATCTCTCTCATTAATATCTTCCTGTAGCTAAGTTGGTTATAGCCCTCTGCTTATAACGGAGAAGCCCTTACAAGGTATACGTATGTTCGAAGCATACCAGGGAGACCATCGCCCAGCCCAGTAATATTTGAAGGAATACCTTTACGTAGCTCTTGCGGTAAGAGGAGTGCTGTGTTTCTTAGGGCTAGAAATATAGTAACAATACAAAGTTTTTGTGATTTTGTATGTATTGTTGGGAACCTTTAATTTAAAATCACAACTGTAATGTTCAGCGGTGGATGTGTGCAATCGCTATAAAAAAATGTAAACATCCTTCAAGGGTAGAGGATATGAAATGTGAATCCAGCCACTTGGAGTGAGCCCTATAGCCCATGGTACTATTGGACTATGCGTGAATGGATAAGGGATTTAATATCCAAACTCCTAAAAAGTACCTGAAATGCTAGGCAAAATTTTATGCGCCTTTAGTATAGTGGTTAGTATATCAGTTTTCCAAACTGATGGGGTGGTTTCGAATACCACAAGGCGCTCCACATAGGGGTATAGTTTAACGGTAAAACAGCGGTCTCCAACACCGTAGATATAGGTTTAATTCCTATTGCCCCTGCCAGCGCAAGAACGTCACTTTCCAAACGTAGCACAGCGGATAGCCAATGGTAGCTTGATATGTGCATCGCGACAAGCTAAGACCAAAGGGTTATTGATGAAAGGATTGGAGCTTGCGTCTCAGCTCATCTACCAAGTGTAGAAGGAGTTTCTTAGATCGTCTTTTTCCTTACAACAAAGACGATCTATGTAGCGGATTCGTATAACAGAAGTACATTAGTCTTTGACACTAATAGCACTGGGGCAGCACCAGTATCCGCCGCCACAAAACACAATATAGTATAATTTTGCAGAAAGGAGCAATCCACATGAGCGAAGATGCACTAATACTATCAAAAGTTCTAGAAAAAATCTCAACAAAAGCCAAAAATACTTCCAGCAAGACTGAAAAAATTAAATACATATGCGCCCTGCTATCTCTCGAAGAATGCCTATATGAGTATAGTTCAGCTCTGAGTAATGAGTGCAGTAGAAGATATAACGAGATTATAAATGATTGGCATGTGTGATATAGACGGGTTTAGCCCGTCTTTTTTTTATTGACAAATATAAAACAAAAATGTTATCATAACAATACAAAATGAATTGAAAGGAAGAAATAATAAATGGTATATTTAAACAACGCTGCGGGCTCACGCCCGTACACAGAAGTAATTGAAACAATAAACGATGTCCTCAAAAACCATTGGGGCAATGCAAGTGCGGACGATTCATTTGGACATGATGCAAAATCAATTATTGATAATGTTACACGACAGGTAGCTGATGATATTAATTGTAATGAAGATGAAATTATTTGGACTTCAGGGGCATGTGAAGCAAACAGTCTTGCTATTCATGGTTTTTTAGAATCAAATGATGGTTCGGTGTTATGCACGACAAAATTGGAGCACACGTCTATCGAGATGCAAACATACAATACTCCTCTTGGAGTAGTATATGAACTCACAAATAACGATGAGGGTTTTATTGATCTTGACGATTTAGAAAAGACAATGAAAGAAATCAGTCTTAGATGGAAGCCGCTGGTTAGCATATGTTATGCGAATTCAGAAATAGGAGTCATCCAAGATATTAAGACCATTTCAGAAATCGTGCATCGTTATGGTGGTGTTCTACATGTTGACGCGACACAGATGTTTCCATGGCACAAGATTGATGCACAAGGCTTAGGCATTGATTTAATGTCTGTTTCTGGACAAAAATTAAACTGCGTAAGAGGCATTGGTTTTCTCTATGTACGTAATGGCATTGCACTGAAGTCGTTCGTTTACGGAGGCCAGCAAAAAGGACGCAGAGGGGGCTCGTATCCAACGCATCTTATTGCAGCTTTTGGAAAAGCACTAGAATTAACAAGACAGCATAAAGCCACTTCATCAGTTAGAAATCTTAGAAACTATTTAATGTCTCGTTTATTCTGTACAAAAGGAGTGCGTTTGAATGGACCATTAACCAACGGGAGACTCCCTAATAATATATCTCTTACGATTGATGGAGTGAAAGCAGAAACGCTTACAACAATGTGTGATTTGATGGGGGTAATAATTGGTAAAGGATCTGCTTGTAAGTCTTATGAGCCAACGCCAAGTAAAGCGCTACTTTCTATTGGTTTAACACCAGAACAGGCTTTAAACACTATTAGAATTTCATTAGATGAGTTTAATACATTAGAAGAAATAAATGAAGCAGCAGACGTTATTACACAACTAATAGAAAGGATTAGAGCAAATGAATAAAATAAAAATACTTAAAATTATATGTTCAGTATTAGCAGTCTCGGCTATTGCTACAACGTGGACATGGACTTATACTAGATCCCAAGAAGAAATAGATAAGCTTACAAATGAAAATAGCGTAAAGCAACATATGTTAGAGGACAAAGATAGTGATCTAAACATTGCGCTTGAAAATCTACAAGCAAGCACAGATAAGGTTCATGAACTAGAAACTTCCCTCACGAATATGAGCAAAGAGCTTGAAGAAGCTAATGTAGAACTTAATGATTTAAGGAACGACACATATGAATTAGCTTACATGGGAGATTTTAAAATCACTTATTATTGTGATGAAAGATTTAATCATATTTGTGGCGGTTCTGGGATAACCGCTTCTGGGAAGCCTACAGAGGTTGGCTGGACTGTTGCGGCAGATTGGGGAGTGTTGCCAAAAGGTTCTGTTATTTATATATCTGGATTAGGCTTTAGAGAAGTACAGGACGTTGGTGGTGGAGTAAATGGTGACCACATTGACGTATTGGTTCAAACTCACGAAGAAGCCTTAAATGGTGGACTTGACTATAAAGATGTATGGATTCTTGTTAAAAAAGCATATTGACAATACAAAATGAATGGATTATAATAGCAGCAGGAAATTAAAAGAAAGCAAAATTATAGGTGAATGAAGATGCGAGTGGACGAAATCAAAGAATATTTATTAAATAATGATTTGGTAGAAAGTGTTTTGTCCGCTTTAGGATGTGGATATGTAAAGAACCATGGCAATTATATTTCGGCAGCTAACCCGTCTGGAGATAATAAACAAGCAATAGTTATATATTTAAATGAGAACTTGACTTGTGTAAACTACACAAGAACGATTGCAAAGGATAAACGTTCTACTGATATTTTTGACTTAGTAATGTTTTGTGAAGATTGTACTTTCCCCGAATCATTAAAGTGGGTTTGTGAAACGGTTGGTTTGGATTATTACCAAGAGGCAGAAGATATTCCAGAGAGTTTACAGATTTTAAAGATGCTTAAGCAAATGTCCTCTGATGACTCTAATGAAATTCGTGAGACATTAAAACCAATACCAGAGCAAGTGCTAAATTACTACTTGCCATATGGCAACATCTTATTTGAACAGGATGGTATATCATTAGAAGTTCAAAAAGAATTTTTGGTTGGTTATGACCCACAAAGCAATAGGATAACACTTCCGATTCGAAGCCCAATTGGTGATTTGTGTGGAGTAAAGGGCAGATTGTTCGGAGAACCAGACGAATATAATCCTAAGTATTTATATATCATGCCCGTTGCGAAATCAGAGATTTTATACGGATTGTATGAAAACAAAGAATATATACGTAATAACAACACATTACTGATATTCGAGGCTGAAAAAAGTGTTCTTCAATGTGCAACAAATGGTATTCGTAATTGTGTAGCACTTGGTGGCAAGACAATTTCCAGAACTCAAGCAGAATTAATTGTTAGAACAGGTTGTACGCCAATTATTGCGCTGGATAAAGGAATTGACATGGAAGAAATATATCATGTAGCTTCAGTGTTTCCAGATAATATTCCAGTGCAATATATATATGATACAGACGATGTTTTACTGAATAAACAGTCTCCAAGTGATAATTTTAAAAGCCTACAACACTTGCTAAAAAATAATATATATAGTATATAAGGAGGTGATAAAATGAAAATTACGCAATCAGAATGTATTCCGTGTGATTTATCATGTATAGGTAGGGCTTGTAAGTATTATGAAGTTACAAGATATTATTGTGATATGTGCCTTTCAGAAGACGTGCTTTATGATTTTGAAGGACAGGAACTTTGTATTGAATGTATAAAGAAGCAACTTGATAGAATAGAAGGGAGCGACTGTTATGACTACTAGCGACAACAATAAGAAAGAACTAAATGAATTTATCAATCAATTTTCTCAACGTCCTCATCGTGTAGTGTGGAAGAATAAAAAAGCATACGATAGAGCAAGAGATCGTAAAGATAAAAAATTATTCGAGGTTGACGAGGAAAATGAACTTGAGCAAGAGTCATAAGAGTTATTTTAACGCGGCAAAAGCAATGAGTGAGTTGTCTAAAGTGAAGCAGACGAAAATGGGCTGCGTGATTACTTACAAACATAAGATTATTAGTTCTGGCTGCAATAGATATAAAACTAATCCTTTGCAGAAGAAATATAATAAATATAGATTTATCGAAGATGAAGGAAGACATTGTGTTCATGCAGAAACAGATGCGTTGATTCCATTAATGAATAGACGAGATATTGATTTTTCCAATGTCTCTCTTTACATATATAGAGAACATAAAAATGGAGATTTAGGGCTCGCAAGGCCATGTCCCTCTTGTCAAGAATTGATCAGATCTCTCGGAATTAGATTTGTTTATTATACGGGAGAGAAAAGTTATGTTGGTGAAGAATTTATATATTAAAGGAGTATATAATGAGCAAGCAAGATATGTACACAGATTTGTGTAAAAAATGTTATATTAAGATTTATAAACCCACAAAGAAAGAAACTTCAAAAATTGTGTTAACAGATTATAAAGAAAAATGTGATTGCTGTCACAGGACAGACTTTTTGGTTGATTACGTGGAGGATTGCTATGACTAACGAACAGAAAGTAGCTGTATTTCAGCCTCTTCTAGATAGATTTGAAACAGATGAAATGAGATTCTATTGCACAGACATGGTTAAACAAATTCCAGATTATATTTTTGATATGCCATCAAGTACATCTGGAAAATATCACAACGCTACGCAGTGTCAGTCACATGGACAGATTTATCATATTATTATGTTTGCAGAAATTCTAAATTACTTATTAGAGCTTAAATGCAATCAAGAAAAATTTAAGTCTGCACGACAGAGAGATGCCATGAGGTGTGTGCCAATTTTCCATGATGCACTGAAATGCGGTTTAGATGGCGGTTCATATACAGTCCATGAGCATCCTATGCTCGCAGGTACTTGGGTTCGAGAGGCACAAATTGAGTATGATATTGATAAAAGTGCTAAGGAAGCTATTGCACGTATGTGTGAGAGACATTCTGGTGAATGGACAACATCAAAAAGAAGTAAGGTAATTTTACCTGAGCCAGAAAATGAAATGGAACGTATGATTCATATGTGTGATATTTTGAGTAGTCGTGATAATATCGATATGCAGCCTCCTGAATACTTAAAAGAAATCTTTGGTGAACCTACGCCGTTAAAGTTTGATGAAAATTATACATTAACGTTTGGCAAACATTCAGGGCAGCGCTTAATTGATGTTTATAAATCTGAACCAGATTACATTACTTGGTGTGAAGAAAATCTGCATAAAAAAGATTTACTAAAAATGATTAAAGCAATGAAACAATCACTTGAAGAAAAGGAGAATTAACAACTAATGAAAAACACAATTCCAGTAGTAGGATGGGTAGATGCGTATTTAAACAATTATCAAGCCACCGCATTTACAGAAAGTCGTAAACAGGCATTGGTAGATCGTATTAAAAAAAGAGGATACAATTTTACAGCTAACGACCATCAGTTCTTACCATACGGAGCGCCGTTTTACGAAGATAAAAAGCTTTGTGTGTTGACAAAGCAAGAATGGGATTCTGTAATGGATGAAGCATACAAAGAATATCCTAGAGGTCCAAGACTAATGCCAACAGATGTTATTACAAGACCTCAGATCAATGGCGTTATTTATGAAAAAGAAAAATTTGAGCCACATGGGGAGTAATAATTATGAGTAACGAATATAGAGATTGGCTTTTAGATCAACGTGAACAATTTAATGCAAATGTATCAGATTTAGATTTGCTACCAACTGGATGGACTAAAACCTTTGTTCCAAAAATGAAAGAAGAATTATTTAATATGCTTGGTCCATACGTAGAGGACTTTATTATTCTTGATGCTAAAGAAAAATATGGACAGTTAAGGGTATATTGGACGTGGGAATATAGAGATTATGCTATTTCTGAATTAGCAGACCTTGGGGAGCTGCAAAAAGACATTGATGATACGTTATTTTATTATGAGTCGTTAAGTAAAAATACCTGTGTAGTATGTGGTAGATCTACAACACATATGAGTAAAAGATACGAGTTACCAATGTGTGAGTCGTGTATTAAAAAAAGCGTAGAATAAAATCTTGGAGGCATAAAATGAAATATTACGGTAATCTTGGTTTGAAGAATTGGAATAAAGGTATTGAGGGATGTGGTCTAAAGCATAAATTACACACCTTAAGACGCGAGTTACATAGTGCATGGGAACGAGCATGGTATGGATATTCTTCTGATGATATTTGGGATTTAAACTCTAACTTGGAATCGAAAATGATAGCTATGCTAAAGACTTTTAAAGAAGACTCTCCTTTTATTTTAATCGACCCAGATACAAAGAAAGAGCTTACGGAAGATGAGGCTGATGCGATATATGTAAGAATTATTGAGTGCATTGAGTATAGTAGAAATGAAGATTTGTGCTCGGAAGAATTGTATGGTAAATCAATGTATGACGATGAGTATGATTTCTCCATGGATAAATATAAAGCAATTAATAATCTTATGGCAAAATATAAGCACGAAGCTTTTGAGCTGCTAGAAAAATATTGGTATCAGCTTTGGTGGTAATTATATAGTAAAAAGCAACAGCAAATAGTTTACTTGATAAATACAATTTTCAAGTATATACTGTAATTAGAATTATGTATATATTTAAAAGGATGTGAAAGCCACAAATGAGCAAAGAGATTACATTTCTTGGAATAGACGTTTGTAAAGACATGGACGAGCTTACAAGTAAGCTGTTATGCAAAAAAGAATGTACTGGTATGAATGAAGGGCAACTTGCCGCATATAAGATGGGTGTCAAAAATACTTTGAGCTTATTGCGTTCTACGTTAGATACAGGTGATACGCACGTAGTTGTCAATATATCTGGACTAGATGAAGTTACAGAATTTAACATAGAAGAATTAATAAAAAAGTTAGCTGAGTAAACATAAAAGGTAATAATATAAAAAATGTATTATTGCCTTTTGCTTTTAACAATACAAAATGAATTAGAAAGGACAATAAAAAAATGTATAATGCGTATGTGACAACAATTAAAAATCTTCGCAAGCATCCTAATGCGGATAGGCTACAACTCGGTGAATGTTTTGGAAATACTGTATGTGTAAGTATGGAATATGCTGATAACCAAATTGGTGTGTATTTTCCAACGGACGGACAGCTTTCTATTGAATTTGCAGATGCCAACAATCTTTTACGTAAAAAGGATGCAGATGGTAAAAATATTGGTGGCTATATGGACCCAGATAAGCGTAATGTAACTTCTATTCGTTTACGCGGAGAAAAGTCAGATGGGTTATTTTTGCCGCTATCTTGTCTAAATACTTTTGGCGATACCTCTGTTTTAAAAGTTGGAGATACTATTAATGTTTTTAATGGGCATGAAATTTGCACAAAATATATTCCTCGCAGAAACCCTCGTGCCGCACATGTTACAAGTGGAAACCGTACCAGAAAGAAAAAAGTTGATGTAGCACCTTTGTTTAATGAACATGCAGATACAGAGCAGCTTGCTTATAATCTTAGCGCTTTTAAACCAGGAGATTTAATTGAAATGACTCTTAAAATGCACGGAACTTCTCAACGTACAGGGTATTTGCCTGTGTTTAAGGGGTATAAGTGTACTAATAGAATATATCAATATGCAGTTGAAGCTTATTTAAGTGATAAGAAAATTGGGAAGTTTACCAAGAAGCTTGCTGAACAAGGTATCGTGTCTGCTACTCCTATTTATGATTGGGGATATGTAAGTGGCACTCGTCGAACTGTTCTTGAAAATTTTGATGGTGGGTATTATGGTTCCAATGAATTTCGTGAGCAGCATAGTAAATTCTTTGAAGGCAAGCTTTGGAAGGGTGAAGAAATTTTCTATGAGGTTGTAGGCTTCACTACTTCTGGCACTCCTATTATGTCATCTGCTGATAATAAGAAATTAAATGATAAGGGATTTATTAAGCAGTATGGCAAAACTACCACTTTCTCATATGGATGCGATCCTAATGGAGATAATGGAAATCCCCAATCTGATTTTTATGTATATCGTATGACAATGACAAATGAGGATGGACAAGTCGTTGAATATACTCCTGACTTTATGCGCTATCGTTGTGAGCAAATGGGATGCAAATATGTTCCTGTTATGTGGAAGGGGTATATTCCTGAAGAGACTACTGAAATTCCTTGTGGTACTGGGAATCCTATAAAGTTTGCTAATTATTTGTCTCCTGGTGAATATATTAAAGATATCGCTGAACAGTACTATGATGGTACTGATCCAGTTGGTAAAACTCACGTTCGTGAAGGTGTAGTGGTTCGTATTATTAATCGTCATAAATTTACGGCATATAAGCACAAGAATTTTTCATTTAAGTGTCTTGAAGGACTTGTAAAAGCAGAAGCGGAAGCACCTGATATAGAAGAAGCACAGGAAGAAATTAGTGAGTGTTAACCAAATAAGAAAGGCGAGTAAAACATCTATGTTGTACGATTACTATAAATATTTTTTAAATTATTTAATCTATCTTTATGGTGGTTCTTATGAAGTCAAAAATAAATTCTTGTATATGTACATAGATGAAGATGTATTTATAGTTAATTTGTTAGATGGTAGCAGGTTCAATAAATTTACTTTTTATCATCAAAATCATGTTGCTAATAAGCATTTTCATAAGCAATTAACATGCAAGGATTTGGAGTATGGGATTTTTAGATGTTTTACTCATGCTTTTAACAAAAAGTATGACATCCCGTATAGTAAAGAGGATTGGATATGCTTTGAAAAAGATGCATTAAAATACAAAATGCTAGATAGTAAAGGAGAATAAAATGAACTTTCATAGCGATGAATTTATCATGAATGGTGTTAGAGAGCATTATAACGAGGCTCTTAAATCCTTTCCTGAAGATAGAATTGTTTGTATTGTTCTACAGGGAAGTCAAAATTATGGGCTTGAAACGATGTATTCGGATATAGATACAAAATTAATTCTTACTCCAACATTTGAAGATATTGCAATGAATCGTCAGCCTATTAGCACTACATATGTAAGGGCAGACAATTCACATACTGACTGGAAAGATATCCGTCTTATGTTACAAACATTTCGTAAATGCAACCTTAACTTTCTGGAGATTTTGTATTCTCCATACTACATTATAAACCCTTTATATGTAGAAGAGTGGAATCTATTAATTGAAAACAATGAATTGATTGCAAATTATGACCCCTGCAAAGCTGTTAAAACTATGTGTGGACTTGCTCGTAGAAAATATGAACAAATGGAACATGAATCTCCGTCGCATCATGATGATATTGATCGATTTGGGTACTCACCAAAGGAACTTCATCATTTACTGCGCATAGAAGAATACGTTGAAAGATATATCAACGGCGTATCCTATAAAGATTGTTTGATTTCCAAGAAAGCTGATTATTTAATCAGTGTTAAGTGTGGGTATTATGCATTGGATGATGCTAGATTAATTGCAAAAACAGCAATTAACCATATTGAAGAAATGTGTAATAAATTTTTGGAAGACGAATGGCCTATTAATAAAGACATTGATACATTGTTAAATGGTGTTCAATATGAAATTATGAAAATTGCAATTAAGAAAGAGATTGGAGGATAACGATGGTTAAGTGTTTTGTTATGATTGGCTTGGTCGGTAGTGGTAAAAGTGAGCAAGCCAAGAAACTTGCTACAGAAGATCATGCAGAAATCTTTGCCAATGATGACCTTCGTACTGAAATGTTTGGTGATGTAAATCATCAAGCAGACAATGATATTCTATTTAAAGAACTACATAAACGTGTTAGAGAATGCCTTGCTTCGGGTAAAAATGCCATTCTCGATTCGACCAATATCAGTTATAAGAGACGCATGTCTTTCTTGCAATCTCTCAGCAAAATTCCCTGTGAAAAGATTGCAGTGCTTATGGCAACGCCTTATGAAGTTTGTATTAAACGGAACAAACTACGTGAGCGTAAAGTACCTGAAGAGGTTATCAAGCGCATGTATATGAATTGGAATTCTCCTTATTGGTATGAAGGTTGGGATGATATTCAGATTGTATATTCTGATGAATTAGAAGGAAGTTACGGCGGAGTTGGTGACTGGGTTGAATCTGTTATGAATTACGAACAACATAATAGTCATCACGCACTAACACTTGGGGAGCATTGTCTTAAAACATTTGAATATCTTGATAAACAAGCACTTCCACGGTGGGAGATTAAAACTGCTGCATTGATTCATGATTGTGGAAAACCTCAAAGTGCAACATATATCAATAGTAAGGGTGAACAAACAGAAGAATGTCATTATTACCATCATCAATTCTGTGGATCATATGACAGTTTATTTTTTAACGATATAGATAGGCATCTTTATGTAGCACAACTTATTCAGTGGCATATGCGACCTTATCTTGCATGGGAACAATCAGAGAAAGCTATGAAAAAAGATAGAAAATTATTGGGAGAAAAGTTATTTCATGATGTGTTATTACTTCATGAAGCAGATAAATATGCACATTAAAAGGAGAATTAAAAATGAAAAACACAAAAATCGTATTAATCACTATTGCAATTATTATTGCAGCAATTTTATTAGGCATTTTTGCATTCCAGGGTGTGCAGAATAAGGCAATTTCTCTAGAAGAACAAATTCATACCGCATATTCTGATATTGACGTTCAGCAGAAGCGCAGAGCAGACCTTGTCCCTAATCTAGTAGACTGCGTTAAAGCATATGATGAACATGAGTATCAGACCTTAATGGATGTTGTTAATGCACGAGGTGCTAATTCAGATGAAGCTGCGCTACAGGTTACTTCTATGATTCAGGCAGTTGCTGAGGCGTATCCTGAATTAAAGAGCAATGAAAATTATAAAAAACTTATGAATGAGCTTGCCACTACTGAAAACCTAATTGCTAATTACCGTAGCAACTACAACAATTGGATAAAGAATTATAGTCAGTATGTCCGTAAATTTCCAAATAAGCAGATCCTTAATATGCTTGGTTATGAAGTAATGTCTTATACATATTTAGAATATGATGCACCTTCTGATGCGCCGACCAATTTATTTGGTGATTGATAATGAAGATTACAAAACGAGAAATTCTATTTAGCATTGTTATTATTTGCATCATGCTCATCATTGGTATTATCATTTCTGGTAATATCAATGATGCAGTTATGGAAAAACAGCAAGAATACGCTACTGCGTTGCAAATTAACAATGATAAAGAATTGTTCGAATATGGCATGAGAACGAATATTGGTAATGCTTTTGTATATGGAGAATTAAAAGCCGTTGACACTGTAACGTTTGATGAGATTGGCGGAGAATATTCGTATATTGAAAAAGTTAAAGAAAAGTATACTATGCACACAAGAACTGTAACAAAAACAAAAATAGTTGATGGGAAAAGTAAAACATATACTGAAACAGAAACGTATTGGACTTGGGATAAAATAGATAGTTGGAGCAAGCATTCTGAAAAGATTACGTTCTTAGACGTTGAGTTTGATTATGGTTTAATTAATTTTCCTGATACAGAGTATATTGACACCATTCAAGAATCTAGTAGAATAAGATATAAATACTATGGAGATTCAACATATAGTATTGGTACTATCTATACTCATTTAAAAGATGGTACAATCTCTAATTCCACCATGTATCATCAAAGCACAATTGAAGAGGCGCTTGAAATTAACACAAATGATTGTGGAATTATAGTTTTTTGGGTTTGTTGGATTTTCTTAATAGGTGTAGTCGTTTGTGTATTCTATTGTATAGATAATAGATGGTTAGAAGACAATCATAGAAAAAGATGTTATTAAATTATATGAGCCATGGCAAAATCTGTGGCTCATTTTTTGTTTATTATGACGATTGACAATACAAAATGAATATGTTAAACTACTGGTGTAAATTAAAAAAGGAGGAAACAATATTGCAATACAAACTTATAGATAACAATGACACAAGCAATATAATTGAAACTGTTTTACACAACAGGGGCGTAGACAACTGGAAAGAATATTTGATTCTTGACTCCGTTGATAATGAAGAGTATAAAGGATTGGATAATATTGAACAGGCGGTAGAATGCTTTGTAAATCACATCGAAAATAAAGATGATGTTGCAATTCTCTTTGATACGGACACTGACGGAGTTTGTAGTGGAGCAATTATGTATCAATATATTCAGCAAGTTGCACCAGATTGTAACATACATATCATAATCCACAGAAAGCCTAAAGCACACGGATTGTCTTCACATGATTTTGATATTCCAGAAGAAGTAAAGTTGTTGATTATTCCAGACTCGTCTAGTAATGACATTGATGAATGCCAGGAACTAATTGACAAGGGCACATCTGTAATACTGCTTGATCATCATCAGTTTAGCAGCGATAAACCAAATCCAGCAATCTTAGTAAACAATCAAACATCTGATAATTATCCCAATAAAGAAGCGTGTGGTGCGCATATTACATACGACTTCTGTAAAGCATTAGATGAATATTGTTGGACTGACTATGCAGATGAGATGATTGATCTTGTAGCACTCGCAGATTTGGCGGATGTAATGTCAATTAAATCATTCCCTACAAGAGCGGCAATTAATGTAGGACTTTCTAATGTTAAAAATAAGATGTTTTTGGAAATTCTTAAAGCACAGGAATTCTCTACAAAAGGTGTTGTTAGTCCATTTACAATCACTTTTTATATATCAACTCTTATTAATGCCTTTTTAAGATTTGCAACCTTTGAAGAAAGACAATTGCTTGCTAGAGCTTTTTGTGAAGATGAATCTGAAACATTTTTATATACAAAGCGTGGAGAAGATTTTCCTATAGAAGAAAATATCTATGAACATGTTGTAAGATTGATGAAGTCATATAAAGCTCAACAAGACCGCAAAAGACAAAAAGCATTGCCTATACTGGTTAAAATGGCAGAAAATGATAATAATAAAGTTGCAATCATTGATTCAACAAATATTATTGACACTTCGCTCACGGGTGTCGTGGCAATTAAAGTGGCAGAGGCATTAAATAAACCTACGATCCTGCTTCAAAGAAGAGATGCAAAGACATACGGCGGCAGTGGTAGAGTATTTGACAATTCCCCTATAGATGACTTTAGAGCATTGGTAGACGAGTGTCCTTATGTTAACTTTAGCCAGGGCCATAATTCAGCCTTTGGTGTCTCTATTCCTATCGACAATATAGAACAGGTCAATCAATGGTTGAACGATCAGCTTGCTGATGTATCCATGGATAAAGTTTACGCTGTAGATTTTGAAGTTGAGGCTGATGAATTGGAGACGCAGATCTTTCAAGTGCTTGATCGTTACAAAACTACATGGGGGCATGGTATAGAAGAGCCTCTTTTTGTTATTAAAAACTTACATATCAGTTCTGAGAATGCAAGAATTTGTGGGAAGAAACAAAATACTATTCAAATTTATGATGATGAACAAGATGTAAAGTATGTAATGTTCTTTTGTAATGAGAACGACCAATTATATCAGTGGATTAGTAATAACTGGGGAGATCAAGAAGCCGACATTACTGTTATTGGTACGTTGGGTTTAAGTCTGTATGAAGGAAAACTTGATAAGCAAGTTATTATTAAAGATTTAACAATACAAAATGAATAAAGGAGTAAAATTATGGACAAAACTACACTTGGCGACCGTATGAAAAATAATTACGAGAATATCAGTCGATATTATCTCACTCGTAGAATGCCTGTGATTGTGAGGCTGGACGGCTGTCATTTTCATACATTTACTAAGGGTTTTAAGAAGCCATTTGACAATATTTTAGTAAAGACTATGCAGAAAGCAATGAAGTATCTTTGTGAGAACATTCAGGGTTGTGTGCTTGGCTATACACAGAGCGACGAAATTTCTCTTGTACTTACTGACTATGTAGAGCTTACAACTGATGCTTGGTTTGGAAACAATTTACAGAAGATGTGTAGTGTTTCTGCAAGTATGGTAACTATGGCCTTTAATAAATATTTTAAAACAATAATTGAGGATTACTGTGAATATGATCCAATAGCATCTTTTGAACAAAGAAACAAATATATTGATGCCTGTGATAAGGGTGCAATGTTTGATTCTCGTGTTTTCACGATTCCAAAAGAAGAGGTTTGCAATTATTTTCTGTGGAGGCAGCAAGACTGTACTCGCAATTCTATTCTGTCTGTAGGTCAAGCTAATTTTTCTCATAATGAATTAAATGGTAAATCTTGCAACGATATTCAAGATATGCTGATGACTCAGAAGGGTATTAATTGGAATAACTATGCTACAACTCTAAAGCGTGGCAGTTGTTGTATTCGCAAAGAACAAGAAATAGACACTCAAACTAAAGTGGAAACTTCAATTATTCGTCCACGTTGGGTGATTGATAATGAAATTCCAATTTTCTCACAAGATAGAAATTATATTGAAAGGTTGATTTGAACATAATGGAACGCACCGACTACCGTAACCCTATAATGAACGCGCATGACGTAGAGAATATAGTTCAAAGGTGTTTAAACAATTCAGACACTATGACAAGCATTATTCAAAAAATGGTTGCGCTCATTAATGATGGAATCAAATATAACACAAGCGAGCGCGGCAATACCGAGAAACAGCTTAAATTTGAACAAGAAAGATTTATGATAGCAAGTAAATTGATTCAAGAACATGGACTTGGAGAAGAATTTATCACTAGATGTGAGGAGAAGTTTGAATAAAATAATACACAATTAACTAAAGGAGTGAATATAAATATGAGCTGTGAATTATGCAACAAAATTTGGAACGGTGGGCTGAAGGAATATAAGGAATCTGTTGATCATCCATCAGACTATAGTGATGTAATTTACAAGAGTAATGAGAATTACTACCTGTTTATACCTTGTGATGATTGGTATTACAATTGTGTGATTGATATACATTATTGTCCAAAATGTGGTAGAAAATTAATTGGAGGCTAAGCATTATGATTACTAAAGAAACATTCGTTGATACTATGAACAGACTACAAGAACTGGATGCTAAAATGGGTATAGCAGATGAAGCAATGCGCAATCTCTGTTATGACTTTGGTAGCTTTTACATCTTAGATGTTTTTGACATTACAATTAGTTTGTTGCAAGAAGTTTTTAAGGATAAAAATAACTGGATTGGATATTTTGTTTATGAAAGAAATTGGCTCAGGGATTTTAAACTTGGAGATATTATGGTAGACAACGAACCGGTAAAAATTGAAAATTGGGAAGATGTATATGACTTCCTTGTATCTTGTATGGAGGAATAAATATGGAACTAAAGGCACTACAAAATGAAATGATTAAATCTATGAAATCAGGAGATAAATTCCGCAAAAGTGTAATCTCTACGATTATTGCAAAAATTAAAAATACGGCGATTGACAAGGGGTGCCGCGACAACATTACAGAAGATATGGTAAGTGCGGAATTGTTAAAAGCTAAAAAAGTGACTCAGGAGATGCTGGATACCTGCCCTGCGTCACGTACTGATCTACTAGAAGATTATAAGAAACAAATGGATATTATTTGCGAGTTCGCGCCGACGTTGATTACTGATCCAAAAGTGATTGAGAATAATGTAAGAGATATTGCTTCACAAAATCATGTTAAATTAGCAAAATCAAATCGTGGTGCGCTCATGAAGCTTGTTGCGGCAGAATTAAAAGGTAAGGCCGATATGAGTGTTGTGAGCAAAGTTGTTGGAGAGATACTGGTATAAATAAGTAAATTTATAAAATTAACTGGAGGAAATATATATGTGGATAAGCAAGAAGAAATATGAAGCTATGACACAAAACGTTGTCAATTTTGATAAGCTGATTGGAGAATTAAAAAGAGAAGTAACCAAGCAGCAACAGTGTATAGATCGACTAATGTCAATGCATGATTTAAAAGCTATAGATGATGCATATTTAGGTGGCACCTATTTTAGTAGAATGTACCACAAAGAACCGACAATCAATCTTGAAGGTATTAATAATTTAACTTTTACAGAACTTGCAGAGTATGTGATTAATGATAAACCAATTGTAAGAACTGAAGAGCAAAAAGTTGTGGTATGCCCAAAGGAGAAATAAATGAAACTAAAAGACATTATTAAAACTAAACAAGAAATCAATGAAATGGGATATGACATTGCCAATAATATTATTACTAATGTAAATATTCAGACCATTGCGCATTTCGGAAATTCAACTTGTTTTGAAATCATGTGTAACGATGTGTGCCCGATGAGTGGTTATCACAATACACCAAACCTTGGTTATATCTTAAAGGCATTTATTGAGCTTTTTGATTTATCCGAAGAAGACGGACTTAGAATTGATGAAATTAAAAATATTCCTTGTAGACTTATTTTTGAATCCAAGAATGGACGTATTTGGGGATCTAGGTGTATTGGTTTTGGACATTTTATGAAAGATAAGTTTGTGTTTACTGATGATTTTGCGAAGGTGAATGAATGAAAAGATTATGGTATAGTTGGCAATTAAAATTTAAACACTTGCTTATTTCTATTAAAGAATGTAATAAGCGTCATCTCATGGATGATGTATGGTATCAAGGTGAGCATTATTTCATTAATCAAGGAAATCTGTATGATGAACATGACAATCATTACTGGACAATACTTAAGAAAGAGTGGAGTCCAGATGGTACTAGAGAAAAGCATTATGTACAAGACCATGAAGTAAAAAGAATGTTCACTTGGTGGAATATTAAAAATGCATTGTTTTCGCACTATAGATGGTGGAAGAACTATTGGTATCGGATTGATTTAAGAGCAATGATGGAGGAATAATATGAAATACGAATTTCATGTAGGAGATTATGTTAAGACTAAATGTGGCCATATAGGATATGTTTCAAAAATCAATCAACTTAGTGATGGACATAATATACTCTATATTTGTTATACAGATGGGAAAACTTTCCCTTGTGATGTATTTGATCGCGATGTAGGGCATGGTTTTGACCGTATCGGCCAGTACGATTTTACAAAGCCTGAAGTTAAGCAGATTGAGAAACTGACTTACGCAGAATCTTATATCAATGGTTATCAAGTTCTAACTGGTAGGAAATTGATTGATAAAATCAACGAGCTAGTAGATATCGTGAATGAATTAAAAGAGAAAAGAAATTGAGGTGAGTATATGGGTAAGTTAGCAAAAGAATTTGCAGATATTATCAATGAACAAGATTTTTGTTTCGACACTTATGAAATAAAAATTGTTAAGTTGGCTATTAGAGCAATTAATGAATGGGAAGAACAGAATAAAGGATGTTCTGGATGTCTTCATTCGAGTGATAAAAAATATAAATGTGAATTGTGTGCAAGATTTGGTCATGTTGACCATTATATTTCTAACGATTAAAAATGAAGTTTTAAATGGTGATAAATATGTTAAAGAAATATGAAGTTGAGGCAATGATAAAGAGTGTATTGTTAGAAATGGATGGTATACTTTCAGATAAGCCAAACGAAGATGGTACATATGATTTATATTTTGCTGATGTATTTGAAGATAACGAACATAATATTATATTCACTTTTGATACATACATTGAAAATAAAAAGGTTGAAACAGATAAATATAAAATTAAAGTAGAGTATATGTAATAAATAAAAATATACTTTTAAGAGGTGGGTAATATGAAGTGTAGACATTGTAGTTATGCTAGAAGGGGATGGTTTAAATTTGTCCCAGAAGCATATGTTTGTGTTGGCGTTCCAGAGCCGTTCGTAATTAAGGATTACCCAGATGCAAAATGTATTAAATATAAAGATGAAAGTGTGAAGGACACTATCAACGATGGTTTGTGTGAGGTAAATTATATGGAGCCTGAAAAATATTTTGCAGAACAAGTTGAAAAATATAATATGATAGATCCTCTTGAAATTCTTAATTGGTATCGTAATCTTTATTATAAAGAAAACGTAGGAACTGAACATAGGATTATGGCAGAAGCTATTAACAATTTATTTATGAAGTATAAGGATGTTTTTTTAAGAAGAGGTAAATTATATGAACAACAGTGCGTGGTGGGCATGGGCTATCAAGAATAGTATATGCACCATTTGTTGGGTTGCTCTTGCTATTGTTTTCAATAAGTGGTGGATAGCTCTTTTTGCTCTACTCTTTCTTGATTCTCTCCAGACTGAAATTGCTAACAAGAAGTATTATAGAATTTGTGATAAATGTGGTAAACATAGTGAGTATGCAAATAGCTATAATGAGGCATTAGATAAGGCGAAGAGAGCAGGATGGATTCATTATACAGAAGATAATAAAGACTATTGTCCTGAATGTAAAAATAATTTATTAAGGATAAAATGAGGAAGTAAATAGAATGAAAATGAATTATGATGCTAAAGTTGAAAGAATCAAAGAATTAACAAAAGAATTATTATATCATTGTCATCTTTATTACGATTTGGATTCTCCAATTTTAAGTGATACTGAATATGACAAAAAATTCAATGAGTTGGAGCAACTTGAAAATGAAGCAAATTTCTATCTTGTCAATAGTCCTACTCGTAAAGTACAGGGAGAAGTGCTTCCATTTCTAACAAAAGTTCGCCATAGTGTGCCGATGCTTTCTGCGGATAAGTCTACAAATATCGAAGATGTAAAGAAATTTGTCGGTGGCCATTCCGTGGTCGCTTCGTACAAACTTGATGGAAGCACAGTTGTCGTCAAATACAATAATGGTCAGCTAATGCAAGGTCTATCTAGGGGCTCGGGAACAGATGGTGAAGACATTACTCATACAGTTAAGATGATTAAAAATCTTCCAATGACCATTCCATATAAAGGTTATCTCGAAGTACGTGGAGAGGCATTGATTCCTTGGAAGTATTATAATGAGATGAATAAAGATGGTACTCTTGGACATCCTCGTAATGTTGCATCTGGTGGACTACGACAACTTGATGCCAGTGAAGCAGCTAAGCGCAATATTTATTTTTATGCGTTTACGCTTGTTAATTGGAAGGACGTTGGAGTAAAGACTAAATTCAAGTCTTTGAAATTTTTTTATGATAATGGATTTGATGTAGTCCCTCACGTACAGATACCAACATATGGAACAATTGAAAAAGCTTTAATGTTTCTTGATAGGGAGTCGTATGGAAATCCTACCGATGGTTGGTGCTTCGAATATGATGATTTGGAATACGGCGAGAGCCTTGGCTCTACAAGCCATCATGACAGGCGGCTATTTTCGCTGAAACCAGAAGTAGAAGAACACACAACTATTTTTCGTGGCGTAGAGTATAATACGTGTCGCACAGGAATTGTTTCTTTGACAGCTCTGTTTGACCCTGTTGAGATTAGTAATACGATTATTACTAGAGCTACGCTTCATAACGTTGATTATTTTAAGAATCTTGAGCTTGGAATAGGCGATGAAATTGTAATTGCTAAGATGAACGAAATTATTCCTGGAGTAATTGGAAATAATACTCGTTCAAATACATACAAGCTCATTGATAAATGTCCTTCCTGTGGCGAACCGCTGATTATTAAAAATACTGGCACAGCGAATATACTGTATTGCCAAAATGAAGATTGTCCTTCTAGACAGCTCGCACAGTTTACTCACTTCGTAAGTCGTAAATGTATGAATATTGAAAACCTAAGTGAATCAACACTTGAAAAGCTTATTTCTCATGGTTATATCAATAATTTTAAAAGCATTTATCATCTTTCTGACCATGCTAATGAAATTACTAGACTTGATGGATTCGGGGCTAAATCAGTCGAAAAATTATTGTTGGCTATAGAAAAATCAAGAAACGTCAAGTTGGAAAATTTTATTGCCGCACTTGGAATTCCTCTAATTGGCAAGTTTGCCAGTAAAACAATTTCTAAGTTCTTTGGCGGAGACTATGGCAAATTTGTAGATGCTTGGGAACATGGCTTTGATTTTACTATTCTTGACGATTTCGGCAAAGCTATGGCAGATGCAATGAATGATGCTTGGGTTAATCCCAATCCACTTTGGTATGGAATTGATAAGGAGTTTGATTTTATTATAGAAGAGGAAAAGCAGACAGACAATTCATTAAACGGATTAAAATTCTGTATCACTGGATCGTTTTCTAGACCAAGAGATGAACTAAAAGCAGAGCTAGAGGCTAAGGGTGCCAAGTTTGTAAGTGGCGTAAGTAAAAAACTTGACGTTCTTTTCTGTGGTGAAAAAGCAGGCTCAAAATTAGCTAAAGCACAAAGTCTTGGAATTAAGGTAGCTTATGAAGATGAATTAATGAAGATGTTGAAAAAACAATAAGAGTATGTCTAATATACACAAATAATTTAAAGAGCACATAGATTTTTATGTGCTCTTTTTAGTATTGACAAGAAGTCTTAAACGTGATAAGATAACAATACAAAATGAATGAAAAGAGGGCTTATAAAATGGCTAACATTGTCAACAATTATAGTTCTACTATGGTAACAATTTTCCAAGATGTAATTCGTACATATGAGCGAAATATAGATATTATTAAAGAGTGCGAAGATACCTTGAATGATATCAATCATGAGATCGAATTCTCAGACTCTAAAGATTTATATCGCGGATATTTAATGTACAAAGATATTAAAGAACTTAGACAAAAGAGGCGGCAAGCTAAGCAAGAAAATGAGCTACTTAAAGACATGTATGAGTATTTTACGAGTTCGCAAGGTCAGGCATTCAAAAACAAAATTCAGCAGCTTCAGGGTAATGCCCGAAAGATTGAAGAAGCTCAGCAACGTAGAACTTATGTGCCAAGAAAGCGCACAGATTTAACAATTGCTGATAGAACTTGTGAGACTAAGCCTTCTTTTGAACAAATGCTGGCTGATTTTAATAAGAACAAAGCTAGTATGAAAAGTGGAAAACTGAGGAAGTAACGATACAAAATGAATAGGAGGGATGAATATGAGTGCTAAAAGAACGTGCGCACTATGTGGCAAAAAATGTAATAAAGATGAAATGTATGTAAAACATGCGGGTAAGCATAACACCTATTATTGCTCAGAGGAAGAATTCAAACTTGCTACGGAGCGTAAGAAGAAGAGGGAAGAAAAGAAAAAGAGACAGCAACAAGAAGGAGAAAAATATGAGTGATATGATTAGAAATATTGTATTTGGGGAAAAGAAAAAAACTATAATTGATAGTCAATTTATTGAAGTTTTTATTTTCAAAGATGATGATCACCTTGGAATTCACTGGCAAAACGATGAGCAGGCAATAGTTTATCATTTTATGATTAAAGATAGAAATAAATACAAAGAATTTGTTGAAATTTTATCTCATGTGTTGAAAAACTGTCCTAATATCCTGTCGGCTCGTTACAAGTTAGAAAATTTTCTTGAAGATGAAGCATATCAATACCTAAATGATTATCCAGACGACGAAGAACCAGAGATGCGTTCTAAAGAGGAGATTTGTGAGTATATGAACGAAGTTCATGATAGAGTATGGCTTGTTCGTAAACAAAATTTGTTTTTTAACTTAATTGATGGTACTGAAATAATCAACGTTGATATTCCTGATGGTATGAAGAAAGCGATTGATAAAGTATGCGAAAAGTATAATATTGACGTTTCAGAACCTGTAAGCGATTGGGATTATGGCTATTGGAGTGGTATTCTTGCAGCACTTAGGTGGGTTATGGGCGTTGAAAAAGATATGTTGGATACGTAAGAATACAAAATGAATGCGAGATGATATAAAAATGAGTGTAGACAAGAACAATCATGCAAATGGTAGGTTTGAAGATATGACAGGTTGGAAAATGTGGGAACATGGGGTGGAAAACTCTAGACTAGTTGTTGTTGAAAGAACACAAAATAAAATAAATCCTGGTGGAAAAAAGCAAGCACAATGGCTATGTAAATGTATATGTGGAAGTGGCAAAGATGTTATTGCTACAACTAGCAATCTTAAATCTGGAAATGTGAAATCATGTGGATGTTTAGCTATTGAAAATAGTAGGCAATTATTAACTGGTAATACTTATGGACATAAAAATAAAAAACATAATAAGTATGATTATTCTAAAGAATATGGTATTGGATATACAACAAACAATAATCATGAATTTTATTTTGACTGGGAAGATTATGATTTAATTAAAAATTATACGTGGATAATGAAAGACGGATATATCGTAACTAATGATTATTCTAGTGGTAAAAGAAAATATATTAGAATGCATAGATTAATTATGGATGCAAACCCAGGAGTTTTAATTGATCATAGAAAACACTTTAAATACGACAATCGAAAAGAAAAATTAAGAAATTCTAACATTAACACAAACCATTTTAATCATGATATATACAAAAATAACACTTCAGGTACAACTGGTGTTAACTGGGATGCGGAAAGTGGTAAATGGAGGGCCAGACTTTGGGCGTATGGAAAAATGCATCATCTTGGAAGATTTGAAAATTTGGAAGATGCAATAAAAGCTCGTAAAGAGGCAGAAGATAAATATTTTGGTGAGTTTTCATATGACAATAGTATGAAGGAGGACAATGATGAGTTACAGCAGTCTTCATAATCATAGCATGTATAGCTTGTTAGATGGTTATGCAACTTGCGAAGAATACTTGCAGCGTGCTAAGAAAATTAATCTTCATGCCTTTTGTATTACTGAGCATGGAAATGCATATTCATGGTGTTATTTCGACAAACTTAAAAAAGATTATCCAGAAGTAAAAATGTTGTACGGCGTGGAATTCTATGAATGCTTTGATCGCAATGAAAAAAACAAAGATAGTAAATATTTTCATTTACTTGCAATTTGCATGAACGAACGCGGCAGAATTGCACTTAACGAACTAATTACATTATCAGAACTCCATGGTAAATATTATCGTCCTCGTATTACAATTCAAGATATGAAACCGTATGCTAATGATTTAATTGTTTCATCTGCCTGTTTAGCATCTAAGTTGTCTAGAGAACAAGATTATAATAAATGTTTAGAATATGTTTACGAATACAAGTCTATATTTCCGCATTTTTATTTAGAGTTGCAAGCTCATGGTAATAATCAAGATCAAGAAGAATATAATAAGAAAATTCTTCAGCTTGCAAAAGATACAAACACTAAATGGATTATTACCACAGATTCTCATGCGGCGACAAAGGAAGACCTGTATTATCAAGGTCGTTTGGTACAAATTGCTCACGATTCAGAAACAATGTCCGAAAGCTACAATGATTGTTATCTGATGTCTGAGGAAGAGATTCATAATATCCTGGATGAACAAATTGGCGTTGAAGCGGTCAATATTGGACTTGCGAATACAAATGAAATTGCAGATTTATGTGATATTGTGAATATGCCATTTCAATCCCCTAAATTACCTACATTTCCTCTTCCTGATGGATTTAAAGATAATTATGAATATCTTCAACATCTTATAAAAGAAGGGTGGAAAAAACGTAAATTTAATGAGTTTGACTTAGACAAACAAAAAAAATACCATGAACGTATTGATTATGAACTAAGTATAATTCATCAAATGGGGTTTGACGGTTACTTCCTTATTGTTGCTGATTTTATTCAATGGTGTAAACAAAATGGTAACAAAGTAGGAGCAGGTAGAGGTAGCTGTGCTGGTAGCCTTGTTTGTTATACAATAGAAATTACTGACCTTGATCCTATCAAATATGGTCTTATTTTTGAACGTTTTCTTAATCCTGAACGTGTCAGTATGCCTGATACTGATACTGACGTTTATGATAGAGGAATGGTTATTAATTATTTAATTGATAGGTATGGCGAAGATAGGGTTTGTCAGATTATTAATTTTTCATTTATTACACCTGTTGTTGCCCTTAAAGATGTTGGAAAAGTTTTAGGTTTTCCGTATAAAGAGATGGATAAGTTAAGCAAAGGGTTTATTTATCCAACATTTAAAGAATGTTTGGATAACAATCAAGAAGCAGCAGATAATCCAAAATATTCTGAGCTGTTCGACATTGCAAGTCATTTGTCAGGACGTGTAAAAACCACTTCTATACATGCAGGAGGCGTTGGTATTGTTGATGGTAAAATTACCAACTTTATGCCAATGAAACTTGGTCCAGAAGGAGAACATGTTATTCAAGTTGATAAACGTATTGTAGAAGAAGTTGGAATTATTAAATATGACATACTTGGTGTGGCGTCGTTGGGACTTGTGCAAGAAACACAAAATGATGCGGGAGTATCTGATTGGAAAATTAATATTAATAATGAAAGTTTTGAGCATGATAATGCTTCATATGTATTGTTAAGTCGTGCATTAACAAACGGTGTTTTTCAAGTAGAAAGTGCAGGAATGAAAGATCTATTACTAAGATTACAACCTAAAGATTTATCACAAATTTCCGCAGTACTTGCATTATATAGACCTGATTCTATGGGAGCCCTTGAAGAATATATTGAGTGTAGCAAACATCCAGAAAAAGTTACTTATATTCATCCAGATATGGAGCCAATTCTACAAGAAACGTTTGGATGTATGATATATCAAGAGCAATTACTTGATATCGTTAGAAAATTTGGTGGTAGAAGCTATGGTGGTGCTGACCTATTTAGAAAAGCAATTGGGAAAAAGAACGTAGAGCTAGTAAAACAAGAGTCTGCAAAACTATACCAAGAAATTATTAACAATGGTTACAGCAAAGAGTTGGCGAAACAAATTAGTGATGATCTTTCAACTAAGGGCGGCTATCTCTTTAATAAGTCACATTCTTATAGTTATGCTGTTCTTTGCCTACAAACTGCATATTTAAAAGAACATTATACAACTTATTTTTTTAACGCACTATTCAACATGAATAAAAACAAACCTGGCATGATTAACAAACATATTTTAGACGCAAGACAGTTTGGTGTAGAAATAATGCCTCCTAACATCAATAAATCTAAAATGAATTTTTCTGTTGTGAACAACAAGATTCTTTTTGGATATTCGGCCATTTCTGGAATAGGAGAAACGTTGGCGGAAGTTATTATTAATGAACGTAACACCAATGGAAAATTTACTGATTTCAACAACTTTATAGAACGTGTTCAACCAACAAAGGCTCAAGTTATTAGTCTTGTAAAAAGCGGAGCGATTCCAACAAAAAACAAAAAACAATTTCTAATCAAATATTTTAAATCTCAGTATGAAGAAAAAGAATATAAACCAGTATCATCATTGCCAACAAAAATGCAGTTACTTACAAATTGGGATATTGATACATCTGAATATATGATTGGCAGAAAAGTAGACAAGGAACGAGTGTTGACAATATATAATGATAAACGAAAAGTACAATTTGAAGCCGAGCAAAAAAATAAATATCAAAAATATATAGATGACTGTACCGATAAATATCTTAAGGATGAACCATTTTGGGAATTTGAAACTTTGCAAATTTTTGTTAGTGATGAGAACCCATTTACAGAAGCATATAAAATTCTTAATGATTTTTCTACATATGACGCTGGAGATAAATGTGTCATAGTAGGTATTATTTCAAAAATTCAAAAAAAGAAAACAAAAAAAGGTCAGCAATTTGCTTTTGCTAATGTTTATTCAGGAGATGGCATCATAGAGGTTACGATATGGCCAGATGCGCTGCAAAAATTTCAAAATCTTATTGTTAAAGGACAACAGGTTGCTATTCTTGGTAAAAAAGATGGCGATGATAAAATGATTGTAGATAAGATTAAAAGCTATAATCAATGGCTAGTTGACATTGAGAGAAAGAAAAGGCGTAAAGTGCATTATTAATCCCAAGAGGTATGGCGAAAAAGTTTGTCATACCTCTTGACAATACAAAATGAATGATGTATAATATGAACACAATCAGTGAAAGGAAGTGAACAAACATGGATGAAAACAACATTGTCCAGCTTTATGAAAACAATAGCACGGATTCAAATCAAGACGAACTATTTAAAGAAGCAGTCGAAGCACAACTTAAAAAGGTGCATACTCAAGGATTACTGATCGGCGCACAAACAATGTGTAAAGTAATTCTAGATAAGATTGTAGCAGCCCAAGAAAAGCCGAGTAAGATGACTATGAATGATTATAAAAGATTAGTCAAAGATATTACATCATTTTGTCGCACTGGAATTTCTCGTAAAGTTAAACCTGATGGTGAGACTGAACCGATTGAAGAAGAGTCGGATGTTGACCGAAACAACACAAAATGAATGGGTGATATATATGACCGCACAAGATTGGCTTTATGCAATGGATCGTAATAATGAAGCGCTTGAATGTTTTACTGATATGAAATTTACAGGTAATATATCCAAATTAACTAAAGCTGTTGAGCAATTATGGCTCGCGCAGTTAATGATTTTAAGCGAGTTGCGTCCAAACGAATATAATGAGGAAATCAATAAAATAGTAAAGGAGAGATATAACAGCAAATGCTAAAGATTGAAAACACCGAGGTTATGGGCTGGGAGGCCGCCATTCGTGGGATGCGTAACCCGATGAACTCTTGGGAGAAGAGTGATAGTTTCTGTAAGCCATCGACGGAAAATTGTCGTGGTTGTCATGACTACAATAAATGTGCTTATATTTTTGAATTTACCGGAAAACCATATCGAAGAGGCATTGGCACTAATGATCTCGACCTCATGACTCGTCTTCGCAATGCTGGTACAGATCATCGTAAGTATCTCCGCATGATTGTTGTGTATTGTGATATTACTGCTCCACTATATTGGTGGTCTGAATATGACACTTATAAAGTAGGTACAGTTGCTAATTCGTGTAGCAAAATGCATAAACTATTACATAAACCATTTGAGATGAACGATTTTAGTTTCGACAAACTTCCAGGATACAAACATGAAGTAAAATATTTTATACCAGAAGTAGATGAAGATTTAGAAGTTTGGAAGAAAACCATTGAAGATGAATACTACGAAGTTAGTAATTATGGAAGAATTCGTCACGATGGCAGAATTCTTTCTGGTAGTATACACGATGATGGATATATTTTTGTAAATATTCGAGGAAAACAATATGCAAAACATAGGGTAGTTGCAGAAGCGTTTATATCAAATCCTGAAAATAAACCGTTTGTTAATCATATTGACGGTAATAAGCAGAATTGTATGTGCTCAAACTTAGAATGGTGTACGCAAAGTGAAAATGTGCAACATGCACACGATATGAAATTACAACCAAAAGGAGTATCTACTTACAAAGGTAAGTTTACAGAAGAGCAAAGAAATGAAATTAAAAAATTATGGGATGAAGGAATTCTCAGTAAACGACAAATAGCTAAAAAATATGATGTTTCGCATACATGTATTAACGATATTATCAATGATAAATATCAATATGTTGATAAGGTTAATGTATTCGAAACTGTAGCAAGACCCATTGTTGATACATTGAATGAGTTACGAGATGCGTGGTTTTCAGAAGACAATTCAGATAAAAAGAAACAAATTTGGTATTCAATACTTCAGCTTCTTCCTTCTTCTTATAACCAGAAGCGCACCGTAATGTTGAACTATGAGGTACTCGCAAATATCTATAAATCTAGAAAAAACCATAAACTCGATGAGTGGCATACTTTTTGTGATTGGATTAAAACTCTACCTTATTCAGAATTGATTACTGGAGAAGATTAATAGAAGGAGGTGATATAAATGAATAAACCACTATATCTTTTAGTTGGAAAGTCAGCCTCTGGGAAAACCACTGTAGCAAATGCGCTTAAAACAAAATGTGCAATGTCGCAACTGCAGTCATATACCACACGTCCCAAAAGATTTGATGAAGAGATTGGGCATATTTTTGTTACAGACGAAGAGTTTAATAAGCTCCAAAATATCATGGCTTATACCGAATATAATAAGTATCGTTATTGTGCCACAAAAGAGCAAGTCGATGCAACAGATATTTACGTAATTGATGTTCCAGGTGTTGAAACGCTGTTCCAAAAATATCAGACAGACAGACCAATTATTATCATTTACTTCCAGACAAATATCCGTACTAGAATTGATCGTATGATTGATAGACATGATTCTGATATGGAGATCGTTTCAAGAATTTATAATGATGAAGAGTTTGACTGGGAACTGCGCTTAGATAGGGTTGTATGGAACAATAAATACAATTTAGGAAGAAATATTACAATGTACACAATTGATGCGAATAAGAATCTAGATTCTGTAGTAGCACAAATAAAATTTTTAATCAATTAAATCCTTGGAGGAGTATTAGAATGACTATCGTATGCGATATTGATAATGTACTTTGTGACTTACAGCAAGTTGTCGTAGATTTGTTTAACAAGCGCAATGGAACAGAATACACGCTAGATAATTTTACAGACTACAATGTAGAAAATGTCCTACCAATTCAAGAAGCTGTTGAAATGAAGAAAATCTATGGTGAGCCAGAGCTTTATAAGAATATTAAGCCTATTGTTGGAGCACAAGATGGTTTGCAAAAACTTGTAGATAATGGGCACAACGTATACCTTGCCACAGATGCTATTCCTAGTACATATGCCGAGAAGGTGGAATGGGTTAATCATTTCTTCCCATTTGTAGATAACTCTCATATTATCGCCATTAAGCATAAGGATTTACTTAGATGCGACGTGATGATTGAGGATAATCTACATAATTTACTACATGGAGTGCATTATGAGCGTATTTGCATGGACTATCCTTGGAACAGGGGAGTATATGATTGGGTTTATGATATTCATAGATGCTCCAATTGGGATGAAATTGTAGATGTTGTAAATGAAATTAATGAAAGAGAGTGATGTATGTTGAATGTAACACTGTATAGTACTAATTGTCCAAAATGTAAAGTTCTTAAAACAAAGTTGAATCAGAAAGGTATTGTTTATGAAGAAATAAATGATATTGATATTATGAACAAAAAAGGCTTTGAGTTTGTACCAAAACTCGATGTTGATGGCATCATTTATGATTTTAAGGAAGCAGTTGAATGGATTGGAGGCCAATAAGACATGGACATTGAATTAAAATTTAATAAAGATTTTGAAAGAGCATTGGAATCTTTAAGAGATAAATATGGAGAAGATTTTGAAATTCTTAATGGGATTCATAATTCACAGATGAATTTCTCTGATTTTATTGACGCTTTTGTTGATAAGAATGTTGCCGATGTAACTATTGATGCAAATGCAAATGCATCAAATAAAGATATTGCATCCTTTAGAAGTGAGAAAGGAAAGTCAATTGATAAAGTGATTGCAGCAAATAAAATTTTTTATGAGTTAAAAAAGAAATATGGATTGAAAACCGCAAAAGAATGGCTAGAAACAGAATACACTGGTGGTTTTTATTTGCACGATTTTCCATCAACAACTTATATCCCATACTGCTATGCTTATGACCTTAGTAGATTGGCACAAGAAGGTCTTTTCTTTCTTAGTAATTATAATGCTCAGCCACCAAAACATCTTACAACATTCTTAGATGATGTAATTGAGTTTATTAGTTACATGAGTAATCGATCTTCTGGTGCAGTTGGAATTCCAAACATTCTTGTTTGGACATATTATTTTTGGAAAAAGGATTGTACAAGTGGACATTATATTAAGGATCCAAATTACTATCTAAGACAGTGCTTTCAGAAGTTTATTTATAGATTAAACCAACCATTTATGAGAATTGATCAAAGCGCATTTGTAAATGTTTCTATTTTTGATAGAGAATATTACGAAGCATTATTTGGAGGATTAGAATTTCCTGACGGCTCATTTGCCATTGATTATGTAGATGATTTTATTAATCATCAAAAAATATTCATGCAAGTTGTTTCTGAAATTAGGCAAGAAAATATGTTCACCTTCCCAGTATTAACTTACAGCTTATTATACAAAGATGGTAAGTTTATTGACGAAGAATTTGCAAGATGGTGTTCTGATCATAATTGTAAATGGAATGATTCGAATTTCTTTGTTAGTGGAGATGTTACTACATTAAGCAATTGTTGTAGACTTCTTTCAGATACGTCAAAACTTAAAGGCTTTATTAATTCTATTGGTGGTACAGCACTAAGTATTGGTTCTGTAAAAGTAAATACAATCAATCTCGTTCATATTTTCTACGAGCTTGGAGAAGAAGTCAATGAAAAAAAGTATCTGAATCTTCTTAAAAAAAGAACTACATTATGCTGTAAAGTGCTTGATAGAGTAAGACATATAATTAAACGAAATGTAGAAAAGGGTCTCTTACCAAATTATTGTGATGGTGGTATAGAAATGAGCAAACAGTATTGCACTGTTGGTATCTTAGGTCTTTATGAAACGATGAAGAAATTTGGCTATATTGGTACGGATGAATTTGGTAATAAATTTTACACTGACAAAGGTATTGAATTTGCAGATAAAATCTTTAATGTTCTGAACGAGACAAAAGATGAGTTTACAGATGAGTATTCATTTAATATTGAATCAGTTCCTGCTGAACAGGCAGCTGTAAAACTTTGTGCAAAAGACAGCATTTTGTTTGACGTACATGATGATTTTATTTACAGTAATCAGTGGATTCCACTTACTGAAAAATGCACTATTAATGAAAAAATTAGAACAAGCGCTATTTTAGATAATAAATGTTCAGGAGGTGCTATTGCTCATATTAATATTGATAATAATTTTCCAAATACAGATATGGCATGGGAAATGTTAAATTATATTGCAAGTCAAGGAGTTATTTATTTTTGTTATAATACAAAAATAAATGTTTGTAAAAATCATCACGGTTTTGTTGATTCAAATATTTGTCCAGAATGTGGGGGGCCTGTTGCAGATACGTACCAAAGAATTGTTGGATTTTTAACGCCATCTAAATCTTATAGTAAGGAAAGATTTAGAGAATTTTCAGCAAGACAGTGGTATAACACCGCTGCTATGTATGGAGAAACTTCTGTAATTGGTGATTAAAATGATTATCAAACAATTACTTGATGAAGATTTTGTAAACTACAAAAAACCATCTATGTTTATTGGATTTCCTTCTTGTACTTGGAAGTGTGAAAAAGAGTGCGGAATGCGAGTGTGCCAAAACAGTACACTCGCTCAAGCACCAAATATTGAAATATCAACAAATTCACTTGTAGAAAGATATATGAATAACCCAATAACAAAAGCAATTATCTGTGGTGGTCTTGAGCCAATAGATAGTTGGGAAGATCTACAAGAACTTGTCGCACTTTTTAGATATTGGTGCAATGATGAAATTGTAATTTACACTGGTTATAAAGAAGAAGAGTTACAAGAACAAATAAAATGGTTAAAATTATATGGTCCAATTATAGTTAAGTTTGGAAGGTATATTCCAAATTGTGAATCATATTATGATTCAATATTAGGCGTAAAGCTTGCTAGTAAAAATCAATATGCCAAGGTGATAAACAATGATTAAAGTAATAACAAATCCGAATAAAGAATTTGTAAAAGAAATCCGTGCAAAAATTAAAGAAAACAATGGTCACTGTGCATGTGCCGTTTCTTTTCACGAAAACAATAAATGTATTTGCAAGGAATTCAGAGACCAGATTGATAGAGGAGAAGCTGGCGAATGTCATTGTGGTCTATATATTATAACAACACAAAATTAATATAAAAAGGAGAAATGAACCATGAGAGAAGAAAATAACAATACAATGTATAAATGCAGTATCTGTGGCAAGCAGTATTCTACAGTTGCTGAAAGAGCAAAATGCGAACTGGCTTGTGTAAAACAACTAGAAGAAGAAAAGAAGAAGGCTGCAGAAGTCAAGAAGAATGCCGAAAGAGACGCTAGAAAAAAAGAAGTAACTGATGCGATTGAACATGCAAGTGAGCTTGTCAACAAATATGTTGCAGATTATGGTGCTTACTATTACAACGGAAAGAATCTAAAAAATTCTTCTGACTTCTTATGGCCTAGCAAATTATTTAATTACTTTCTGTAATGAGGTGTGATGTATGACGGCTAATATTAAATTCGCTAAGACACATCCCGACGCAGTAATTCCGTCAAAAAGAGTAGAAGATGCAGCAATTGATCTTTATGCATGCTTTGATGAGGATTGGATGACCATTGAACCTCATGCCAGTAAACTAATTCCAACAGGTATTGCATCTGCATTTGATCCAGAATGGGCTTTGGTATTTAGAGAAAGAGGAAGCACTGGCACTAAGAACATTAAAATCAATGCAGGTGTAATAGATTCTGGTTTTCGTGGTCAGATTTTTGTAAGTTTATATAACGGTAATGATAAACCAGTTTGTATTGCAAAGTATCTAGACGGCGAACAAAGTCCTGATATTGAAGATGCAATTATCTATCCATATGATAAAGCTATTGCTCAAGCATTAATTATTCCAGTACCAAACACAGAAATTGAAGAAATTTCTTATTTTGATCTACAAAAGATTCCGTCTGAACGCGGATTGGGAGCACTGGGAAGTTCAAATAAATGATAGGAGAGTATACAATGAAAAGCACAGAAATTATTTTTCTAATTGATAAGTCAGGTAGCATGGCTAGACTTACAAAGGACACTATCGAAGGATTTAATGGCTTTGTAGAGAGTCAAAAGGACAATACTAAAACCACATTAACAACAGTTTTGTTTAACACCTCATGGAAGAATCTTCATGATGGAATTGATATATATGAAGTGGAACCTATGACAAATAAAGACTATCTTACAGGCGGTGGAACTGCTTTATTAGATGCTATTGGTGATACGATTAATCGTGTGCAAGATAGACATGATGAACTTGGAGAAAATAAACCAGACAATGTTTTATTTGTAATAACCACTGATGGCGAGGAAAACTCTAGTCATAAATTTACAAAGCCACAGATTGAAAAGATGATTAAACATCAAACAAATGGACATGGCTGGAAATTTATGTTCCTTGGAGCCAATATGGATGCCATTAAAGAAGCAGAGGGCTTAGGAATTTCTAAAAACTATACAACTAACTATGATTGGAGTGGCATGGGAACGGATGCTTTATATAGGAGCGTATCTACAATTACAACCGCATCTAAAAATGTTGATGTCTCATTAAATAATCTTAATCTACAATCTGTATACGATAATTGTGTAACAGATACAAAAATTACTTCAACTACTACTAGTAGCAAATAATTAAAAAAATACGGGACGGCAGGAGGAAATAGCCTGTCGCCCCGTAAATTATAGAGAAAAAAAGCATTATGCAACCATTTAAATACTTGCCCTATTTATTTAAAAATATTCATAAATATGATATAATTACTAAAAGGAGTGAAAGAAAGTGAAGTACATAACTGTAAAACAATTATATGAAAAATTAAATTCTGAACAACCAGGATTAATCGGAATTAATTCAGTGTACAAACTAGTAAAACGTAAGGATTTTCCATCAGTTAGAAATGGACGTAAATTTCTTATTATAGAAGATAAAGTTGACGAATGGTTTGAGAAAAAGACATTAGCATATAAAAAATAATTCTAAGACCTTGCTATGCGTTGCAAGTTGTGGTACAATTAAATTGTGGTATATGATGTGGTACGCTATAATTTTACAAGTCCTACAACCTAGTCATAGCAAGGCTTTTATTTTGTTTTACCTGTAATTGATTACGATCCATCTCAATCTAAAATAAACCAAGAGAATAGAATAAAACTAATGCTATCAAATGCAAGATATAACTGGGATGACTAGAAAACACAAGGGTTGAAGGTGTTTAGGAAAATTTTTCTATTCACCCTGATTCACTATTCATTTTGTATTGTAACCGTAAATAATTCAAAAATTGTGGTACAATTGTGGTACGAAATTGTGGCTTGACGACATCAAAAAACACAAATATAATAATAATATACCATACATTCATTTTGTATTGTATGTTAGAAAGAGGTGTTTTTTATGGCTAGAAAAAGAGCAAATGGTGAAGGCTCATGGACAGAAAGAGATAATGGTACATGGAAATTATCTGTATCATACAAAGGAATAGGTAGAAAATATTTTTATGGTACAAAGCAAGAATGCTTAGACAAGAAACGTCAATATGAAGTTATGTTGTCATCTAGTATAACTCCGTCGAAAGATGCGTTATTTAAAGATTTTGCTTATTCGTGGTTGCACAATGTTAAACAACATACCCTTAGACAATCAACTTTTGACAGATTAGAGAGGGAACTAGAACTTCATATAATTCCAAACTTGGGAGATCTATCAATACAACAAATAGATGATTATATTATTCAAACACACGTAATAAACAAAATGAAATCAGATGGATATTCTTTTTCAACCGTTAAAGCAGAATATTGTACGCTCAAACAAATCTTTAAATATGCAATAGCAAGAGGAAAAATAACAAAAAATCCTTTGGACGATATAGAATTGCCAAGTAAAGCATTATTTGCGCCAACCAGAAAAAGAAAATTTTTATCAGGCGAAGATAGACAAGCTCTTATAACAACTTGTTACTCTAAATATAAAAACGGCAGGAGAGTATATAAATATGGTGCATTTTTTGTTTTCTTACTTTATACAGGGCTAAGGCTTGGAGAAGCATCAGCATTAAAATGGAAATACATTGACTTTGAAAAAAGAACTGTTGAGGTTTCTCATACTGTAGTTTATGTTAGAAATAGAAAAACAGGAAAGGGCAAAATATTAGTTGATCAACCTTTTACCAAAAACGGCAAGTCAAGAACAGTATATTTATCAGATGCTGCGTTGGAAGCGTTAGAAGATTTAAAAGAACAAATGGAATATGATCCAGACGGATATATAATACATGGTCCAAAGGGCACTATCATGCATCAATCAGATATACAAGCTATATTTCAATTGATTTTAAAAAAAGCAGGTATCGAGAAATGTGGTATACACGCGTTAAGGCATTCATTTGTTAGTCTTATGATAAATAATGGAGTGCCAGTTCCAATGATTTCTGCAATGGTAGGGCACAGTAGTATAGGAATAACTATGAATGTTTATTCACATTTGCTTAAAGAAACAGAAGTAAAATCCATGGAAATTATTAAAGAGCTTAGATAAGGGTGGTTTTATACCACTCTTTTAATTTTTGCATTGCAAATGACACGGAGAGAGGTTAAAATAATAGGGAGGGGAGTGATAAATTAATGAAATTAGATAGCAAAGAAAGCGTAAATTTCACTTTAAGAATGCAGGCGTCACAGAGAATAGAATTGGAGCGCATAGCACGAAAAGAGGATCGCACTGTAACAAACTTGATTAACATGGTATTAAAAAAATATATAGAAGAGTACAACGGGCAAAAAAAAATACGGTAGAGATTAATCTCTACCGTATTATATATTAAAATTTTTTGTTCCGTATTTGCTATATGCGTATTCGGCCCATTGAAATATTTTATCTAATCTGCTCTCTGAAAAGAATTCTTGTTGTGAATACCAATCTTCCAAGTTTTTATTTCCCTTGGAAGAATTGTATTTAAATTTAGCAGGTACAATATTCCATATAACATTTAATCCACCTTGTGATAATGGGACTATATGGTCGATAGTAATCGAATCAGACACATGATCAACAGTATATGGTAAATAATCTTCACCGCTATACGCACATTTGTTATCAAAAAAACGATATACATTCATACCATTGATCTTGAGCATAACTATTACATTCTTCCTTTATTTTACGTCTTTTCTTTTTTAGCTTTTGAATTTCAGGATGTCTTTTTTGCCACTCATATGTGTATGCGATAATTTTATTTTTATTCTTTTTATAATATTCTTTTTGATATTCTATTCTTTTTTCTCGGTTTTCATAATAATACTGCCGCTGTTTTTCTTGGATTTCTTTTTTATGATTTAAATAACTCTTTTGATGTCGAATCTTATCACGTTCTTTTTTCTTTGTTTGATAAGATATATCGTCCTTGATTCTTTCATAATATTCTTGACTTTTGGCCAGTGCTATATCTTTATTATTCTCATAATAGTGTTTATTTTTAGCAGATATGGTTTCTTTGTTCTTTTCATAATATTCTTTTTGTTTCAGCAGTACAGTATCTTTATTTTTCTTATAATATTCTTTTGCATATTCTCTTCGACACGTATTACACCAATTTGAATATCCATCTTTTGATCTTTTATCTATCTTAAATTCATCAATTTGTAATCCTTTATTACATCTCGTACATTTCTTTTCTGTTATACTAAAATTTTTCTCCATATAAATTTTGCCTCCCTTATAAGCATAAAAATAAAAGTGGTTAGAATATGATAAGGGCATATTCAACGGTAGCTACCCGCTGTCTCACTTTTATATTCATATTATATCACATTAATTTTGTATTGTCAATACCTGAAATTTATTTCTCAGTCCTTTTGTAATGACTCAAGAGTAGTTTTAAGTTGTGCAATTTCTTGTTTGAGCATATTCGTTTCTGCTTGTAATTCTTGACACTTTTTGGTCAATAATGGAATAAATTCAGTATATGTAAGTACATATTCTTGTTGACCGTGATTTTGAATATGCCCAATAATTCCGATCTCATCTGGATTAACTCCTGCATTAGATAACGTCGCTTCAATATCTTGTGCCACAAACCCATAATGAATTTTATTATCTGAAGATTGTATTAGCTCATATTGGATTGGCTTTAAATTATCTACAATATCTACGTCAATTTCTTGAATATTTTTTTTAACTCGTTTGTCAGAAGACGTGCTAAATCCATATGGACCAGATGCTGCGCTATCAAATTTTGCACTCCATCTACATTCAAATAATTCATTTGATTCTGCCATTTTTCCTATAGCAAATCCTGTGCCATTTTTTGTTATGTTTAATACTCTAGTTTCGCCAAAAACCATAACGGTTTGTGAAGAGGCTTGTCCTCCATATTTATCAGAGACAACAGCAGATACCTGATATGTAGATGTAGTATTTCCGCTTAAATCAATTAATAACCTGCCGCCAGTAGCAGTTCTATTTGAGCCAACGCCTTTAACTGTTACCGTTATAGTATTTGTATTACCTGCTGACGCATAATTTACACTGTATGTACATAATAAATACGTGCCATTAACATTAGCTGACCCATCCGCATTTGCTCTGTAGGCTTTAAATGACGCAAAGTATGGTGATGAATATGCATAACAAGTAATTGTTGCAGTTTTAGATGCAGATCTTCCTCTGTTATCTGTAACTGTTACTGTATAAGTCAATGTTCCAGTATTAGATATAGGGCCACCAGACACAGATGTTCCAGTAGTTGTAGATGAAATTCCTGGGCCAGAAAATGTATAAGATTTAATACTACTACCAGCTCCAGCACTGCAACCAGACACGCTGACAGTTATTTTATTTTTATTTTGTAATAGTATATTATTACCACTTATATCCCATGGATTTAATGTAATTGTTCCTACTGTTGGTACAACATTTGATGGAACAGTTGCAGTAAATCCAACGCTTTTTGTTCCTATTAACGAATTTCCATTATATGTATCAACAGAGATTGATCCATTGCCACTTGTGGCATAAGGAATTTGTGAATAAAAGCTTGTAGGAATTGTCCATTGTACGTTATCAGTAACACCAGTTGCAATCGTACCACTTAAGTTTCCCCAATAATATTTAACAGTATGAGTAAAACTAGAAGACACGCGATTCATATGGATAGTAATAGTTGAGCCTATATTTCCAATATTTGTAGTTGTATTTGGATATGTAATACATGACGGTTGAGAGGCTCTCGGCATTGTAGTTAATCCAACAGAACCCATAGAAATTGGAGAGCTAGCACTAGATTGCGTAGGCAAATAATTTGCTGGCCCATTTTGATAAAGATATACACCCACACTAATAGATTTTGTGCCATCAGAATTATGAGCAATATCTCCAGTCCATGTTAATAAATTAGAATAGCTTTCGGTTACATATGGAGAAGGACTTCCAGTTGCTTTTACCGATCCATCTACTAAAATACCACAGTATGTAGCCCAATCATAATAAGCCGTTCCCCAATATGCTGGACCAGCAATAGAAAAAGTTATTGTAACATTTGATGTGTTGTTTGAAATATTAGTTGAATTTTCTGTAACAATACATCTATATGTATAATATCCTGGATTATAATCTCGAATAGTCCTTACACTTTGTGTTAATGTTGCCATAAATATCACCTCTTATTTATTGAAATTAGGAAGAAATAGCTAAAGATAAACTTCCATTTGATTCTTTTTTCCACACAAAACCGAAAAAGTTTACCTCTGAATTAAATTTTGTATTGGTATTAAATGTTGCACTATCATCAACAGTTAAATTCTTAATATTTGCAGAGTTATTACTAATACTAACAACTTTTTGGTTTTGACCAGTACTGTTATCATAAAATCCCATTTCAGTAGATCTGATATTTACATAAAACTTCTCGTCAGCCTGTCCTATTTTTAATCCTGTATTTTTATTGAATTCAAAATATTGATTGATATTATTTTTTAAATTCGTCATTTCTGCGTCCGCATCTATCCAATGATCTTGATTAAATGTGTTAGATGTAGTAGTAGCTTTTAACATGCTCCCAGGACCAAAACTACCACACACTTCTCCATCAGATAAAATCCACAAGTCACCTCTCGTATACTTAGATGGCTTAGATGTATAAATTGCATTTCCACTTTGTTGTGCGCACAATAACCATTCTTTTTTTTCTTCTGAATAAATTTTTAAATTCCCTGGATTTGTAGAAGTGTCTAACCAAAGTTGATTATTTACTGGATTTTCTGGAGCGGTAGAACTAATAATAGGATCGTTGCTATCAATAACATTTGCACTAACGTTTGATATGTCTGTTTCACCTTTTAAAACAACAAATCTGATATTTCTAGACTTATTAACACTTTCTTTTGATATTGCAATGATATTAGATTGTATACTATTGTATAATGAGTTTGTATATGTATATTGTAAATTAGTTTGTGTCACCTTCCAAGTTCCAGAAGTATATTCGCCAAGTATTACTTGGTATAATCCATCTTTATCTTTATAAACAAAATACATTTCATCTCCATCTGTAAAATTTTCATCAGATAAATTAGCTACAATAGTTCCATCGTCAGAAATTGAAGATAGACCACTACAATATTTATCCGTTGCAATAGTTTCAATCTTACGCCCATTTTGATATAACTCTACATATGCAATTAAATATAAATCATCTGCATAAAAAATATTACTTCCATCTACAAAATTTACCGTTGATGTGTAAATTACAGTTTCACTAGTAAGTACAACATAATCCTCGTAAGTTCTATTATCATATGTCATAGTACATCTTAAACTTGAAAAAGCAAATTCATCAGAATAATTAACAATTAAATCTGGTTTATCACTATTTTCAATAATAGTTTCGTACCCACCAGCGCCATCATTTAATGTATCATTCCACCATTCCCACGTATACGTTGCATTAGTGATAGAATCTGCTCCTTTAAACGCTGCAATTTTTAATTCAATTTGCGACATATCTTCTTTAAACATAAAACCTTGAGTAGAATATATTTCAAAAGTTATTGCATCAATTCCACTATCTCCATATACACCAACTATTGCTGGCTCTGTATTTGTAATTGTTCCATCTGTATACACAATGGCTTCATAATTCCAAAGATATTTATTAATTGAAGATAATTCTGTCACTACAGATACATCAGACCAAGCAGACTCTTCATTTTCTTTTGGGAGTTCTGGCGCAACAAGTTTTTGAGTAATTTGATAATAGTTAACGATATTTGCAATACCTTTGCCATAAGAACTAATAATAACTGGATCTGATAAATCAGGCTCACCAATGCTATACACTACCTCTTCATAATTCCAAAGATAATTGTTACTATAATCAATAGCCTGAATATTTTCTGTCCAGCCTTCGGTTTCTCTGGTTACTCCAGTATTTTTATTTGTTGCAAGATACCACTCTTTAATTTCAATTATTTTTTTATGCTCTGAAAATGTAATTTGATTTGATGCTTTGATAGCCACACAACCCCTCCTCTCAATCTGGTAAATCTACTTCACATGTGAAACTCGAATTTTCATATACATCAGCAGCATTGATAATGATTGATTTTATTCCTTGATGTTCTGGCATTGCATTCCAAATTTTATCCCTTTCTGTATCTGAAGATGTACGCTTCCAATTAAATAAAGTTACATCAAGCGTATCCGTAATATCTGTGTCCCAAGAATAAACCTTGCAAATCATTGTAGCTTCATCTGCAGTTGTAGAAATTATCGTTGAATCATCTGTGGAAATCTCTACACGATACATCTTTGAACTATTAATATCACTAACCTGTCCTTGAATGTCTTGAATTCTATTGTTTACATCTTCTTCTTTGGCATAGCCCTTAATAGAGCTGCCACCATTCATAGTAACCGATCCGTCAGGCCAAACACGGAAAGCATAGGAACCATCGTCTTGAAGTCCAATTTTTATTTCGCCACCATCAAAAATACTACTTTCTATATAACCAGCTAAAACGGCTTCGGCAACAAGCAAATGTAAATCACAATTGTCTTTGGCATATTCTATTCCATCTTCTTGTAATTTATAATCCATAACTTGTTGCAGATTATGATATAAAACTACACTGCCGCCAATTTTATTATCATAAATATTACTAAAAATATATTTATATAAATCTTTTACATTGCTGCATCCATGTAATAATAACCACTTTGATTTATCATACAAATCTTTAGTTTTATACCCACAACAAAGAATATTGATTCCTTTTTGACGTGGTTGATGTGCAATGATATCGTAATTGTTATATTGAGACAACTGATATACTGTTGGAACATTATTCTCAAACCGACAAATCATTACCTCAACATCAAAAACATCTTTGTATATACACGGCCAGTTGTCATTTAAAAAGCATGACAATAATTGTATATCTATCTTCTCATTATCATAAAATGTTTTTTTAATCCATGAATTTACCACATTAACAACTTGCATTTTACCAGAGCAAAAATATACATCTTGACTATGTATAAAAATTTTATCTACATGGTCAGAATGGCGATAATATTTTCCATCAATATTAACGGAGCAGGCTGTGTCTGCTCCAATATAGAAATTATTTTTGTCTTGTAAAATTAAACAACTACTCATACAGACACCTCCTACTCTTCATTAATTTTGTATTGTTTCGAGTTCCAATCCGAAAGAACAATTTCTTTAAAAACGTGATCTGTCGTTACGAGTTCGTCTATTGCAGAAAATAATTCTTTTTCGGTTGGAAGTTTACGTCCAGATCGAATACGTAATACTTTAATTCCTTGAGATTGAAGAAATTTATCTCTACGAATATCGTTCTGCTGATCTTGATGCCAATAACTTCCATCATATTCAATATCGACATTTACATCATCGACACAAATAAAAATATCCAAAGAACATCTGTTAAATGGATAGTTTAGCTCTACGTTTGAATATTTTTGTTGTATCATACTATATAATTTTAATTGTTGCGACGAAGTGGGTGTGGTCCCGTTTTGATAAAATGTCTTTATCTGTTTTTCTTTAATTTTTTCATTCTGTAATGGTGATTTACATCCATACTTATTTAAATTAGTTGAAAACACGCTCTCTTTAATTTCTTCACTTTGTAATGGATTATATACTCCGTAATGCGCATATAATGTATTTTTTTGTTTCTCTTTAAATTCTTGCACATTCATTGGATTAGCATTTCCATATCGATCTATCATAGTTTGTTTATATTTTTCGTTCCATCCATCGGATTGAGAAACATATTCGCATCCATATCTTTTTATACACGTTTCTTTGTGTCTATTTTTAAACGCTTCTACTTGAAAAACATTTTTGACTCCATACTTGTCCATACATGTTTGTTTGGTTTTTATATTTTTACATGCGTTGCAAGTGTCAATATTATATGTATGTTGCTTTAAGTAGTTTCTATATTCTTTTTGGTACTCTTTCGCACAAACGTCACACTTGACCCATACTAAAATATGACTTTTGTCTTTTAAATGTTCAACTGGAACACATATCAAATCTTTTATTTTAACATCATATCCTAAATTTTTAAAATGTTCTATATTGCTTCTCGATATTCTAATTTCAATTAATTGATTTGGTATTAACATAACTCCACCTCTTCAATATAATCAAATATGGCATTTTCACAACATATTCCATAAAATTCTGTATTATCCACTGTAAATTGTCCTAATCCAGTACGAGATGTTTTCCAATTATCATCTGTCATTAGTAACATGTTGTTTACCAACCAAGTCTGATGTGGATCAATTTCTCCAGTATCAGGATTTTGTTTCTGAAGTTTTATGCCATACTTATCAATTATAATATTCTGAGTCCCGTCTACGGATTTTATTTGAGTAGTCGCATCCAATAATCCCTGTTGTATTTTTAAATCAGTTGCAGTCGCCTTATCCGAGCCAGATTTCCAAATACCAGATTGGCTTGCAACTGTCTTAGCCGATTGAATCGCATTTTTCAATAAATCAGCATGAATGTCAGACTGTGTACGTAAACTAGTAAGCTCTCCAAATTCACAACTAAAATCACTAAAATCATCAAAATTAATATCAACCTGTAGCAGTCTTGATTGCTTAATATAATCGCTTCTTAAACCAACTTTAATTACTTTACCAAGCTGGAATTGATCTATAATAGGCTCAAACTCAGGAAGCGCATAAATATTAGCCATAGACATAGAGAATTGTAATTGTGGTTGACAAAGCTTTTGTAATTCAATTCGACCAGCTTCCATAGCATCTTGTTTTATTTTAAAAGAATCAGCAATTGAATCTTGATCTGTTTCAACAATATCATCTAACTGTAATTCATCTTCACGCAAAAATGCACTTAATCTAATAAGCTGTCCCTCTGTGAAATTATTAGTCATTGCAAGTTCGCTGCTAATAGAAGCGTTCTTTTCTTGAATATCTTTGTAGCTCTTTTCATATTCAGAAATAGATTTATCTCTTTTTGCAATAGCTTCTTCAATTGAATTTAGCATTAATACAACTGGATAGTAATAATTATAATTTTGATTGTCACTTTGAGACCAACCTGCCTCTATGTTAGTGATTTGCACTTTTTTATATGGCTCATAATATAACATCTTTAGAGGAGTTCGACCAAGTTCGTTCCACATTTCAGATAAAAAAGTATTAATTGCAGATTCAACTGCATTGTTGGTTACTCTATTTTCTGTAACTTTTTTCAGTTCAGAAACTAACGTGTCAAGAGTAACTGTTTCCATAAACTTAAAATCATCTGATAGTTTACCAAATTCTTTTTCCCAGTCGTCCTCGTTATTAAAATATTTTTTAAATGCAGTGAACAAATTACTAACTTTTGTTTCATTTAAATTTGCAGTATCTAAACGGTAATATGTTGTATTTGCATTATAATCTGCTGGTAACGATACTTCTGTATAATAATAATTTGGTGCAGAACCACCACGTATATAATACGTACCAACTGTTTCTGAATTTACACTTTGAACAACAGAATAACCAAGAGACAATCTGCTTTCTTCAAAATCAATATACCCAACGATATCTATCATCCGTTGTGAATTGTTAGTATATTCGGATTGATATTGATTTGTTTTTTGAAGATAAGTCGTATAAGCATCATATAAATCTTGTCCCATCCAATCAACAGTATAGAAATATGATAAATCCGTAAGATATGGTAATCCAAGATTTGCTTCACGAATATCTCCATCATCCCCATATGTAACAACTAATCTTGTCTTAATAGAGTCTGCATCATAACTTACTTTGACATCTTGAGCAAGATTATCAAACGTTACGAAAACATCCGTTTCCCATTCCGTCAAGGCTCCATCTACAACTTCAATATGAGCACCAGATTCAGGAACATCTTCTAGAGTTAATATTCCAGTATAAGTATTATATTCCCATCTTGTTGTTTTATATCCATCCACCGACACTGTACCAATTTGTGCAAATGGTGGAGATATAACAAAAACATTTGTCTCACCATCTCCAATAAATTTTGAAGTTAAAGATTCTGCGTATAGATTAATTGTATTATCAATTGTGTCAAACACAGCATAGCAATTAAATTGTTCACAAATTTCATTTATAATAAAATCATAAATAGACTCTCTATCCACTTCAAATTGGCGACTAAGAGTTTGCAAAGAAGCGTCTACATGCCCAATCTTCCACCCGTAAGCATTCTCTAGTATTAAGTGTAAAAGACTAAGTTTTTTATTAGACGGATTATATAAAGTAACTGGAACAATATGATTTTCATCTTCTGCGTTGATCACTTCTATAGAATTAACTTCACCAGTGTTAACATAAAAATCACTAAGATATTTTTGAGACAATGTATATTCATAGCTATACGCGGTTATGTTTTTACACTCTTTTATTCCGTCTCCAGTAAGCTCTGGGCCTTGAATTTCAAAATATCCAAAGCCTTCTAAGTATAGTAATCTTAATGCTTCAATTTTATCATAATATGGATTTACTAAACTTTTACCAGTTATGGCATCATTATAAAAACGTCCAACTTCAAAATCTAATTCAGAGGTTGAATTAAATTTAAGACTGCCTTTCAAAGAGGTAATATTCAGTTGTGCAATTTTTTCCTTATCCGTCTCGCATAGAAATAAGCGAGGACGCGCATAGTTTTTAGATAATATATTACGAGGTAAGCGCAATTACCTCACTCCTTTCTATTTCATGTAAGAATATTTTCAAGCATAATATTCAGTTCATTTTCATCTATATTAATTGTTTCATTAATAGCTGTTATATTATTATTAATATTTGTTATATCATTTGTAATAGATATAATTTTTGAACTATATTGCAATAACAACGCATCAACTTCATCAACAGTATATAAATCTGGTTTATTTGTAACTTTATCCCATGATATTTCTTCAATTACAATTGGAGTATCGCCACCTGGATCTGGATCAGGTGTACTTCCACCTCCACAACTTATATATCCACTTGAAACAGCAACATCAATGGTGCAATCTCCCATTTTAATGTAATATATATATTCAAATTCTATACTTCCATATCCTGAGACAACTAGCGTATCTGCACCACAGCCAAAACGAGGAAATACGTAATTAAAATCATTACCAAATATTTTATTTGGCTTATCAGATTTAATAAATCCATTTGAATCTAATGTTACTATTTCGTTTACTGCAAGATTTTTAATTTCTGTTGTTTCATCTAGTGCCTGATTATAAATTTGCAACGAATCTCCATTAGTGTTTTCAAACTTTGTATTAAGATAAATTAATGTATCAACATCATCATTATCATGTTCTATTGTTATAGTTTTTTCGCCATTAATTGTATGTTTACAGTTCATAACTGGAGAAAATGCAAATGGGCTCACTGTAGTAAATTCAATAATTAGCCCAACTGTTCTTGCATCCAATTTTTGTTGATATGCCTTTGTTGTTCTACCAAGCAATCTAAATTTTACATCCCATTTTTCATCTTTAAAATTCCACTCACATAATTCTAAATATGAATTTTTGCGCGATCCAGTAGTCCATTTTAAGAACTGTCTCACTTCAGCAACCGTAAAGTCTGAACCATCAGATTTTATAACTGTAATCTTTGGAGTTGCTACAGAATTAAATTTTGCGCCATAATCAAGTCTCACTGTTCCATCTGCGGCATCAGAATAAACAGGGTCCATTCCAAGCCAAGCATCAGATTCCCCACTATCTCCATCAAAACTTGCAACAATTAAATGATAATCATCATAGCTATTTTTATTTAAAAAATTAAATGAAGGATAATAATTGCTCATGTTTTTAAAATACCTCCTTCTTAGTAATATTATTTAAATATAAGAAGAGAGAAAGATTGCTCTCCCTCTCTTCTTACAAATTATCTTACGAACTTTTTAAGACTGTTATTGACTCTTGTCATATAAGAATCCATTTGTTTTTCAACTATTTTTGCTAAATCTGGTAATGTATCTTGTGAGACCTTATCGACATGTACGACTTCTGCAATATCCATGTTAATACTAATTTCATTATTAATAATACTCTTACTTGGAGCAATTGCAGGTCTATTACGATCAAGAACATCTTGTGGATCTAATTGACCTAGTTTCATAAGATTTTCACTTATATCATGAGGAATTACTGAACTGCCCTTAGAAAGATAAGATAACTTACCATTATCTCCTGCATGTAAAACAATTTCCTCAAGACCCATTTCATCAATCCAAGCTAACTGATCTTTATCTACACCGCTGGAGCCCTTAGCATACGCCTTAACGTCAGACTTACGGAAGAAGCCAGTTACGCCACTGGATGACTTATGGTATCTAACCTTAACATAATTACCCAAATCAGCAAGTACTGTATAGATAGGATCATTTGCAAAATATTGACTATATCCTTGCCCTCCAGCATAAGAATAAATCTTAGCGCCTTTTGCGTTAATTTTGCCACCAACTGTGATCGTTTTTTGTGTTTCTTGTGGTTTAGAATCTGGTTTACTTGGTTGTGGTGGAGTGTACTTAGCAGAAGTATAACTATTATTTTCTTGTTGCTGCCTTTTAATTTCTACTCCTGCAGCTTCAGCCATCTTGTCAATAATCTCTTGCCACTTCATCTTCATCGCTTCGAGTTGATCCATGGTAGAACTCATTGCAGTGTCAAAAGTTGTTTGATAATCACTAACAGCTATTGCTCCATCTTTCCATGGAGTCATGATAGAGTCGGATAAAGTTAGGTTATATTCTTGTGCTTTAGAGGTTAAAGTATCGTAGATTCCAGAAGCGTTTGATTGCACAAGCCCAAGGCTGTCTGAAATGATGCTTTCAATATCATCCAAATATTTTTCCCATTTTTCTGTTTCTGCATCTTTTTCTGCTTCAAAATCTTCTTGTTCTTTATCTAATGCATCAGACCTATCACTAACAGACCTATCATAATATTGTTCCTCTAAGTCCGCTTTGGCTTCGGCTAATTCTTGTTCAAGTTTTTTACGCTTTGCAATTGCAGATGCTGAATTATCTCCAGATAGCGCACTTAACTTGCGTTGAATATCCGAAATATTCTTCTGTTGCTCAGCAATTGATTTTTGGAAATCATATAGGTCTTTTTCTGTATCGAGCTCTTCTTTCTTTTTATTAATAAGTTCCTCATATGCTTCAATTTCCTTACTAATGCCTTCTTTTATGCTATCAATTCGTGCTGAGTTTAAATCTTTTATTGCATCTTGTGCATCATAGTAAGATTGAATAGAATCATATTGGGCTTGAGTCAACTCATTAAGTTTATCAAGATATTCAGATTCACTATATTTTCCGTCTTTATAATCTTTTTGTAAATCATCAATAGCTTCTGCATACTGTCTGGCTTTATATTCTGCAATCTCCATCTGTTGTGCGTACAAACCAAGAGATGCCAAACCCTCATCAGTCCATTTAACATCATCAGCAGTCCAATACCCCTTTGTGCCACCTTCATATGTTCTTTCTTCTGGCTTGGTCACAATATCAGACTTGTCCATAATATCAATTAGACCTTGAGTTTCATCTTTTAAGTAATCAAGACGATTAATCAATTCATCAAAGTTGTCCCAATAAATTTCATTGATTGCATTTTGATATTTTTCTAAGTCACTAGTACAATCAACTATGGCCGCATCAACTTCATATAATGCATTAACCATCTCATACCATGCGTCTGAACCAACCTTAATATTGCCTAGTTCAACCTGTTGATCCAATACTTCTTGCAACGCTTTCTTCTCTTTTTCAAGTTCAGAACTACGCTGCTTAGTATTAACCATCATAGACTCGTAATACTTTTTAGCCGCAACATATCCTCGATCTTCCATCAGGTCGATTTGTGCTTCTAATTTATCATTTTGATTATCTATGATAGAAGTAACATTCTCAAACTGATTAGAAACATTATCAAATTTCTTCTTAGCAAGCTCAGCAATTTCAGCATTAAGTTCTTCGATTTGTTGCGTTAGGTCTGCAACTTTATCTGCCCAATCACGATACTCATTGATTGCATTTACTGTCTCTTCATCTGCATCGCCCGCGAATTCTGTGATTGCTATTGCACCATTTTGTGCAGCGTCTTGATATTGAGACGGCACTTTCTCTAATAATTTAGCTGCATACTTGGTATATTCTGCAAGACCAGCCTGTAAGTTTGTTAGCTTATTGTTGTTTACAGACAACATTTGGTCAATAATGTTGTTCTGATTAGCATACCCAACCGTATTTTCGAGTTTTGCATTTAATAAATTTAATGTTTCTTCAATTTCTTGTAGACGCACTTCAATCCAATCAAACACTTCTTCGAATTGGTCGGTTGCATCTGATAGATCAGAAGCTGCATCAGAAAGGTCGGAGGCTGCATTAGACAAAGAATTAGAAGTGTCGTAACTGCTATTTGGTCCACTATATCCAGTACCTTCCCATTGCTGTTTAGAAGATCCGTTAGCCCAAATTGTAACATATGCATTACCTTCAGCGTGAGCATTACCGCCAAGCATTTTTCCACGAGATGAAGTATAACCACTTTTTAATAAAGCTTCTGTTTGCTTATGGTTAAAGATAATGTCTCCCTTTTTAATTTGTGTAAACTCGGCCCCATTATCTCCAACAGTAGTCCATCTACCATTACGAACTATCATTTCGGGACCAAGTTCTCCAACAAGAGCGGTTTCTGTCTTCTTAGCTCCAAAATTACCATTATTATATGCGTTATTACCAAGATGTACCGTTCCATTTGCATATTTAGTATAACGGCCACTGGCACCATGAGTACGAGCAGTTTCTTCCAAGCCGCTACCAATTGTTTGATAAACTGTAGTACCCGTAAAAGTTTTATCGCTGATATTTGTATTATTAAGAGTATCAAGTTTTGCTTGAACAGCACTTGCATTTTCTCCTGTTGCCACAAGCTCAGAAGACGCAGACTCAATTTCCCCTTCAAGATTTGCAATAGCTCCAGTGTCACCAACATAATGAAGAAGTTGAGATGTTTTTAAAGCATTATCTCCAATATCTTCAAGAAGATTTTTAATTACAGTTCCGTCAACTTCAAGTCCTTCAGCATCAAGCTTGAACAGATCTTCATTTGTCCACTGTCCTCCGTTTTCACTTGCCTTATCAATTAAACCATTAATATATGTGTACACAGTATCAGAATCAAGTAATTGTGGACCATCCTCTGTTTGCAAAATTGGAGTAAATGCTATATCAACCCCGTCAAACTCTTCAGTGCCACTTAACAAAGTAGAATATGAGCCAACAAGATCATCAACTTTCATTCCCCAACTTTCTATTGCATCACTATACTTATCAATTGACTTTTCGTCCCAATTTAAAATCTGACGATTATCAGTATCTACATTTCCGTATTTTGTTTTAGACAAATCTGTACCAATATCGTCTGCAAGAGATTTTGCGTTAAGCACATCAGTTACATATTGATTAATCAGACTGTCAAGATTTTTCATTCCGTCAGAAGTGCTATCAATAGCAGAAGCTACTTCTTTACCATCATAAGAACCATTATTCTGTAAATCTTTCGCAACGCTAGCAAGACCAACTGAACTAAAACCAGATGATTCAACCGATTTTTCTCCACCGATATCAAACATTTCAAGAAGGGTATCAAGATAACCATCTTTATATTTAGAAAGTTTATCCTCAAATCCAGCCCAATCTTTTTCGTCATATTCTCCTGGAACAGCACGAATAACTAAATTATACTTGTCAGAATCAAGAAGATCTTGTGTTGAACCATGCGTAACAAGACCATCTATATATTCAGCAAGAGCATCTGATGTCAGAACATCCCCATTCTCAAGCACTGGAGTAATATCAATAGTATACTTACTTTTTTCATTACCAATTGTTACAGTCTCTGCAGAAGTGCTTGCATATATTTGTCCATCAGATCCGATGAATGAATTATAACCTCCGCTCATAGCAAGATCATGTTCATATGACGGTGATAGATGCGGACGTTTACGAAGATCTACATTGCCATTTACTAGTTCTTCATACTGTTTACATAGTTTTTCAGCATACTTAGAAAGTTTATCGAGCTTGAGTGCATCAAATATATTGTTATTAGATGTACCACTAGCGTATGCTTTACCGCGTCCAGTAACATAACCATTTTTCAACAACGATTCAGTTTGCTTGTGATTGAATACAATAGACCCTCTTGGTAAATCAATCATTTCGGCACCATTGTCCCCAACAGTATAATATCTACCAGTTGACGGATCTACAACTAGTTCCTGGCCCAACTCCCCAACTAATGCATTATGCTCGTTGGTAGGCAATCCCCAATCTCCACTCGCATGGGCGTTACCGTTTGCATGAGCGGTGCCATCTACAAATTTTCCACCGCCGTCAGATCTTTCAATTTTATGTGTAACCTCATAAATGTGAACGGTTGTACCTGTTATATTGTCAATTTCTGTTTGTAAGCTGCTAATTGCAGATATTGCCGCTGATGTATCAATTTTTGGATCAGGAATATCTTCAATTGCCTTCTTGGCCTCTTCGGCGGCTGTTTTTACATCCTTTAGTTCTGTTGTTGAGTCGTCTGGGTTATTGTCAGCAAGAACAGTAATAGTATATTGATCATTTAACAAACCAAGATACTTTTCGACTTTACCCTTTTCAGTCTCGTCCAATGTGGCAACAACATCTGCTGGAATTGTCCATTTGCCATTCTCATCTTGTACCAACTTTGGTAGTACATCTACTGTTAATTCTGTATTATCAGCTTTCCATTGGTCCATTTGTGATTGAATGTCATCTAATGCTGCCTTAATTGTAACTTCTGTTGGTTCTTGTAAGTTATACTTTGCCGTTAAAGCTGCAGATAATTCAGCGGACGCCTTTTTTAACTGATCAGTTTTTAATTGAATTTCACCTGCATCGCCGTTTGCTTTTGCTTCTTGTAGCTCCTTAGTCAAGTCTTCAACATTCTTTTTTGCCGTATCAACCCTAGTGCTAGCTTCAGACCATGCAACAGCATTTTCTCTGGCTTTTTGGGCATTTTCAGTTTGCGCTCCATTCAACCCTTGAACAGATTGTGTGTATTGTTGCAATGTAATCTCGCCATTATCAAGTTGTTGCTTTAATTCTGCAACAGCGGCGTTATACTCGTCTTGCGTTATTGCTCCAGAAGCTAACTGTCCGTCCAATCCATATAGAGACTTTTGATATTCTTCTGCGGTAATTTTACCATTTGCAAGTTTTACTTCAAGTTCAGTAAGTGCAGATGTATTTTTATAAATGTCACTTTCTAAGCTTTCAGGCATCAAAGAATCAAATAGGCTTGAATAATCACCATTTAACCATTCAATATCATGATCTTTAAATGACTTTATAAATGCAAACGCTACTTCTTTAGTAACGCCCATCTTATCAGCGAAATATTGCATTTTATCTGCTTTTTCTGGAAGAGCATCCAACTCTGATAGGAACGAATCAGAAAATTCAAAATGCTGCCAATCAGTTCCACTAAACACGTTATTGTCAACCAATCCATCTTCGATAAACTTTCTCAAATTACCAAGTTTCATTTCTGCACTTGTAATAGTACCGTCATCATCAAATTCTAAAGTAAAATATTGTGACAATTTACCATTTTTGAAATAATCATAAATTGCTGCCATTTTATCATCAACTGTGTCAAGATCTTGATAAACACTTTCTGGTACAAGACCTGTAATAGCAGCTCTTGCCGTTTCAGAACCAAGTTCAGCAGTATTAAATGCTTTTCCAAGACCAAGTATCATCTCTTCAGCTGATCCCATATAATCAGTGGCATTGTCTGTTTCCTGAGCTTGTTCAAATTGTTTATATGCATTTGCCGCTCCAAGAAGCTCCTGTTCTAGCATGTTATATTGCATGATAGTTCTTTGTATAGTGCCCATTTCTTTATACAGTGCGTTTACCTGATTTAATGTGGCTTGATTCGTAACCTTTTGTCCATTAGTTAATGACTTAATCTGTTGATACAATTCTTTGTATTTCAACATTGCTTGCGATCTTGCAAGTTTAACATTTTGAGTAATACTAGATTTAGAATTTTTCACAAGGTTGTTAAGCAATCTTGCGTTTTTTACAACTAACGGATTAGTGTCATCAAAACAGTCTGCCAAGTCTGATTCACTAATACCAAGAGCAGTTAAAGAATCTTTATATTCTTGGGTGATTTCCGTATTGTCAGCTATAATTTCTGCAGTTTGTTTTTGAATCTCATTGAATGAATCTACTTCTTCAGAAAGAGCTGAATATGTTTTAACAGAAAATACATCCGAAGCAGAAGCTGCTTGTTTGTTAATTACAGCTAACACATCATCACGCGTTTTTATTTCATTAGTATCTACATTATTCCAATCAATTTGATAAAACGCTTTAACCTTTTCTGGAGGTAATGTATCAAGCCATTTTTGAATATCAGTACTTTTCTCACCTATTATTTCTGCGATTTGATTTCTAGATTTTTCTGCATCACTACCACTATTTACAACCCAATCGTCAACTAATTCAATGCCAAACTGAACTTTCAAATCATTCTTAGTCATGCCATATTCATTATTTTCTCCACCTATGGCATTCCAAAATGCGTCTAAATATTTATTTACTTGCTTTTTGTACTCTCCCCAATTTTGAGAAGTAGTATCTAACTTAAATAGTTGGTCAATGAAATCTTGTCCAGCAATTTTTTTGCCATCGAAATCAATTTTAAAATCATCACTTGCCAATTTTTTAACCATATCAACAATATTGTCTCTATGTTTTTGAGCTTCTTCTTCTGTTTTATTGGCATCAACTTTAAATTGATCATTGTTTTTAATCCATTCTGTGATAAATTTTTTACTAGCATCATTTAATTTATCATAAGATGGTCCAGCATCTACAGCCTGTGGAACAACTAAAAATGTATTAACTAGTTGATCTTGCGCTTTGTCTACATCCTCAGCACCTGTTTCTATTGTTTTTACAATATTATCAAGTGCATTTCCTATTGCTCCCTGACACTCTGGCGCAAATTTATCTATATTATCTAAAATTTCCTGATAATAGTCAGACATGAAGTTGCCAGTAAGATAATCATTAGTACCATAAATACTATATTTTGATATAATGTCATTGATTTCCTTTTGGTCATAACCAATTTGTTTCAAAATATATGACATTGTTTCGTTTTTTGTTGTATTATTGTTGTTTAAATCTTTAGTAGATTTCCCACCATATTCATATGTTACTTTTAATTTGTCGTTAACGGCTTTTGCAACAGCAGTATATGCATCATTATTTGCACTCGCACGAGATTTATTAGTTTCAGTAGTGGTGTCAGATGCCTGATTATTGGCATTTTCTACTATTTTGCTAAGATTTTTATCAGAAATTAATTTTTGTGCGTTCTGTCTTGCTTCTGCTTTTTGTAGTTCAATTAATTCGGCTAACGCATTTGCATTATTACCAATTGCTTCTGTTGCGCTATCATATCCAGACGCAATGCTAGGCTGAATACCTACGATTTTATCGCAGATTTCTTTATATCTTTCGTATTGATCCGAGGTTAAAGATATATTATTACCATATCCGTCTACACCTTTGGTTAAAGCAGAAAATTCATCTTGTAAAGTTTCATACTTTGATGTGTCGCTAGACGTAGTTAATGTTTCTAGGTTTTGACTAAAAGTTTTTTGTGCCTTGCTATAAGTTTCTTGTAAGTCTCCAACTTCTTCTTTGAGATTTTCTGCACGATGGATGATACTGTCAATACCTTTTAGAGCCACAGACAATAATTTAGAAACTGCTGTAGAAATTAGAGAAGCTAATATTCCATACCCAACACCTTTTAATGCAGCTTTAGCTGCGGTTAGCGCTTTTGTTGCTATAGTATCTGCCACTGTAGCAGCTTTGTCTGCCACTTTAGCTACGGTGTCAGCCATAGTAGCCCCTGTAGCTTGTTGTGTGACTACTTTTTCAGTTTCTTTTGCGTCAGCAGCTCCTTCTATAGATTCTGCATTTTCCTTATTTCCAATGATTTCATCCATTGTCACTTGATGCCATTGTTCACTGGCTTCACCAGCTTCTTTCGATGCATTTGCATCTTGTCTTTTTGCATCAGATAGTTTATTTATACCATCAGCAGCATCATCAAAATCTGTATTTTTTTGTACAAGATCCCTAAAGAAAGTAATCGTTTCTGTTGTACCTTTATTAACGCCATCTATTGCCTGCTTAATACCACTAATAGCAGTTTTTATTCCAGTAAAACCACCTACAAGTGATGGCAAAGCACCAAGTGTATCTACTAATTTAAGTGCCGCCGAGCCAAGATCTACAATAAATTTAATCACATCAGAATCAATAAAATTCATCCACATTGTCTGAAGTGAATTCTTAAATAAGTCTATACGGCCTTGAATTGAATCTAAATATTTTTCATTTTCTTCTAATGCAGAGCCAGAACTATTCAGAACAGTTTCGTATGCCGCCTTTAAATCTTCTGGATTCTGTAAGATTGCAGCAGCCTGAGCGCCACGAGTCTTACCAGCAATAATCTCAAGCAAAGCTGCTTGATTCTTGGGATCAGCTTCGTTAATCCTATCCCATACCTCTGCAATGTCAAGTAGAATATCATACGTTGAACGGAATTCTCCGCTATCTGTAAGGATATCTACACCACCATTACCATCAACAGTAGTAAGAGCTTTAATTTGTTCACGTAATTTAGCGGTATTTTCAATCATACCGTCAGTTTCTTCTCCTGCGTCTTCTAAGTCTGTTTTTGTACCTCTTATTCTCATAGACAATACTTTTATGGCATTGCCTAGAGCTTCAGGATCTTGAATTACTTTATTACCAGCGGCAAGCATGGCAATACTTTGTTCAAGTGAGTTGCCTGCAGCAACAAGCGTTGATGCAGAGCGTTGTAAGCCACTTGCTATACCATCAGAAGATATAGCAAAATTATTCAAACTGTTACTTTCATTGATAAAAATATCAATTACTGACCATATTAATCGTATGGCGAATAGGTCTTTCGGCCTATTTCTCACATTTCATTTTTAAATTATAGTGTGAGATCAGACTGTATATTACATTTTTTCTTTTGCACAAATACAAAAAAGGAAAATGGATAACTTCAATACACATATTACTATGCACATCCAGCAGTCGTTACGGATAAATAATATTCATATATCTGTTTTTTTATTTCTTCTAATGACAATGTATATGGTAATCTTAGCAATGGAATATTATGAGTTTTACAATAAGAATTTTTTATTTCATCTCTCTTTTTTGTATTTTTATAGCCATCTTCTCCTCCGAAAAAATCTACAGGTTCAAAATGCTGTTTACCATCATATTCAATTAATCCAATTACATTTTTATTATTTGTTATTGCAAAATCAAAACGTAATACATATATAGATTTACAATCATTAAAAGAATATTGCGAAATAAAATCAATATGCATATTCTCTAATACATTTTTGACATACGCTTCTCCAGCAGACTGTATTCTACAACCACATGAGGTAATATGGCCATTATTAACTTTTGCTGGTAATGCAATAAATAAGTTATTGCAAACGCCACAACGACACATCCATTCCCATTGTCCTTTGTCATTTATATGATCTTGATACAAAAACTCAATTCCATAATTTGAAACATGTCCAGTCCAATCTTTCGTATTAGCTTCGGATGTACTTTCAGGCTGCAAACAACCACATGATTGAGTATGCCCAGAAACAATATCAGATTTAATGCCAATATAACTATTACCACAATCACATTTACAAATTGCTTTTGTGGGTTTTGTATTCCACAATATATCCATTATAGTTAATCTGCCAAATTTTTGTGAAGTATAATCTAATCTATTTTTTTCGATTTTATTTTTAGTCGCCTCACACCCACATGACGGGCATTTACTTCTATTTAAATAATCAGCAGATACATCAACTTCATTTCCACATTCACAGTCACAATGCCACATTGTACGATTTTTACCACCTGCTATTTTGTCTTTTGTGCGATAAATCACTGTTAGTTTTCCAATTTTTTGTCCACTTAAATCTTTAAATTTCATAACAACACCTCCTTTTAATTAATTTTGTATTGTTATATGAATATTAAATCTTTCCACGGTCTGAACCATTTCTGGCCTTTAACCGTTATAGTTATCTACGGGCAATAATTTTACCCACAATGTTTAACTTATCAACAATATCCAAGCTATTACTTGCTTCATAACCAAAAGCCTGTAAGCTTGAGATCATTGCCTCGGTTGCTTCGTTAACGTTATCAAATTCAGATACGTTCATTAAGATAGCTGTATTTTTAGCAAGTTCGCCTGCTTCTTCCATAGAATATCCAAGTCGAGCCCACAAATTTGTTACTTTTTTTATTTATAAAAATAAAAAAGATTAGGTCATTTCTGCCTAATTCTGCAATTTTATTATTTAAGATTATATTTGCAGTTCAGAGTATATCATTACCCCATATATAAATAGGGGTAGTTGGCGTGAAAGTATATATTACTATATACGATACATACTCGTTACGGATTCAAAATATTTAATATAATTTCTTTAATTTTTTCTTCTGGCGTTGTATATGGAATTCTAAGTAATTTGATGTTATTGTCTTGACAATATTGATTTTTTATCTCGTCATTACGTTTACGCTGTCTAAATCCATCTTCTCCACCAAAGCGGTCAACTGATCTAAAATGTTGTTCACCATCATACTCAATGCACAAATTATAAGTTGGTAAGTAAAAATCAAATGGCAATTTGTAAATATTTACACAATCATCAAATGTAAATTGTTGGTGATATATAATATTACAATCATCCAAAATTGATTCTATATATTGTTCTCCTAAACTTCTATGAGAACATCCACAAGATTGTGTGTGTTCACTCATTAAAGAATTAACGTCAACATCACATTCATTACCACAATCACATACGCAATGCCATACAATTCTACCATCTCTTTTACGTTTACCATTACTATATTGAGCAATTAACATACCAAATCTTTGTCCAGATATGTCATATGTTAATGAATTAATATAATCTTGAATCGCACATCCGCATGACTTTTTATGACCTCTTTTTAAATTGCTATACGTTGCCGTCGTCAGTTTTCCACAATCACACAAACATGCCCAAATCATAGAACCGTTTGTATCTTTTTTAAACGTCGGCTTAATAGCTGTTAATTTGTTAAATTTTTTACCAGAAATATTTTTATAACGAGGACCACTCATTATCTACACCTCCAGTCTTAATTAATTTTGTGTTGTTAAATTTCTTATTATATTAAATATTTAGTCTTATCCTCGGAATTGCCCATCTCTGGGGGTTTCCCGATAAAAGCCAACTTTTCACATATGTATTACTACATATGGGGACTATTTTTTAATCCGCAGCTGACTGGGTTAATTCGGAAGTAGTACTTCCCACAATGCCTGCTGATTGAGACATTGTTTGTAAAAACTTGCTATAGCTTGCATCAGTTTCATCAGTAACTTTTTTAAGTTCTGTTAACGCAGTATCTATCTCTTTGACATATGACACACCTTGTTTAATTTGTTGCCAAACGCCCTGAATAGTAAAGGAAGAAGCTAAATAAGCTCCAATAGATTTAAATTTCCCTTTTAATTCACCTATAAACTCTCCAAACGCACTGGTTGCCTTTTTTGTATCTCCAGTAATTGTACCAATTGCATTTCTAGCAGGATTAATGGCAGCAACCATTTGTGTAAACGTACCATTACCATTATCGATAGCAAAAGTTAATTCATTAAAGCTATTTCTAAATTCTCCAATTTCTGCGCTTGCACCATATTGAGTTTGAACATACTCTTGTAAAGCATTTTTTCTGCCATCAATAGAATCCACAAAATCTTCATTAAATTGTGTAACATTCTCTGCACTCTCTGCAAATTTTTGAGTTGAATTCATTAGTTTGTTTAAATCTTGTGCATATTTATTGCATTCTATTTGTGCTTGCTTAAATCCTGCGCGTTGATCAGCAGTTAAATCTTGACCAGGCTTGAATTGACTTTGAAGATTGACAAGTCTTTGATACGACTCGGTGTAACTAGATAGCGCTTGTTTAATAACATCAGAATTATCAAACTCACTAGCAGAAGCTCGCTGAGTTAAAGAACGATATTTTCCAGTAGCAGTATCAACTACATTTGTACCATATGCTTTTTTCTGACCATTAATAATATTATTTTTTTGCTTATATGCATCGATTTGTTGATATAGAGTATTAGTTATATTTTGTAACGTGCTAAGCTCAATTTGATTACCTTGGGCTGCAGATTTTTTATAAGCTTCTAATACGGCTTTTGCCTGCATATAGCCATTAATCAAATTTTGTTGCTCAGCAGTAAGGTCTTGGTCGGTTTTCTTGAAATCTAATGTATTAAAAGTAGCATCTAACTTTTGCTTTTCGCTATCTACTTTACCTTTTTGCTGTTCTGTAAATGTATTTGCCGCCAAAGTAATTTCCTGTCTTACGTCGGCAAATTCATTTTTCCATGCATCAAGATCAGCAGTATCTGTAATCTGATGTATACTTGTGCTAAGGTCATCAAGTTTGTCTTTTAGATCATCAGTAATATAAGTCGCATCTTTTAAATTATCATAATAGTCATTAAAAGTTTTCGTCTGTGCAGCTAAATCGGTTGCAAAACTTTTATCGCCAGGTGTTTTAGACTGAACATCTTGAGCTGCACTTGCCGTTTTATTTAACGCCTCTGCAAACTTAGTTTGTTTACCAACTGCATCAAAAATTACCTGATTTGAATCATTAATGCTAACAACAAAGCCCTGCCAAATTCCCTGAGCATTCTTAACTGCACCTTCAACTTGTACAACACCATCAACAAGCGGTTTCATTTGCTTAATTTGCATATCGCTACCAAGCTTAGTTGTTGCGGCAGAAACTTGACTTACTAATTCAGGGTAATTATTAGCAATTCTAAGACTTGCATCGCTTAACTCTGATTTTTGTATTTGTTGATGTTCAACAATTCCATTAGCAACGTTTTTAAGTTCAGCAACAGCAACATTTAATGGTTCTATAAGTTGAACAAATGATTCACCATTACCAATTGCTGATAAAATTTGATTTAAAATACCATTAGTCGCAAGTAAGGTAGCGTCAAGAGCATAATCTCCAACTGGTTGTGTGATATTAACAGAATTATTATCTGCAATAATCTCGCCATGCGTATTTTCTTGATTGTCTTGTAAAATCTTATCTGGGCTACTAACATCATCAGAATCAGACATCTCTTGTTTAATATTTTTTACATTATTTAATGCCTCAATTAAATTATTTAATGCATCAATTTCTTGTTGTACAACTTGACCAACAACGGCTCCTTCGTTTTCAAAAGCAGCAGTTTTATTTGCTATTGCTTGCTCAACTTCTTGAATTTTTAAGCGTAGTTGTTCGAGTGTGTCAATTTCAGTTTGTACGTTCTGAATTTGATTTGTATCAACATTATCTACCTGATTATCTTCTTGATCTAATACAGCTTGTTTTTGTTTTTCAGCAGTAATTTGTTGTTGAGTTTGTAATTCTTGCTCAGTATTAGCCAAACTATCAGAAGAATCACGCTTATCAGATTCAAATCCATCCAAAATTAGCTCATCATCTGTCGCAGCTTCTTTGACAACACTAGATATATTTTCAGCATTAGAAAGATAACCCGCAAAAGTTTGACTTAAATATTCTTTTACGTTAGTAAAATTTTCGCCATATGCTTGCTCAAAGTCTTCTACCATTTGTACTAAACTAGAATAATCAAGTACTTCTCCTGTCTCTTTGCTAAAATACTCTCCATTTTCTATATGTCCAGGGTATGACTGTTTTGATATTTCCACACTGGCTACATTATTCCAAAGATTGTTAACATCTTTTAATTTTTGCCCTTCTGAAGTAAATGCAAGGTCAGTAAATTGAGGTACAATGTCTTCGTAAGTCGTTTTTGTATTATTCAGTGCTTGTTGCGCCTGCTGTTCTTGTTGAATGGCTTGCGTGTTTTGTTGATGCGCAGCTGCTTCTTCTTGAATGATTTGTGCATTTTGTCCGTATATATTAAATTTAGATTCACCAGTTAATTGAGATATATGTTGCTGTAGTCCAGACTTGTCTCCCATAATCGCACTTGGCAAATCTATATTTCCTAGGTTACCCCATTCTACAAGATGACTAAACTGATCATTGGAAAGATTTAATGGTTGAGATTTTAATGACATATAAAAAGCAACCATTTTTTTTTGCATTTCAGACATATTATTATATGCCATAGCAAAATCGTCGGTATTATAATCACCAATAACATCCAGACTTTCTGGAATAACTTCTTGTTTAAACTTATTTAATATATTGTCATTAAAAGATCCACTTTGCTCTGCTTGATTTGCCAGCTGAACTAATTCGTTGCCAAGTAAATTTTCAACTCTTTGCTTTTCTAAATGTATAAGAGCTGAATTAAGATCTTTTTGTGTTTTTTCGTCAAGACCATTAAAATATTCTGTAAACGACTGATCAGTATCATGTATATAAGGAAGTTTAGAACTAGGAACAAAAACTTCATACTCATGTTGTGTCCAATCTGGCGCAGCGCTACCAACTGTTTCTGTTGGAATAATTTTAGTACTTTTTACAGCATCAGGATCTCCATGAGCAAATGTGTTTAAGGCTACATCACGATCAAAAGAAAAAGTAAGCTTTTGACCCTCATTAAATAATTTAGGAGAGCTTTCGCCTCTATATACTTCAATTTCTTTGTTCAAAAAGTCCTTAAATGATATTGGCTCTTTATATTGTTTTTTAAGATATTTATTGTAGAGTTGATGCTCTCGATTCATTGCTGCATTTCTTAAGTCATCATCGGCCAAAATCATATTTTCAAGCTTATTTTTTGCATTAAAATCTTGGTCAAGACCAAACCAATCAGTACAAGCTTGAACAAATTCTGGATCTTTAGCTAATATCGCTTCAACATCTTTAGGGTCTATCTCTTTATAATCAATTTGTTTATCATAATTTGCCTGTTTCCAGAAAATCTCCATATCTCCTAGAGTTTGGAGTCCTGATTTGTTTTTCAAATCAGATAAGGATTCATCAAGAGCAAAGCCTTCCCAAGTCGTTGATTGAGCTTTCTTTTTTAATTCAATTTGCGCCTGCAACGCTTGGTTTTCTGCATTAATTGCAGCGGTGTTTTGCTCATGAGTAGATTTTTCTTGTTGTGTACTAGCAGATGTTGCTTCTGCAGCAGCTTGTGCTTCTTTTGAGGTTTGAGTGGCATTTTGTTGCGCGTTATTTTGAGCAATTATTTGAGGTACTAAAGTATCAACTTTAGTTTTAAAAGCTGCAACATCTAATGAATCAGAAGTGTCTAAATTAAATTTCTGAAATACGGTATCAAAGAACATTTTAAGGTTTTCTTGAACCGTATTGTTTTCTCCAGCTGTAAGTCCAGAAACTGATTTTGTAAAGAAATCAATAAAAGAAAAACCATTATCCTTATCGTACAGGATATTATTTCCGTTCCAATCAACATATAGACCTGTTTTTTGTAATATCAATAAATCTTGTATAAGCTTTTGAACTTGCTCATCAGTCGCATTTAAAAACTCTGTATTAACGATTTTTTTCCCAAAATCAAGAATGCCTTTACCACTAATTTTGTTTTGCAACTCATATATCATATGATTTGCTTTGTCTTCATAAACTTCTAAAACTGCACCGATATTTGCTCCCAAAGCCTTAGCTTCGGCAGTTTTTTGTTTAGCGTCCAAAGAAAATGGCAATTTTTTATCTTCTCTAGCGATAAGCGCATAATCATCAGAAATCATAGTACCATTGTTAGAGAAACCATTTGTTGAAGTAGTAAATTTTGCCTTGCCATTTGAATCAATTAGATTTAAAGATTGAAGTACATCTTTGAGTTCATTATCAAGACCTTGTGCACCTGTAATTAACGCATTAAAAAATGCTTGTGGACTTTGACCAGACTGAGAAATGTAGTTAATTAATTTTTGAAATGCTGTACCAACATCGTTTGTTTTAACTTCTACTTTTTCTAGCCCCGAAGTCATTTCTTGAGCGCTTTCTTGTGCTTCGGCACCAGTTTTAGCTACATCAATAGATATCTTTTCTAATGGAATATCTATTGTGATACCATTTTCTTGAAATAACCTATTAACCTTATTTTCGATATCATTAATGTCAATATCACCGTATGTAAGATCCTCCGCTAGACTTAATGCATAAGCAACATCAGCTTTATATTCTCCTTTGGTAGCCTTTGCTCCCCATTGTTCTAACATATCACTAATGGAATCGGAAATACTGTCCATTTGAGCAGACGAGTTTCCGCCCTCAACGTCCACTCCAGCCTTCTTTGCCTCTTCTATAGCGTGATAATAATCTTTCCATTTCTCTACGATCTTCTTTTTTGCAATGTCAATAACTTTAATTGTCGCATCCGCGTTTTGCTCAATATTATCCGCTTGCGTATTATTACCAGTATTATCCTGTCCCTCATTACCAAATAATTCTTTTATTAAATTTGGCATTTCATCTGCATAAGATTTAATTTTATCCTTAACGTTCTGTGTTACTGAAGTAATTTTATCTTGAATAGACCGACCAAGTTCATCTATATTTAGCGCTTCTAAAATAACCTTTGCTTTATTTGCTTTTGTTTCTAGACCTTCTAAATCAATAACATCTTCAAAATCAGTCATTCCATCAAGTGCTTGACTATTAGCTTTAATTAATCCAGATGCAGTTTGTAGAATTTGTACATAATTTTTTAAATATTCCTGACTAGATGTATCTCCTCTTTTTTCAAACTGTGTTTTTTTTTCCACAAGTTCGTCAAAAAGATCATACATGTTTTTAACTTGGGTAGTATTCATTACCGAGCCTTGTTTGCCAAATCCAGAAATTTCACTACCATCAGAATCTTCATTGATATTTTTTGCTGCCTTTGCAGATTTACTATACTTGGTATAGTCCTTTTTTATTTGTTGTAAATTACTCAATTCCGATTGTTGATCTTTAATTTCTTCATGAAACTTGTCGATTTCAGATTTAGCATATTTAAAAACTGTTTCAAATTCTTGCTTTGCACCTTGTCCTACACCTTTAAATATTGAATCAAAATCTTGCCCATGCTTTGTTTTGAATTGAGTTAATTGTTTATCTACGTCACGTATTGTCTTTACAAGACCTTCAAAATATTGTGTTTTATTCGACTCGTTGGCAATCGACTGCAATTGGTCTTTAATTTGACTCGTTGCAGCCTTAACAGATTTTTCTGCATTTTCTGTAGTAAAATCAAGTTCTATTGAATATTTTACTTTTTTACCTGCAGCCATAATGCTTCACCACCTTATAATTTACTAACTATAGAGCTAAACAGCTCATTTTGTACATATTGATCAATACGCTCTGGTAATTGCTTTTCAATAAACTCAGACATCAACGTATAAGTACCATCAAAATCACGTTGCGCTCCACCATGCTCGCCTTTAAGAAAGTTATCCATAATCCAATCTGATTGAGGAATACCATTATTTTGACTACCATATTTAAAGCCACTATCAAGTTTACTAATCCAAAAATCACCAGCTTGATGGTACCATGAATTACTTTTATAAGAACCCACCAACTTGCTTGAATCATATTCAACACCAACTTCAACTGAAACACCATCTTTGCCAGAATGATTTTCAAATACAGGCGTAATTGCTTTTTGCAATTGATATGTACGTTTATAACTTGTAGGAGAGTATCTACTGTAGTACAACTCTAAATAATTATTCGCTTCTTTCAGAATATCGTCTTGTGCTTTTTTAGCCGCATTTTCTACTGCTTCGACCGCAACCGCTTGACAATCATTAATAATTTTAGCAAAAACAGCATCTATATTTGAACCAGCCATAAAGTCACTTCCTTAATTATTTTTTCTGATAATTGTCAACAAAATTCAGTAATTTTACCAAATCGCTTTTATTTATTGGCAACTTATTAAAATCAAAATTATTAATTTTATCACCTAAAATAGATGAAAAATCATCAACCTTTTCTAACAATCCTGTTAAGAATTTTCCAACCTGTTCTTCTAGATTATTGCTACTGAGAACATAGTCACATTTCATTTGTAATAGTACACTAACCTCGTCGTACTCTGCTTTAAATGTACTAATAATTATATTTAATAGCTTATTTTCACACAGCAGATCATAATCTTCTTCAATATCATCAGACAGCTCAAGGTTGGTATAAGCCTTAATTGTTTTCATTGTAAAATATATATATTTATCAATCTCGTTAAATTTAAATACACCGTTTTCATAAAGAATACATGAGCTTACAATATCATCAACAATATTCTTTTTGTCTTTAATGCTAATGTACTTCTTTATCTCCAATGTTTTAATCAATAATTCTTTTAACTGATCTGCCTTCAACATTTTATTTTTATTCATTCCCATAAAATCAATTAGTTCCTGTACCTTCATAGTTCATTTCTCCTTTTTTAATCAAAATTAAATATTTTATGTGCAGCAATATTAATACAAATTGCCTCACATTCATCTTCTGATCGTTCTAATCCAAAATTATTTTTAACATAATCTAAACTTTGTTGTTTTAATTCTTGACGCTTTACTTTAGGGCCTTGAATATAAGATAGCGCAGCTCTCCATTGAGACGGCAACAGAATATGCACTTTGACCCCGTGTGCTTCAGCATAACCTATAACAATACCCTGTAATCTTGCTAAGATTATCACTGTCTTGACATTATTTTGTTGCTGAGTATCTTCAATAATCAGGTGATCTGGCTTGTACTTTTTAATAATTTTCCAAAGTTCTTTAGCCATCTCGAAAGACCGTCTATCAGTTTCTAACTTACTTTTACTCATATCTACTACGCCAGATTCGATGTATTGACCATCTTCAAAATAAGCCCAGCCACTTACACGCGTACTTTGATCGAACGATAACACCTTTATCACTTTAACCACCTCTTTTAAACGTAAAAAATAGGGGATAGCCCAAAACTGGACCATCCCCTACAATAAAAACCACTTCAATTATTGTAGGAAATATTATTCCTCAATCTTATCTATTACATCAATTGCATCCTTAATTTTATCTGCGCTGTCTTTGATTTTATCTACTGCAGCTGCATCAATTTTGCCTTCAGAGTAAATATAAATTACTGCCGAAGCAATTGACGTTATCGCACCAGCAATTATATTTACAGCACCTTCATCAAGACCAAAAGTCATACATACTCCAAGCACTATACCTGCGACACATGTTAAGAACTTTCTTGATTTAAGCTTTTTAATAAATTCTTTCATAACAATCACTCCATTTAACCACAATTTTCATCTTCAGAACTACAATCATCTGCAGGTTCAGAAAATTCTATATTGCTATTATCATTTTTAACCTTGGTAACCTTGATGGCTCCCAAGGCAGCAATTTCTACACCCCAAAAAGAATACCAACATGTAGTTAAAGTAGAACTAATTTCAATTCCCATGTTATATTGTAAATAAAAATTAGCAATTGCATATCCAACAATTGCTATCACAATTACAACAAGCATGACATTAGAAACCTTGCGTTCTTTCTTTTCAGGCATATATTCAGCATATATGTCTCTTAGCTCTTTTTCTTGCTTGTATCTTTCGCCTTGCTTTTTAATTTTGTTTAATTTACGCTGATACTGTTTATCAGTCATGATTTTTCACATCCTCAAGACTTATGCTTTAACAATCCAATCAAGAGCAACCCAGCCGCCAGCTTTAAGTCTGCCCCAGCCTTTGCTGGAACCTGTGCCAGATTTCTCTTCAACGATTGTATATTTAAGCTTATCTTTAATTTGACCAACAACTGCATAGTTAGTGCCTGGTCCCTTTCTAATATTTAAAACATCACAATTTGCCTTAAATAAATACGCAACAAATGGTGAATAAACAACTTTACCATTATTATCAAATACTTTATAGCCTGTCTTGCATGCTTTCTTAGCATTTTCTAAAGACTCATAAGCACCAATTTGAGAAGCAGGATTATCCCATGTTTTACGAATACGATAGACCTGCTTTACTGGCTTTGGAGCTTTCGCAACCTTTTCAGTCCATTCAAGAGATATCCAGCCTTCGCCAATATATCCCCATCCACCTTGCTCTTTAGTGACAGCAACTTTAGTACCGTTTGCTAACGTGCGCACAACAGCAGAGGATGTGCCTGCTGCCTTACGAACATTAAGACCATCAGTAGCGGTTACTTTAACCGTATAATTTACATTCTTCGGCTTGTCTTCTACGACAGTTGTGTTGCCACCCATAGCTGCCTTTACTGCCTTTCTAAACCCATCCATGGTGTAACTCATACCAAGCTGAGACCATAGATGGGTCGGGTCAGCATGACCTGATGCAACACCACGTTTATATCCCTCAGCGTGAGAAATAATAACGCCATCTTTAAGCGGATCTAGGTTATACTCTTTACATAAATACGCAAATAACTGTACAGCAGTGTTATACGTGCCAGTAACCTGAGCTTTTGCTCTTGCAAGATCGGAGCACGTAAAAGTTGCACCACCAACGTATTTAATGCAATCTGGCTCAGCCATTTCTACGCCAATATGCGTTTTGTTTGCGCTGCCACCAGCGTGCCAACCTTCATAGTTCCATGGTAGCGTTTGATAAACCTTACCATCAGACTGTAGGAACGCATGTACACAAACTTCTGCGCCATTTGGCATATACTGATTGTAAATAGAAGTTGCCCATATTTTAGCACTTGGCTGAGGACAACCAACAGAATGCAGCATTAGCCCCTTTACTGTAATTTTACGAGCAACCTGATAACATTCATTTTTAGTTACATAAGATTTAATAATTTCCATAAAAGCATCTCCATTCAAATTATAAAAAACTATCTTGTTCTAAATGTTTTTGATACATATTTTTAATATGTTTAATTGTCATGACGGCAATGTTGTTAATATAGTTCGGATGTGACCTACAATAATTTTCATAAAACGTAATATCTTGCAGAATATTATCATAATGTTCTTTAGAGTGAGGAATTCCATGCAAAATCTCATCGCCAAAGCGCAAAATACGAACACGACTTAATGTTGCGTCACGTTCGTTACATTCTTCTCGCAAATTTTGTAAATCAGTTGATAAATTTTCTACATTCTTATCCAACTTATCCATTCTTTCAATCATATCGTGATTTATTGCTTTTCCTATCTTCCTTGATAAATAGCTCCAGGGATTAATCTTTATAGGAACGATTTGGATGATCGTCATTAATATAAAAATTATTCCACTTCCACCAAGTATCATATCCGAGACAGATTTCAACGTCATATTATCACCTCCTTCTGGTCTAATATATAATTAAATACAAAAACCAAAAGCAACATAAAATGAGTTAAAAGCAATATCTGTATAACTAGTGCCATTTGTAGTGACACGATAGAACAGACTACTATTATTTTGGCTATAATATGACGAACGAGTCCACCAGCCTCCAGCAGACGTATCATCGGTAATATATTTTTTACGAGTATCTTTATCGCTTGAGAAAATTGAATCATAAAGCTTTCCTTGACCAGATACACCACTATTGCCAAGAGTCAAACCTACTTCTTCAGCCGAAGCAATCCAACAATTATCTGTAGTTTCAACTATAGTTTTATTATTACTTCCTCCGTCAGATAGTTTAGTTACAGGTTTAATTATTGCTGTTAGTTGACTAGGAAGCGCATTAAGCAAATCATTATTTACGAATTCTCTCATGTCACTATCTTTCCATCCACCAACATTACCCTTATTTTGGTTCATGGCGTGTTGGATTTGTGGTAAATCAACACAGAAGAATGTTAATGGTGCTAAGCCAGTATCATCGGCTAAACTATCATGGTTATGTGCAATAATTTCAACATCGGCTGTAACTGTGCCATCTGATAGCGCAACAGGGATAACCATTCGACCACCAATAGGATATTTAACAAACAAAGCATCTTCATCTAAAGTTTTTATATCATTATCAATGGTGTCCCAATAAGCATTAATTAAATCCCAATTTGGCGCATCAACAGTACCATAATCGCTACCTTCGCCTAATTTTCCAAACAAGTATCCAGTAAATTTAAACAAAGCATAATAATCTGTATCCCCAGTAATATTTTCTGTAGCAGGCAACCAGCCTTTAAAAATATATTCTTCTGGGTTTGAAACGCCTAATTTGGTCGGTGTAGATCCAGTATAAGTTGCACTACTACCATATGGTACATCTTTTACAGTCTGTAACAAAGTAGTATCATTATAAAAACGCACCCTATATCTGCGAACAGTATTTGTATATGTTGCATTATAATCTCTAGCCTCTGTGATAGCTTTAAAATTACCGTCCCATTTTGAAAAAGCATAATCATATTGTGCTGTACTTTCGCGAGTAGGGTTGGTGTAATCTTCAAAATAATCTTTTGGTTCAACAACATCAGAACCATCAAGCGTCCATTCTAATAAATAAAGTTTGCCATCATTTAAGAATCGTGCGGCCCAATATATGTCATACTGAGCATAAACTTGTTCAATTTTAGTTACATTTTTAGGAATGTCACTCCAATATGAGAATGATAATTTCTTTTCATTTTCTGTAATAATATCAGCAGGTGTATCACATTCTTTTTCGGTTACTGGATCATGTGCATCTTCACCATCAATCACCCATTGAGTGTAATGTAAAGTAGTGAAAGTTGAATCTGTATAAAAACGGACAGGATAGACGTTGGTCCAAAGTGCATTAAGAGTACGTGGAATAGTAATGTTTAACAAAGAGCCATCCCAGCCTTTAAATGCATAATGTAGGTCATCTGTGCCTTCTTTTGTAGGTGTTTGAATTGTACCATTAACCACAGGATCTTCTACGTTTGAACCATAAATTACATATTCTGAATGAATGATTTTGCCATCAACTGCAAAATTAACAGCTACCATTGTGCGATATTGTGCAATAATCTGATAATGGCGATTAATATTTGTCGGCAAGTTGTTCCAACCAACAAATTCATAACTATAATTTTCATCTGGTTTCCTAGATGGAGCAGTGATTAATTCTTTAGCAATTGGGTCAATTGCATTTTCACCTTCGGCAACACGATAAGAGTATAGAATTGTGCCGTCCCAATCTTTATAGTTAACGATATATAGTTTGTCGCTACCGTCATCAACAACAAGGTCTGGAAAATTGTTATATATATCTCCAACAACCGCATCAGATACTTTTCCTGCAACATGAACACGACCACTCAATACAGCTTTATTTGTATTGTTTCCGTTCTCATCAAGACCACGCATTTTATTAATTTTATCGAATAACGATATAAGCTCATTCTCAGAAGAAACAGACCAATTAATATCAGTGGCACGAATACGACTACCATCTGCCATCCCAGCAATAATATTAGGAACGTCAACTAAAGCACCAACATTTTCAAGTCTAAGAGTTGTAATATTTGAACTATCACCAATAGTCAAATCAGTTAAAGACGGTTGATTACGAATTGTTAAGTTTGTAATAGTATCTGGAACATGTAGTACTTTCAAAATACCACCATTTGGCAAATTAATACCCTTAACAGAAGTCCCCGTTAAATAAACCTCTTCAATGTTTGTGCATCCACTTAAGTCAATTGTTTGCTGTTCTCCAGTACCAAGATTGGAGCAATTTCTAGCATCTACTGTCTTTAAAAGTATATTATTGCCTAAAGTTAAGGATACTAAATTACCATTAGTATAAGAAGAGCTAGGATCTCCAACTTTTAAATTTTGTAATTTCGTAGCCATCGAGAAATCAGCTAAACCAACTTTTAAACCACTCAAATCCCCAACATCTTTAAGCTGACTCGCACTATAAATATAAATTTCCGTATCATTAACATTATCAAGAGGGCATTCAAGCTTATAACTGCTTCCACGCAATGCACGGACTTGTTTTAGATAAGAACCATATTTAACAGAAGCATAAATATCAGCATATGGAGTAATAGTAATATCGCTTTTTGCATAACCACGAAGTGTAATAAAATCTTTAAGACTATCACCAGCATTGTATTTACTATCCATATATCTAAAACGATTATATAACCACCATTTACGTTGTTCTGATTTGCTACCTTGTAACATTGGTAAATAAATGCCTGAACCATCATTAATCAAAGGCTCTAAGTACTTGAAATATGCATCTTCATTCCAAATTGCTTCCGGCCAAATTGCTTGATGATCTTCATATGCTTTTTCTACAACATCATAGCTTAGTTTATTATTAGAGCGCAATTGTTGATACATAGATGCCAACTCATTTGGGAAAGCATCTCTCAAATTACACCAAAATACAGATCTTTGCCCGTTATATACGTCTGCACCTCTAACGGTATCAATATCCTCAAGCTCGTAACCGAACTTTAAATTACCTTCGTTATCAATACCAATACCAGTATCCATATCATATGGAAGCCAACAAATTTTATCCCCACCAACTAATGACGGAAAAGCGTTCTTTGCTCTGGAGTCCACCATGAGGAAAACGGCAGTGAATAAATAATAAAACAAAGAGCTTTGTAATTCTGCATGACTTGTAAGCTCCGCCCTAAATTTAGCCAAGCGATATTCAGCAGTATCTTTTATGTATTCAACACCATCATAGCTTATGGGTTTTTCTAAAGTATTATTAGTTGCTTGTTCTCTATCTGTAGACACTACCCATTTTGCAAAATCAGCTAAATTAGTTGTATCTTCATTTTCTTCTGGATAACGTGCTTCAAAGTCATTCTTCCAATCTTCGCCTTCAAAATCAGCACTCTTAAATAATGTTCTATTTGATGTATTATTTAAAGTTTCCCAAGATTCATCTCCATCAGAAAAACCAAAAGTATCAGCAGAGCTTTTGTCTTCGTTGAAGTTATATTTTCCAATAAATGTAATATTTTCTCCATCATTCTGAAAAATTACAATAGGAAATCCGTCAATGCCTTGTCTCACAGATGGATTTTCTATTTGTGGCGGAGTTTGATAAGGGCAAGTATCGTTGTACAATCTTACTAGCTCAACGTTATTCGCACCTTCAGAAGATGCAACATCCGCTTTAAAAGTAAATGTACTCGCAGGAATGCTATCATCTCTTAATTGATATTTTTCTTTTTGTTCTCCATTTTGAGTAATTCCCTTTTTCAATTTAACTTTATAATTCTTTCTCGCATATCCAGCGGAACTCGTGCCTTGTACACCAATTTGTGCGCCAGTAAAAGTAAAAGATTTTGTAGGATCTATCAAATTAACATATTCACCATCAACTGTTAATTTATTCCCTTTATATTGTGGTAATGTTTTTGCATTAAAAATTAAATATGGCAAATTAGCTGGTAGTTTATCAATTACAATTTTCCCATAAGCGTCAAAAATGTTATTTCTAGCATATCTATCCGTTTTCAACGCAATGTCCTGCGTATCAGCAATCCAATTATCAAGAATTTGATATCTAGTAAGGTCATTATTATACACACGAATATTATATAAATCTATTGTGCAATCATTAGAACCAATTGTAATATTAACAGGAGAAGCTTGTGTAAAATCATCATCAACTGGATATTGTGCCGACCCACACATAATCCCATTTAAATAAATAAAAATAAGTCTATCTTCAACTCTTTTTTGTACCACAAAAGATAAACGAATGTGCTCATTTTCTTTATATTGAGTGCTTATTTCTGACTGTTCAGATTTTAACGTTGCCATTTGTGCAGTCATATCAAATCCAACGCTTCCAGAATAACAAGAAATAACTTCGGCATCATAATTTCTTACGTTACTTGTGCTAAATTCAAATTCTATTGTTTTACCAGTTGTTCTAAAATCCAAAGCGAACAATTGAATAGGAATTATTAGCCTAGCATCTCCTGTAACTCTATGCACAGGAATTCCATCTTTATCGATTTTCCAACCATCACTAGTCCAATTGTAATTTTCAAAAATGCAAGAAATATTATTATAACTCCATTCAGCAGGATTTGCCTCATTATTATTACGTCCATAACTTGATAAAAATAACTCTAATCCATCTGTTGTAGCATCTATATCAATTGGACTTTCAATTACATCAATACTAATATTTTTAACTATTTCACCACAAGTAATAGAAAGTTTTAATTGACCATATTCATCAGCTCTAAATGACCATATTTGTTGTGTTCTATCTACAATTAAATTACTAATAACTTTTCCATTCACAGAAAGAGTAATATCAGAAGTAAGAGATACTGGTGAATAAACAATATATGGAATTGTAATAGTCTCATATTGCACCATGTTTTTATTATTGTATGCACATGAAATAATAGGTGTTGTTTCTCCGGCTCCAACAAATATTAAATCATAATATAAGTGATTCGATTGTACAACAACGCCGCCAATTTCAGATGTTACATAAACTTCAAAAGTATGCGCTCCATGTGATTTAGTTGGAATAGTAAAAGTATTTTGTCTACCTGACGTAGAAACATTTGCAGTTCCTATTTCAATTTCATCAAGCACAAAATGCACAATTTTATTGTCAACATCTCCTATTGCTATATAAGGATAACTAATCTGTCCTTCGTAAGCCACTGTTGAATCAAATGATGATGTAATTTTTAATGTAACTACTTTTACAGAATAAGATAAGCTCTTTTGATTCGAAAAAATATCCATACATGTTAATTTTACTTCATTTATTCCATCTATAATATAAGCTGAAACATCAATATTATTTTCACCTGAAACAATAGATACAGACGTTTTAAGAACATTATTAACATAAATATAAGCAGTTCCCTTTTCATTAGTTTCACTTGATGAAAATGAAAACTTCAAATTTGCAGATTGTCCAGCAGCTGATGTCAACATATTACTATCTAATAAATTTTTTAATGTAATAGCGGAGCTAGACCCACCTCCGCCACCACCTCCGCCACCACTAGGAAGTGTTACAGCGGAACTATCTATAGTAATGCCATCTTTTGCAAGATATAATTTATCACCTAAAATAACTAAATTATTAGGAATTGATGCAACCTTATTTTTTTCCAATGTCGTATAATCATTAGTTGACAATCCTTTACCAATTTCTTTTTGCACCTTATTATCATCTGTCCAATCTTTAATTCTAGACGTGACAACTTTTAGGCTATCAATCATATCCATCCAACAGCACCTCCTTACATTAATTTTGTATTATCTAAGAATTTAAAAAGAAATCCTTTATATGGAATTCCAGAATTACAATATTTTGATATTGTACTAGGATCTATATTAATGTCATATATATCATGAATAAATTTACTACAAGATGCTATGCTATTTAAATTGTATACATCTCTACTTTCTTGAAGTTCAACACTCACCTTATATCCATGTCTTTTATTTTTATCATATTCAAATTTATCCATATCATAATCACACCATCCAAGCTCAATACCTTTTCTAATATATTGTCTAGCAGTGCTTTCTCCTATATGCAATGCTTTCGCAATATAATTGTAATCTTTTGAGACATTCATATATAAATTACATGCTTCTTTAACAAAATTGCTATGCGCTTTTTCATTACATTGTTTCCAATCAATATTAGATAAGTCAAATAAATTATTTAACTCAGATGTTATAATATTATTTTTAATAAAATCACATTTAGATTCGATACAATTAATTCTTATCATATGTATTCCATGACTATACGCTAATTCATTTTTAACTTTATCTCGATTTTGCCGCTCTTCCAATGTCTTTCCAAATTTTTCATCCTTTTCAAAATGAAATGCTCCATCAAATTCAACAATATATTTATCTGCATTTAATTCAAAATAAAAATCATAAGAATAAGGTTTTGCCCATTCTGGTTGCCATTCAGCTTCATAATTATCAGCAAGCAACTGATCAAAAAGCGCTCTTCCGAATTTATTTGGATAACTAATATTATTCGAGCAATATTTACACGAAAATCCACATTCAGAGATAGCATAAATATGTTTTGCTTGAATCTTACCACACCATGGACAAGTAAAATTAATTTTTTCTCTTGATTGACTTGTATATTTGTATATATTTTCTTGGTTTGTAAATAATTTAGCAACATCTGGTCTAGTTGTTTCAATATCATTATATCCAATCAGTACTTTTCTGTTAGAACAATATGGACATCTATATCCATTCAAAAATGACATTGGCCTCATCTTATAAATATGTTTATTTTTGCATAGAAAATCTATAGGAGTAAATGCACCAGAATAAATTCCTATAACGGTAGTCGTAGGATCTAGTGCATTTACTTCTTCAACAAATTTTTCATGTGGTTTCATTTGTTTTTCAGTTGTTCTTTCTCTACCACATTTCTTGCATCCAATATTACGTCTTAAGCTTGATGGTGCAACAGAATAAGTATAATTATGCTTAACACAACGGCATATAATTTTAGTATTACTATCAACATAATTACTTAAAATTTCAATTTCTCCACGTTTTACATACTCATTCTTCTCATGAACTTCTTTTAAAAATTCTTCATTTGTTTTCCTTCTGCTCATCCTTAGTTCCTCCTAAAATACATTTTCAAAAATATTTTTGTTACATTAACGTCTTCTAGATCTCCACACATCAAGAAGCCTGTTTAAATTTTCATCACCTTCGAAGACCCAATATTTCTTCTGCGTATTCATATTAACCGCCGCCGTAATAAATCTCAGACCATTTGATCTAAGGAATTCTTTCAAGTTATAACTATAACAATAAAAATACCTATTCATAATAAATTCTCCTTTTCAAAACAAAAAATAGCCGAATTATCGACTATTTAATTTACAATATTATACAATATTTTACAAAATATGTCAAGGTGCGAAGTTTTCTCCGCACCCCACATAACATTTATTTAATATACATAATATTCAGCATGGTACTACAATTATTTGGTACACAAGTAGTAGTAACATCATAACGAGCCTTTAAATAAATAACATCACCAGCGGCAACATTTATAATTTTAACACCAGATGATACTGATCCAGAACCCATTGCAACATATTGAGAAGCGATTTCTGCATTTCCTTTATATACATAACATCCACCCAATTGAATAACAGTACCACTTCTAATATATACACTACCGCTGATCAACACGGTACCAGCGTATGGGCATTTAATACCACCGTCAGAGAATGTAAAAGCAGTGTCAGTTCTAGAATTCCAAGTATTTAATGTAACATTAGTAATCTCCATCGCAGACAAATCTAACGAACTAGCAGAACCTTTTGCAGAGCAAGCAGCTCCATAATTAGTAACACCAAGTTTGGTTCTAGCTGCAGATGCCGTAGTAGCACCTGTACCACCATTTGCAACAGAGAGAGTACCAGTTACACCAGGAGTAATATTTGCAGTTCCGTTAAAACTTGCTGAAGATGTTGATGCTAAGTTGGTTTGAATAGTCCGTGCAGTGGCAAGTTTTGTCGCAGATGTAGCCGCACCACCCGCAGAAGCGCTTCCTGCGTAATTATGTGTATGAGAGCTTAAGGCAGCACCGATATTAGCTGGAGTAATATTGACTTCGCCTGTTCTATATATAGTTTCAACGTCACCCTTAATACCAGTTATGGTATTTTTCTGTGCTCCAGACTCAATACCAGATAGTTTATTTTTCTCAACATTGGTATAATCATTTGACGACAGTGACTTTCCGTCCACCTTGTCAACCTTATTAGCAACCTGACTTTGTACTTGAGACATATCAGATATCGTAGAATATTCTGAATGAGCATGCTCTAATGGAGCGTATTGTGTATGTACATGATTGATATCGGCTTTACTAATCTGCAAACCTTCAATATCCGACTTCACATCATTTAATTCATCCGTCAAACAAACATCCATATCTGTGCCATACCATATGGAGTTTGAGCTATATTCTGGACTAAAATTCGGATTGGACATAAATCATTCCTCCTTAATAGGCTAGGATTCATCTTTTGTTAATAATCTTTATGCGTTTAGTTCAAGAACCTCTTGCGTGAATTCGGCATCATAATACCATTTACCACCTTCAAAATCAGAAAAAGAGGTAACCGTTTCTGGAATTGGATGATAATATTTTAATAGATATGGTAAATGCTCATTCTCAATTGGAACATACAAAGGATCTAAAACATAATCAGTTGTGTCTTGTACTTCCACACAAAGTCCATTAGTTCTAACTACAGCATATTTAAATCCATAACGACGTTCTACCATATTTATTCCCCCTTATATGTACTATAATGAATAACATACGTATCACTAGTACTATTGGTAATATTTAAATCAATTGATTTTGTTAATGTATTTTTAGCGACATTTGATAATTTCGCGGTTGAATTTACATCATATACGGCATCATTAAATACAATTTTATTCACAGAAACACTATCGTCAATAGTAATGTTAAATTTTGCAATCATTGCTTGAAATTTCGTATAATTATATCTATCATTACTTACAAGAGGTATTGAAAAACTTTCTCCAGGTAATATTGCACGAGAAGCCCGAGTCGTTCTATAAATTTTCGTATCAATACCTTCCTGCACACCGTCATTGGACGCAAATATCTTGCCGACCTTAACGTCTTCTCTAGTAGCATCAAAAACCACTGCAGAGTCAGTTACTGTTCCTACAAGTGTATTTCCGTTACCATCAACAATTTCTACCATTTTAGGCATTCCGAATCCACCAGTTACGTTGCCATATAATCCGCTCATACAACAACCACCTCCTGAACCTTAACCTGAATAGAAATTGCAGCACTTGGCAAACCACCAGCTACATAAACTCTGACAGTTCCATTGCCGCTCTGTGTAGTAAAGGCCAGTCCGTCATCCTGCCATTGCGCAAGTTGTGTTGGGGTAGGTTGTAAATCTACAACGCTAGTTTCAGTTACACATGACAAAGCAACATCCTGATAATATGGACTGGAAGACCCACCCCAAGTCTTACTCAATGTAATAGTAGTTACTTTTGGCAGCATATTTTGTAGCATAGCAATAGTAGCATAAGTGTCGGTAAACACATTGCCATTTGCATCAGCTTTCGCCTGTGGCACAGTGCCATATATATCTGCAGCAACAGGTTTAGTTAATCCTTCCACAACCCATGCCGTGCCATCATAAACAACAGTAAGTGGTTTGTTCACAGAAATCCAAGTTTTAGCATAACCCGACTGTAATGTAGTAGTCATTGTACTAAGTCTACGTTTAATTGGTTTTGCTCCCAATCCATTAACATTTAAAGTCGGGGAAACATCTGCACTTGTCTTATTCGGAATCATAATAAAACTTGCACCAGCTTCTAAGGCTGCAATACCAGGAACAGTTGCAGTGTATGCAATACCATCTGTACTAGAAGCTGTTGCAGTATATACACCAGCAGAAATATCAGCTTTAGATGAAACAGCATTAGTTATCTGAGTGGAAACTGCCGTATCACCAATAAGTGTGCTTAAATTCTCAATCTCAGCATTAATAACCTTGTTTTGTACAGGATTTTCGCTAGTAGAAGATAACTCGGCATCAGTTTTTACTACAAACGGTAAAGAGTTAACGTTTGTAATTCCGTCACCAACCTTGACTCGCTCATAATCATGTGTAGAGTCAACATCAAAAATAACAAATTCGCCTTGCTTTGGAATAAAACTAGATTTACTCCAATTAGCTTCAGTATCATGCTTATGAATGATACGAGATTTAATATTTTTTTCAGCCATTTTTATTTCTCCTTCAATTTGTCAATTTCAAAATTTAGAGAAAGGACGGGCCATCATTTCAGACCCGCCCTATATTTTAGAAATTAAACAGTAGTAGAGTCTCCACAATCAAGCACCAATGTTACTGCATCATCAAAATCGACAGCAACATCAGTACCCGTCTTGGTAGCCTTTAGACCTGTGCCAGCAGTAATGGACTGAACAGCAGTATCTAACTTTGCCTTATCGCCATCAGCAAATTTGTCAAGCTCTGCGGCATTAGCATGACTATGCTTCTTAGCAACGGCATCGGCTAGATTAACCTCAGTTTGTGTATAAGTATCAAGTAATGCCTTATTAGCATGAGTATGAGTGTCAGTTTCTAGTGCAGTAATACGATCAACCGCATCCTTGATATCTCCAGCCTTTAGGGCGTTAATGGCCTCTGTAATCTGAGCGGAAACAGTTTTATCGCCAACTTTTTCCTCTAGAGCACTAATTGCTGCGCTCATTGCAGAAGCATCATCTGGGTGTTTCTGAATCCAAGCAGCAATTTCCTGTAGCGTGTCAAGAGAGTCCTTCGCACCTTCAGGAATAAGCTGTGCAGCAAGCTCCTCATTTGCAATTGTACGAATAGACTTATCAGTATCTTCGCCAATTAGAGTAGAAACTTTACCAGAAAGAGTGTTTACATCCGTTGCATTAGCCTTATCACCAAGAGCAGTCTGTAAGCCAATAACATCGGCAATGGCATGATTATGTTCTTTAGCAGCATAAATATTAGTGTAATCTGGTAAATCCGCACGAACAACAGTAATTACACCGTCTTCCTCGGAAACGGCAGATACATACTTGCCTGCAACAGCCTTATCAGCCTTATCAAGCTTAGCAATTTCTGCAGTAATCTGAGCGGCTACGGAACCACCTTCGCCTACAGCAGATTCAAGAGCATCAACACGAGCACCCATAGCAGTGTCGAGCTTATCAGCATACTTCTTAGCACCAGCAATTGTAGCGGAAGCATCTGTGTCAGAAGTAGAGCCCTTTAGTTCAGTCTTAGCATCAGCAACAGCGGTGCTAATCTGAGAAGCAACCGCAGTATCACCAACAAGTGCGCTAACTGCAGCAATATCTTCCTTATTCTTCTTAATATCGGCTTTAACAGCAGCATCGTCATAAGTAGCGGCCGTCTGAGCATCAGTGATCATCTGAACGACAGTCTTATTGTCTGGTACAGTACCAACTTTTGCCTTTAGAGCGTCAACATCAGCCTGAGCATCAGTTCCAGCTTTCTTTGCGGCGGCAATAGCATCGTCCTTAGCGTCAGCATAACCTTGAGCTTCGGCCTTGGTAGCATAATCGCCAGCGGCCTGCTTCTTACCAAGTTCTGTTTCAACAGACTTAAAGTCGTTAATGACGTCACCAGTCTTAATGCCAGCAATTGCTGTATCATTAGAAGCCTTATAAGAGTCTAGAGCATTCTGTACTTTAGCAGCTTCACCCTTAACTTCATAAGTGTCAGCTAATTTTAGAGCAGCAATAGCGTCAGAAATCTGAGTAGCAACTGCCTTTTCTCCGACTAGACCCTCTAGAGCATCAATGTCGTTTTCAGCAGTACCAACGCGAGTCGTTAGTGTCTTTAGAGCTGCATCAGTAGCAATACCAGCACCAGCAATAACATTATTAACAAATGTCATTAAAGCAGACTCTGACTTCGCCGCCGCAATGACGTCACTTGCTTTAGCATAAACATTCCAAGGAAGTTCCTTAAACGTCTTAACGCCATCCTCGCCAATTTTGATCATGCAAACTGGTTCGGTCAATCCAGTGCCTGCAGTAGCTGCAACGGTAGCAATTGCGATTTCCCCTTTCTTAAGAGGAAGCGTAGATTTGTTCCAATTTTCCAGAGTGTCAACTTTGTTTAGAATTCTCGTGGAAATAATTTTTTCAGTAGCCATAATTACATTTCTCCTTTAAAAAATATTTTTTATAATTAAATACGCTTTACGACGTAATAGTCGCCTTCTTTTATAGATTCATAACCTTCTGCAACAAAATTGGTGTTTGCACCCTCGGCATTATTGTTTGCTGGGTCAAAGTTCTTGAAGCGACCACCCTTAACAATAATTTTCGCAGTACCTGCCTTATAATCTGCATCTCTGCAATTTAAAGTCCATTCAGGCTTTGCAGCTTCGAAAGTACCGCCATTAATTTCGATACAACCAGTAGCAGAGGCGTAAATTAAATCAGTACCGCGCTCAGTTCCGTCAGTTTTATTTTTATAAGTACCACCATTAATTATGGTTGTGCCACCAGTCGTCCAAATAGCCATAGAATAATTATTGGAACCAAGAGTGCTACTTATGGTACCAGTCCCGTTAAGAGTTGTTACACCACTTTCAATTTTTACCGCGCCAAGTGAACCATTTGCAGTAAATGTTTTTGCGCCAAGATCAATTGTTACATTTTCAGCATTAATAACTAGATGGTCATCATCATTGGTACCCATATTTACATCTTCTTGTAATGTAACAACATCTCCATTGTCAGCACCGTTTATTGCATCAACAATGCTGTCATACCCTATATTCCCAATTCTAGTAGGATATACGGGTGGATTTGTAGATGCGCCACCGCCATCTAAAATTAACTTACTACCAATTGGGACAAATATACTATCAACACTGATCTTATTTACACTCATTTCACCATTGCTGGAGACATTAACTTTATTTGCACCAGTAGATGATCTAATAACACCAGCCTTATCTAGGCTAGCAATAGGAATGTTAATAGTTTTGTCTACAATATCAGCAGCGTAACCACCAATATCAATCTTTTCTATCTTGTTAACCTGCGCACCAGATTCAATATTTTCTAACTTTTCAAGCAGGGTATCAGTAAAATCATTTGTAGATAAGCCCTTGCCTGGTACAGCATCAACCTTACTAGAAACGGCTTCGTTAATTTGATCAGATACACTCTTATTGCCAACAAGACCTTGTAAAGCAGTAATATCTGCCGCCATATTAGCAGCCTTGTCACCATGCTTAGCAACATAGTCAATTAATTCTTTATAACTATTTACAACACCATCGTCAGAAACGTCTGTTGCAAATTTATTAATAGCAGCAGTAATCTTATCATCAACAGACCCATCGCCTACTTTGCCCTCCAATCCTTCAACTCTTTCGAGTAGAGTAGAAGAGCCTTCACCAGATGGTGTCAGAATTTCTTTAACTGCGCTTACATCAGTTTGCAAGTTGGTTACATCAGACTGTAAACCTGCAACAGTAGTTTGTAATCCCTCAACTGTTTCAGTAGATGGAACTACCCATTCTAGCGTGCCATCGGCCTTCTTACGAGGCTGGGCACCCGTTTCAGCGGCGTCAAAACCTGCCAGCTTAAAAACCCCGTCATCTAGCACAATAGAAGTGCCATCAGCAGAAACTTCTACAGTACCAGTGCCGCCAATTGGTTCTAGCTGTTCATAAGTTTTTGCACCATCGCCAATTTTTAAAGTATTAAGTTCAACGTCAAAACAAGGCTCGCCAGCCGCAGGAATTACATCTTTATTAGCAGTCCATTCAGCAGTGGTTGCACGTCTAAACTGAATTCTCATACGCAAAGTCTGTACCGCCATAATACATCACCCTTTCATTAAATATTTAAATCCTAATAAATCATCTAAAATTATTGAATCTCTTTTATTATATGGAATACGAACAAGTGGAATATTATGAGATAAGGCATATTGGTTTTTAAGTGAATCATATCTTTTTTGTTGATTAAATCTCTTTTCTCCACCAAAATAATTGATAGGTTTATCATGCTGAACACCATCAAATTCAATCAATCTTATAATTTGTCCATTATTATCAAGAATCCCAAAATCATATTGTAATTTCTTATTGCAGTCAGACAACAAATCTTCAAAAGTTTGCTGTGGTTTATATTTAATATTGGCTTCATCTAAAACTTTTTTGATATTGCTTTCTCCAACAGAAACAATACAACCGCAACTATGTGTTCTATATCCAATCAAAGAATATCTCGGTAAAATAGTATCATTTCCACAATCACATTGGCATAACCATTGCTTTTTACCATTACTTATTACTGGAAATATAGGGATAAGTTTGCCAAAACGAATCCCAGTTGCATTTACCATACGCTTCGATAATGGTATTTCCTCCCATTTATTCCCCTTGCAATCAATGCCTTTTTCCATAACATCACCTCCTCTTTCGTTATTCTCATACTTACATTAATTTTGTATTGTTGCTACCAGCTTAATAACCAGTAGCATTACCCCCATCCCAAATTTGATATGTATCTTCTTCGTCTGTATAACCATTGCCGTCGCCACCATCAATAACGCTAACAATTACCATTTCTCCATCGCAATTGCATATTGGAGTTACACTATAATCATTCTCGATCATATGCGCAATCCATTTGCCATCAATATTAATCGCAACAATGATACCAGTTTTCTCAATCTCTTTTGCCCATTTTGATGCTGCTTCTGTTGTTTCAAATTTATGAAGCTCTTGTTTTCCAAGCTCAATGTCTTTAAGCATATTTTCAAACATCTCAAGTCTACGATTAATATCGTCAATTGCTTCACCTTGATCCATTACATATCCTTCTGGAATTGGACGTTGAATAACTGCAAATTTAACTGATTTTGCCGTATGGCCAGTTTTGTCGTCTCCGACATATGCATACGCAACAAGATTACGTGGAAGTTGTAAAATAATATCTGGGATATTGCATACACGTTGACCTTTATAATCGTAAACATTTCTTGTGATAGAATGATTCATATCTCGATTAGAAAAATGTACTTCTGTAATAGAATCATCTAAAACTATTAATTTCTGACCCGTATCCCATTGCCAAAAATTAGTACGACCATCGTAAATTTTAAATATATTTTGAGGCACTCTGGCACCTCCTTTTTTGTTATAATTTATTTTTTAATATTGATCCCAAGAACTACCGTTATCAATGTATGGAATATATCTATCCCATGAACTACCATTGTCAATATAGACTTGATAAGCATCCCATCCAGAGCCATTATCGATATAAACAAGACCTTGGCCCGTGGTTGGTGTTAATGTCATCGAGCCACTAGCTGATGCTGAGCCGCAAGTATAGCTAAGTCCGTCACGGTCAGTAACTTTGAAGCTAAAATTCATTGTTTTTGTACCTGCCGCATCATGTGCAACATTTAAAGTACCGCTTTTCAAAGTAACCGTACTTGAACCATTATAATCTGGAATTGTTCCAGTGTAATGAGTCCCGTTTATCGCAATGTTGTAACTGATATTTGTTCCTTGCGTATTCCATCCCCATCCAGATTGAATGGGCGAAAGTTTAAACTTAAAGCTAATACTGGATGTGTTTGCGCTATCATTTTTACTATTCTCTGTAACCGTTAATGTAAATCTATGATGTCTTCTTGAGCCATCACCTGTAATTGTTTTGGATTGTAAAGCCATTCAATCACCTCTCTTTAGTGTTTTTAATATTATACTTTTTGAAAATATATTCTTCCAGGAAGTCCAGCAGCAGGTCTTTGGGCAGCTGTTCCATAACCGTCAATCGGCATTGTTTGTAATGACGATCCTTTAACTGCGCACTGATTCCACTGACCTGCGTCGTATCTCCATACTTCTAACGCGTAGTTTGTTCCAGCTGAATTATAGATCAATGCTAGAATTCTATTTGCAACTCCATCAGAAGTTGTAGCAAAATATTGTCCGAATTGAATACCTGCCCAACCGACACTACCACATTGAAACCCACAAGCTTTTGCGTTTTCGGCAATTTTAGCAAGTGCTTGAGTTCTCCAATCGTTTTGATTAGACGCAGGTATGTCGTGTGCATGAACCATGTTCAAATTTACTTGAGCGCTGAAACTATTAGATGCGCCAGTTCCGCCATGTTCAATGCCAACGATGCCAGTAACGCTCGCAGCGCTTCCCGCACTCGTTGCATACTTAACGCTTTTTTTAGCATCAGCGGTATTATCAACATTGCCTAGCCCAACTTCTGATTTTGTGTGAGTGTGATCAGTATCAGCTTTACTCGCAATAGCAGTTGAGATCTGGCTAGACACAGATTTATCTCCAACTTTAGTTTGCAATTCGCCAATATTACTTTTTGCCGTAGTCATATCACTTGCGGACGCAAAATCAGATGCGTGCTTTCCATCAAGAGTATCTGAGTTCTCTGACTGCTTAATGTTATAATCTAATATTTGAATTTTTTTAGTTGCCAATAATATCATCTCCTTTCTTACTTAATAGTTTTTATTGCCTTACTAATTTGTTCAGACACTGATACGTCTCCTATTAAATTAGTTAGTCTTTCGATTTCTCGCTTAAGTTCTTCGACCTCTTCACGAGACGCATATTCTTCGTGTTTATGCTCTTTTGTAGCCATATGATTTAATGCGATGCTTAATTGCTCCGCAACAGGAACATCGCCCACAATGCCATCAAGATTGTTTATTAAATTTTGTAAAAATAGTATAATATCCGAGGTTCTAGGTATCATTGATGATAAATTAAAATTACTATCTAACATGCCATCACCTGTATTTTTAATTTAATTCATGTGCTTGCCATTTTTGATAAAGCTCTTTGACTCTCGGAGTTTTTTCAAAAACAAACACTAAAGTATCTTCGCGCTTAACACCGTCATATAAAATATCTACAAGATCTTCATGTGCGCCATTTTTCATATATCTCGCACATTGAAGCATGTTAACTATATAAACGACATTCTCGCTATCGTAATAACGATTAAGTAGTTTTGAATAAGTTCGCATAAGTTTCTCCTTTTGTTCCGTAAAAAAATAAGGTACTAAACCTCGTATCGCATGAAGTGTAGTACCTTATTCGTTTTCTTGTTTAACTACTTCATGTGTGATTTTTTCAATAAGAGTTGGCGCAACCACATCCATATAATCATCTACTGGATGTACTTCAATGCGTTTGCCACGTTTTGGCTTTGGCTCTTCTTTGAGAATATTCTCTAAATCTCTCTGCACGCAAGCTACATATTTTGAAACTGGCTTGAGTTGGAGATTAGAAATAATGTCTTTTGCCTCAGATTTTGTTAACTTGTTCATATTGTATTTAGTCGCCGTTTGCCATAGAGTCATGCATTCTTCTGAACAGAATTCTGCGTGCCATGTTGGAAGTAATGCATCGGCGCGAGAGCAAGATGGACAATATGAAAATTTTTTTTGGCAAGTCAAACATTGCCTATTTAACCTCATATACATCACCTCAATAAAATAAAAACATTATGTCGCAAAATGTTTACAACATAATGTAAAATATATCAATTTATATCGTGAAATTACACATGTTTAAATCAGTACCAATGCGTAAATATTTACGAATAGTAACACCCGACAAAGCAAAAACATTAGCGATATTTTTTATTTTTTTATTTGTTGTATTATTATAAAAATTGCACACTTCATAAATTAAACTAGACCTAGAAGCTTCTTCACAAGCAATCCAATCAATATCGGACAAATCAAAAATATCAGACAAGCTACTATTTAATATGCTGTTTTTAATATAGTGCATTTCAGATTTTTGACAGTCGATTCTGATCACAACACATTCATTGTTAGTAGCTAATTTAGTCTTAGCGTCATCTATTTGTTTGACAACATCCAAAGATGTCCAGTTGCCAGACGTATATTGAAAATGCTGTATACCATCAACTTCGACGATATATTTAATACCATTATATTCAAAATAATTATCATATAAAAATGATTCAGTCCAATCTGAGCTATACTCACATTGCAAATTCGTAATAGGTAATTGTCTTAAAACTTGCCTGCAAAATTTATTAGGATAAGAAACGCCATCTCCACAAATTGGACATGCAAAACCAGTTTTTGATAAATGTTTAATAAGCATATTTTTAGTGTGTCCACAATATGGACACATCAAATCAGTATATTGATTGCTATATACAGTAAATTTTTTTGCTTCATCTTTATTTATAAAATACTTAACTAAATCAGGTCTTAAAGTGGCGATATCATTATATCCAGCAAAAACCTGTCGTCCTGCGCACACAGGGCATCCATGACCTTTTATTAAATGATTTGGCCAAGCATCCCATTCGTATCCATCCAATAAACATTTACACCTCACGGTGTCTTGACTGCGAGTGTATGTTCCAATAACTTTGATGTTTGGCAATATACTGTTCACGCTCGAAACAAATTCTTCATGACTTTTTCTTTGCCGCATCGAAGACGCTACATTGGCGCATTTTCTACATCCATGTCCCTGTAAAAGATTACTTGGCAACGAGCTAAATTCATAACCACATTTACTGCATTTGCATTCAATTTTATTATTATCGGAAATGTATTTTCCAGTGATAATAATATCTGAATTTACAGCTTTCATTTGTTCAATAAATTTATCATGTGTTTTAAATCTTTGTTTCTTTGCACATTCAGAGCACCCATCATACGTATGTCTTTTAATTTCTGAAAGAATTATTTCATATGGTTCTTTGTCGCAAATCATACATTTAACCATAACTCTATAATCTTTTTTCCCATTAATTTTGTATGGTAAAGAAACTAACTTAAGCCCCCGAACTATGTCGCCAATTCTATAATCACTATGTTTCATTTTCATCTTTTGTTACCTCCATAACAACACTTCCTCCACTTATTAAAAAATAACACAAAGAGGCTGAGAGTGGAGGCTCTCAGCCTTGTCAATGAGATTAATTACTTCTCATCTACTTTGTACTAATAGTATATCACATTAATTTTGTATTGTCAAGTATAAATAATAATTATTACTCTTCGTCATCTACAACGACCACACGTACCATTTTTTTATTTTTATCACAATAGTCAACATGAGCCTTACCAGAGAACGGATGCTGTTGATTATCTCCGCCAATGCTCCAGTCAAAGTCGTTGCTAAGCTGGAATCTCGGAAGAATTAGATAAGCAAGCATTTTCGTTTCAGGATCGCAAACGTCATAAGCTAAAACCTCAAACGTCATCTTACCCATCTTTGCAAAGTTCTTAGCAGAGTTAACAACTTCGATTGCATTTTCAGTCTCATATTCGTACATAACGAACATTTCAGCACCCTTTGCAACACCAGTAGGTAACGTGATTACACCGTCAGCATACGCAAACTCCGTAGCAGAAGCATTTGTGCCCTTAACATACTTTGCACCAAGAGTACTATCACCATTTAGTGCATAAATAGCCGTAGGATCAGCAACAGGAATATGCTTTAGAGTATACGTAGTATCAGCCACCTCAAAAGACTCCATCGTAGGTACAGTTAGCTTAGCTTCACCAGTAGCAGTAACCTTCTCTGTGCCATACTGCGCAGCTAAGAGTCCGAAATCATATACGGCGTTGTTTGCAGAAGCCTCAATCGCCTTAGATCTCATAAGCTCCATAATGGACACACCAAGTGCATCGGTAACTTCCTGGGTCTCAGAAGTCTGATTCAAAGAAAGATCCTGAACCTGATTCAGAGAGAAAATAATATCATCGTTCTTGTCGGCAAAAATACCACGAAGAACTCTATCAACAATAATGTTGTTTAGGTTATGTTGTGCCATAATTAATTACCTCCGTAAAATTTAATTATAATTTTTAATATAATAAAAGCCGTAATAAACACTACAGCTCTCTTAACCAGTTAAATTCTTTTTTATCAACCTTAGATAGATCAGCCATACCACAATATGCGCCATTCAATAGATGATTAGCTGAATCAATAGCCTGCATTCTAGACACATCATCAAAAAATTCATACAAGCCCATATTCTTAACATAATCGCGCGTATATCCTTGTTTTACCTTAACGGCAGATATAAGTGGCAATAAATAAGATCTAAAAGGTTTGTCTTTATTATACTCACGATTTCTTCTATCTTCGTCAATCATTGCTTGTTTAGCTCGTTTTCCCTTTGCCTTTTCTGGTTTAGGAGTAATATTATGCAATTTACGAAGAAAGGTCATCATGCGCATATAAATTAATTTATCAATTTTAATTTCAGCCTCTAGGTCTACAAGAACAATTTCATCATTGCTTTTATCCCTAAATGGCTTCATTCTTGAAAAGTCTAAGTCGCCAAATATAATTCCAGTTCTATCTGGTGTCATAGTTCTCGAAAGAATAATAAATAATTCAAAATCATCCACCTGTGTCCAATCAAGATTCATTTGATCCCAAAGAATTGACTTGAGGTCACTAGGAATAGCAGATAGTGTATGGATCATAGAAAAGTACTGTGCTTCTCCATAGTTTACTATATCTCCGATTTTCGGTTGATTTAACTTAATTTTATCATTAATGACATAATCATCACCAAAATATAAAAATAAAGCATCTACATCAAAATCAATCATAAGGGTTGTCCCTTCTCGCTTTATTTAAACTATTAGGTTTAACAGCCTCGAATTTTAATGTTCTGCAATAATAATCGGAGTCAACCACACTTTCCTTGTTGTAAATCAGTTTAAACTGTAAACCAAACATGTTGGTCCAGTTAAATGTGTCACGTATGATATATCCCAAAAGATCGTGACGATCAATACCATATTCGGTTTTTATATCATCAAGGTGACAAATACAATTAAACTGGATATACTGGACTTTCATGTGGGTATTATATTGACTATCTTCAATATCTTCAACTGAAAAACAAATAAAATTTCTTACTGTATCTTGAGTTTGCGGAATTCTAATAAATCCAAAAATATTGTTATCCAAAAATTCATCTGGAGAATCTAAATCTATTGTTGGATTATGTAACGCCTCAAGAATATCAGGGTCGGATATAAGTTTTTGCTTTATCAGTCTTTTCATAGTTATAATGTCATCTTGAACATCCTGCATATTTCTGTTCATAGGCTCACCACCTCAACGATAAGAGATTTTGAACTATTTTCTACTTTTGCAATAATAGTAAAGGTTTTACCAATTAAAGAATAATCATTGGTACATTTCACTTTAAATATGTTATCCATTACTGAAGTTGTTAGTTTAGTTGGATCACTATCTGGAAAATCAATACTCCACTCAATATCATCCGTACAGTCAACAAGTTTGCCATCAATACGCGTTTTGAGTGTAAACTTCTTATATCCGCCACCCGCTCGAACAGCAGGGGAACCAGAATAAGTGATTTCTAAATCTGACACAGTTGGAATCTCTTCGGTTTCTTTAATCTCAGGTTCAACTGCAGACTCATAATAATTACCAATCATAAGTTCTGCATTGTCTGTAGCTGGATTAAATTGCTCTTGAGTCATAGTGAACTTAGTAATTCCAATAGTAGCAGTATCTTCAATTTTTGAACATTTGTATGCCAATGGTGGATACCTACCAGTCTCGGACTTCAAAAATTTAGTATCGTAAGCGATAGTTTTAGTATCATCATTTGTAGGAAGCCACATAACTTCCTGATTCTCTATAGTTTGTGTCGTATAATCCAACCAAACACCACTGTTATAAGAATTCTGTTTGCGAGCACAACCAAGGCACTCAAAAACTCTACGCTTTCCACCAATTTTTGAAACCCACCTATAAGTCCACGTACATTTCAAAATAGAGAACTGTCTAAACTGAGATCTATCATCAAAATATACTAATAACCACCATTCGGGTTCGCCCATTTCATTTTTAAGTTGAACATAAGAGCCAACTTTAATATCAGGTCTATTTTTCATATCTTCCAGCCTAAACTGGAGCAAATAAGCTATATTGTCACCCGTGATATTATAATATGATTTTACGTTATATTTTGCGTAAACTGGAATATCATCATCGTCCACCACAGGTAACCCAGTATCAACCCATTTAACATAAACAGCTTTAGTGGCTGCATCTCGCATCCAAGATGCATCCATAATTTTTTGAGAGTTTCTACGTCTTGCTTCGCCTTCATAACCACCCAAAGCGGCCATGCGAAGCCTATATGAATCAAGCATTCGTATCACTCTCCTTAATGCGTTCCACTAATCCGCAACAATCCAAAATCGCCTTACGATATTTTTGAAAATCATTTTCTTGTCGTGCATATTCAAGTAAACTCATAATGGTAATAATTTTTGGTTGAAAACCAGATAATTTATTAAACCCAATTAGCCGTTGTAGCACTGATTCGAAATAACCATCAAGAAACTCATAAGATTCTTGTTTGTAGGGTAATAGCTTAAAAATAGCAGAAATAAAATATTGTTTTTCTGCCGCTATTTGACTAGGCGGTGCCGCTAAATAAATATTCATTAGAAACACCACCTTAATCATTAAAATAAGAATTTGTTGTATATGTGTAATAATTATGAAGACGGTTCATTTCAAGCAAATTTTGTTCTTTCATGGCACGTAGCTCTGAAATATGATTAGCCTGACTATAATATTGTTCCTCTTTACCTCCAATGAATTGGAGAGTTAATTCAGTGGAATTAAGCATAGGAGTTAGCCAAGAATCTACCATACCACACGCCAACAACTCAATTTCTAAATCTGACAAATCTTCTTCAAATTCTTGAACTTCATCGTCACGTTTAGACAAATCATGTTGACATTTACGTACACGCAGTATTGCGCTATTTAGCCAACCGTTCATCATATTGTCAAAAGAGTAGTCGTCAACTTCTGCCAGGTTAAAATCCGAAATCTTTTGTAAAACTGTATTATTTCTTATTAAGTCGTTAATTTAATAAGTTATTATTTATGTTATTATTACTATATATTGATTTATAAATATCATATTTGCGTTGCATATATAAATCAGCATCTCTGTATATCCAATCTAAAAAAATACATGCATCTCGTTTATGGTTTAAATTAAATATGCTTGTAGGGTCTGCATTTTCATGTAGCGTTTTTATGAATATATAAACATGTAACCGTAAGTATTTTTGAGCTATTCTTGTTGCCTCTGTTATAAAGCTATGAGTCCCAACAAAACTTACACTCATTTTCTTAGGATTTTTCGAAATACTTCCATCTCCATCCATATATCCTCTTAAGAAATGTCTTTGCAGATCAAAATCAAGCCATATTGGATATTTTAAAATAAGACTTTTCTTTTTAAAACATCCATGTTTTATTAACATATTTACCATATGCTCACTATTAAATATTAATTGATAACAATTTTTCCATTTTGATTTTTTTCTTTTTTTATTAACAAACAACAAAGGTCTATCACTATTTAATTCTTTATTAATTTTATTAAGAATATCAATATCTCTATCTTGCAATGTTAATGAAACATGTCTATCGTCTGTTATGCATCCATCGGCATACAAAATACCAAGGATATATGCCTTATTTGGTGTATCAATTTCATCAAAATAATGTTCGTTGCAATTATATACTTTTTTAATATTGGACCTACTTCTAAATTGTATAGAATTCTCTTTTAGCACCCTAGATACAGTGCCGTATGACACATTAATAGTATCAGAAATATATTTTTTGTTTTTGCCAGACAAATACATATCAATAATATCATTACGAGTTTTTTCACTTAACCTTGTTCTAGGATGTACATTGTTATTTCTTAATATAGTTCCAATTACACTACTGCTAACATTATATTGACTTGCTATATCCTTTTGTTTCATGCCGTTTAAATACATAGTAATAATATTATCATATTCATTAACATTGACTACACGCCTTCCATTATTTAATGAATGAACACCTAATTTTGTCAATATATCGCTAATTGTAGTCTGATCAACATTATATATTGCGGCAATATCTTTCTGTTTATAACCACTTGTATATAAATCAATAATTTCTGGATATTTATCCTTTGTAATAATCAAACTCATGTTAATTTCCTCCTGAAAAACTACATTATAAAAAGATGGTAATCGTATGTCAGGAGCATTACGAAACGGTGGCCAAACCGCTGTCCCATCTTCTTAACAAAACATAAATAATATTTCTCACATTTTCATGTGAGCATAGACTATATCATTTACCATATTTGCTTACGCAAACTTAGGTACTCTCTGCTTCGGGGTACTTACCCCTACAGGTATTTCAACCTATAGTCGTTGAACCTTTTTCTGGTAATATTATACACATTAATTTTGTATTGTCAAGTACCAAAAACTCGGCTGCTGATTGTCCAATCTTTACAATTTTTAAACCGTCACATCCGCCATTTCCAGCCATGTTGTGGTTTGCAAAGCTCTAAGGATTTTCCAGCAATTCAGAGAGATACACTATATTGTTTCCAAATATAGCGGACTGTGAGTTATATTAATAACTTTCAATCTTTTATAGATATTTTCATATGGAGTTGCCATATTAAGCACCTCCTAAATTAAGATAGATACAACTTTAAATCTGTACCTAAAATCTCATCAATCGCTTTAATCTTAGCCAACCTGTCCAGAGAACCATCCATAATCTTCTCTCCAGCAATATTCTTAACTGCTTGCTGAACACCCTTTGGGGCATTTTTAAGTGCAGCTTTAAACTTACCAAGAGGCAAGTCCAAGATCTTTTCAACATCTACATCGGCAATTTTGCTATAAAGATCACTGAAATCTTTTCCCCACTGAGCAACTAGTTCTTCATCTTCGATAACAATTCTCGGCTTAAGAAGATGCTGTGACCTAATAGACCTAAGCGCTTGTAAATCTTGATATTCAACTGGAGTAGTATCACCATAATTTGACCAAGAATATAATAGCTTAGACTTTGGACCAGTAATCAACAACTCTCCGTAGGTAATACTACGGCAAATAACTTGTTCATCTGGTTCATACTTACGAGGCGCTTTTGCAACAGACTTTTTAGTTTCTGCTACTGAAACTTCCTCTGTATTTGTTTCCTTTTTTATTGGCATATGCAATTTCTCCTTTTATTCCTTATATTAATTTTGTATTGTTGAATTAAGCAATGTTCCAAACACCGAAGCGCAGACCTAACTGTACGCCAACACCAAGTTTAAACATGTAACGGAAATCGTATGTAAAATCCTGATTAGTAACGTTATCCTGTACTTGACGCATCTCAGGCTGACCCTCGTTAACAACCTTAACGAACTTATTATCACCAACAGGCATAATAAATAGCTGTTTGTCATCAACTAGTTTCTTAGTAGTATCATTAAGCTTAAAGCCTTGCTTAATTTCAACAAGTCTAATTCCCTCAAAATACCCAAGTCTACCAGTAGTATAACGCTCATTCTTCATCTCATTGGAAACCCAGTCAATTTTCTGCATACCTTCAAGCTTGCTTAGCGCAGCCTTAGTACCCATAATAACTACATCCATACCAGTAGCCATCTGAACGTCTTCAATTAGCGTCATAAAGTTGTCTTTGGTAGAATCCTCAAGATTACCAGTCTTAACCCACTGACCAGCGCCACCAACGCCACCAGGAAGTTCCGCAGCAGCAGATACAAAAGCCTCATAAATAGACTCGTTCACAAATCTGTCAACAGCTTCATAAAGCTTAGTAACAAAAGTAGCAAAATCTTCCAGACCAGTTAGCAGCTTCTCATACTCACTATAAACAGCAATACCATACCAGGAAGTAGTAACGGAGAAAGTCGTACCCTTGCCAAGTCTCTGACGATCTAAATCCCAATGGTTACCAGAAACTTTAGAAACAGTTAGAATTGTTTCGTCCTCGGTATAGAACACATTCTGATCACCAATATCAATATTTCTAGTTTCAACAAATTCGTTGAAGAAAGGATTATCCTGCCAGCCACTCTGTAATAGATTAGGAACAACTTCCTCAATTAGATCAAATAGCACCTGCTGATTTTTTCTAATAGCCTTACGAATTTCGGCTTTAGTAGAATGCTCGTCACAACCAATAATCTTCTTAAACATAGTTGTAATCTTAGCATTAGCTTCCTTAGCAGTAATACCTTCCTCTAGAGTGTTGTTTGCAGTATCGAGCATTAGCTGATTAAAAGACATAAACTTTGCATCATCATTATCAAAAACCTCACGAACGTGAGCATCAAAATTCATTAATTTAGCCATTATCATTCACCTCCTGAAAATTATAGATGTACTATTTGCAACTTGTACATAATTAGATTACTGCGGACGATCTTCTTTAGAACCTGAGCACAGAACTGGGTTTCGTCAAGTGAATCTACGACATTATAAACCTTGCCTGCGGCATCAAAAGTTACATACTTCTTCTCTTCTGGAGCCTTATCAAAAGCAGCCTCTGATAGAGAGAAACGGTCGCCAATACGTAGAGTGTAAGCACGTACACGGTCACCCTTCGCATTATAAAATCTATCCTCGTCCGCATAAGTCTTTAGAGCGGTAAAAGGAACAACTGGGGGGTTGAGTAGTAGCAGAGGCTCATCACCTGCAGCATACTTCTTCATAGTCCAAACCTCATCTTCGTACTCATCATTAGCGTATACCCCTCTAGAAACCAATAAACCATTGTCCATATCTTCGGTGATAGCAATAGAATATAGATGACCCCCACCGAAATTTGAACTCAAAATATTTGTTGACTCAGCAACGATGTGAGAGCCTTTAATCATATCTTGTGCCATAATTTATTTTCCACCTTTCATATAATTTAAAATTTTAGATAAATACAACAAAAACGACCGTTTAAGCCGTTTAAGTAGTAAATATTAATTTGCTTTTATAACTTATTCGCTAAAAAGCCCAGAATAAGCTTCCTTTTTCACATCTGGTTTTGCGTTAAAATTAATACCAACAGAGCGTTTCTTTTCAGGCTTATTAGCCTCAAAGTTAAACTTCTTCTTCATTGCTGCAGCAAAAATTAGATCAGCTTTAACTTTAATCTCATCAACAGAATACTTCTCCGCATCAGCAACAAGCGTCTTAAATTCGTCAGAATCCTGAATTTCTGCATACTCAGCACTTTCAAGAATAGCGTCCTTCTGAACTTTAAGTTCTTGCTTTTCAGCATTCTCCTTAAAGGCTTTTAACTCCTCATACTGAGAACGAATCATATCAAGAGCTGTCTTTTCACTCTCTGTAACAAATTCAGTAAAAACTTCTACTGGTTCGCCACTAAATGAGATGTTTTCGCCATCCTTAGAATAATTTTGCTTATAATAATGTGCTTCATAACCATTAGCATAACTTTCCTTTTGATACACAAAATGATCATCATATGTTTCACAAATCCAACCATAAGAATATTCATCCATACTTGCAATTAATAGGTTATACAAAGCCATACGAATATCATCAAAAGACAGTGCAAATTCTACACTACCAGTTTCGGTATTAACAGAGCATTTGCTCTTCTTGTTTTCAGAGAAGTCATCTTTAGGCTCATCTGTATTGGGCGCAGACTCAGGCTTTCCTTCATCATTAACATTATTGCCTTTCTTTTTAAACTCTTCGGCATTTCCAAATTTTTCAACAAAATTTGCCTCCAAATCTTCATCAGAAAGACCATCTACTTCAAAATCAATATCTTCTTCAGTTAAACCATAAAGCTCTAAAAGCTCATTAAACTTATCCATTGTATCGTATCCTCCCTTCTCATCAGAGTCATTTGTATTATTGAATCTATCTAAAGCATCATTAAGCTTAGTTAGAGTTTCAACCATTTTTAATTGTAAATCATTTGGAATAAAACTATTTTCCTCCTGACTAAAAGAACCAAGAGTGATATTACTACCAGCCATTCCTTCTTCTACAATAGTACCTTCTTCATCTCTGCCAAGAATCGTAATTCCCATAAAATAAAAAGAATCAATATTCAAGCAATCTTCATCTAAATTCCATGACATATCTTCAATTGCAAGTTCAACGCTTACTTTGGAAGTGCCTTTTGCACGTAAAATTCCAGCAGCTTTACTATATTCCTCAAAAATATATCCATTAACATTGACATAACTTTTTTCTTTTAATTCATCATATACAATTTTTGCATTACAACTTTCTGGAATTATTCCAACTGGAACTTCAAGATATTCTACTTCAGTATTTCCATCTTTGTCTTTAACAATTTCTGCATTATGAGCATAAAAATCCCATGTTCCATCATCTAATTGATGAATATATCCTAAAATTGGACGATTACTAAAAGAGGGTAGAGCAGCAGTCATCGATTCAATTGAAATATTACTTTTATTACGATTAATACCAGTATGACATGCTTGTAATTTAACAGGAAGTAATCCATTTTTAGATACATCTACGGCTTCAAACTGACCCAAAGTATGAACCACAATTGGTCCACTTGATTCTTTTGCACTAAAATGATTCAAATTATTTTGCTTACAAAAAAGATATAAATCATCCAGAGTAAGATACCTCTTTGACATATTCTCACCCCTTTCTATTAAAAATTATATATAAACTCCAAAAGGGGAGATTATATGTTTAATTTGTTTGTAAAATGTATTTTTGTAGTATCAACACTATTAAAATTAAACTTTTCGGCAGTTTGATTTACAAAAGTATATGTACCACAAATATTAGACAATAAACGAAAACCATGGGCAATTAAAATGTTGCTCATGGATTTGTCTTGCGTAATTATAAATTTTTTATTTTGAGGCATTAGGATACCTCCTTTATTAATTTTGTATTGTTGAACTATATCATAAAAATTTAAGTCATCAAGTAGTTAATTGTCATTTTTATTTCCGTCACGGGTCGCTTCACCTTCATCACTCAACGGTTCATCAGATGTTGGTCTTCCCTCAGAACCATCTCCATTTTCAGTCATTCCAGATTGAACATTACTAGACACAAGTGGCTGGTTCCAACTAGTAACACCAAGACCAAGTGCATTTTCAAGATAACTCATACCTCGTTCTTTAACAGGATTGGAATCAATTAATGATGCAAGTTCCATTTTACACGGGATAGAATACTGTGCAGCTTTTAATAATTTATCTATTCTATCATCGATAAAATATGGAGACACATCACTAAATTCAACTATCATTCCGGTTTCTCCAAGATGATTTAGAATCCATAAATTAATCCATGCATTAATTTGTTCAATTGGAGCCATTGCATCCATAGAATCAAATTGCAAAGCTAACCGAAAGCTTGTACTATTAGTGATTTTATTTTGATTTAAAACAATACCACCATTTGCGTTAATGATATTTTCATAAGCCTTTGAAATAATATTTGTGTCTTCAGCATCATTACTCTTAAAATCAATAGAATCTAATTTCATAGGAGACATTGCAATTGCAACATTCTCTGGTATGGCAGACTGTAGCTTTTGATAAAATGCATTTGCCAAATCAAGATCAATTTCAAAATCATCAGGTTGATTTGTTCCACTTAAAGTATCAATTTTTGCATAAATCAATTTATAGGCTTCCATCTCATCTTTTAAATTTTGCACAGATTGCAAATCTTCAAGATTAATAATATCTTCCAATAAACCTGAGAGTGGCGGCACTGAAAAATCTAAATTATCAATATTAATTTTTAAACAAAATGTATTTTCCATTGGTAATTCTGCCCATCTCTGTGTATTATCGCTTTTATATTTATTATATAGTGTTTTAAAAATAGGGTCATACACATCCAAATAATAAGAATTAGTACCAGAATCAAAAAAACTTAGATCAAACGCAAAATTAAGCACACCTCTATAGTATTGCTGACTAGATATCTTACAATAATCTGGATCAAGCAAATGAATAAAAAATTCAGAATCTTTTTCAGGATCTCCATAACAGAATCCATATACAACGTCATTTTTCCATGCTTGAAGCATACATTTTAAGATCTGGCTTTTCATATCCATATTTCTAACATACTTAATTACTCGTTCATAATTTTGCAAAATATTTTCTTGGTCTGGCTCTTCTGTTAATGGTATATCAGGATAGACTGTCCAAGATTTACAATTAATTTGATATGCCTTAAAATTTATAAGTCTCCTATATACATGAGAAACTGTATATAAATAATTACTCAGTTTCCTAAGCTGTTTTTGGTTACTGTCACTAGCTGGATTTTTCAAATATGTTCTAAGACTTTCCCTAGAATATGTAGTATATGTAATATTCTTGTTTTGAGTTAAATCAATAAGAGATAAAGTATCCTTAACAGCAGCATAGGCGGCTCTATTTTTTTCTTCTCGACTCAACGCTTCAATTCTTTCTTTGTTTGTTAACTCTTTTGCCACACATAATCACCGCCTTTCTTAACCAAATAATTTATCAGTATATTTCCAATGAAGTGGTATGCCTGTAGCTGGATGTTTTCCTGCGCTTTTAATATCACCACGACAACATGCAGAAATATTACTACAATTAATCCCATATATAATTCCAGCCTCAGTGGCACTCACAAAATATTCATTAAGTTCAAAACAATATACAGGCTTTGAATTAGGAGAATTTGATCCAGTATATTTACCGATTCTCGCAATACTCATTTTTTCTCTTGTTTCTTTTGAATGATGTTTTCCCCATAATGGATGTTTATTTCCACTATTAGTATTACTTATTTTTTTCTTCGTTTCTTCTGATATTGGAGGTCTACACAAAGCTTCTTCTCGTTTTTGTTCAATAATATCCTGAGTCATACTTTTTTTAACACTTTCACTTATCTTTTTTCTGGTTTCTTCAGTTGGAGACTGCCCTACATGCCCATCTCCACCATGTGTTATATTATATCCATATCTTGAATCAGTTGTTTTATATTCATCAATTAAATCTTGTTCAATGTGTTTTGCAGATTCCTCACTTAAACCAGAAAATAAAATTTCATGCTTCCATTGATTTTTCCAGTCCGAATATTTAATAACCGCACGCGCCATCGCTGGTTGATCATATTTAATTCCGTCTTTTTTTCTTAAATAGCCTTTTCCATTTTGCCATCGTTTTTGTGGATTTTGACTTGTTATACCAATATATTTCTTGCCAGATGGTGACGTATGTATATAAACACACCATTTTAATTTTTTTTCTTCATTCATAAACATCACCGCTTCTTACGTTAACCAAACAACTTATCTAACGACTTCCCAGGATTGACCTGAAGTTTATTTATAATATCAATTGTATTTGGTTTCTTACGAGAACGTACATTTTCAAGACGTTTTTCTTGTAAATAAAACGCGCACATTACATAAGTATAACTTCTATCATCGTGGAGACGGCCAACCTTCTCAGGTATTAATTCAAAAGAATCTTTTCCTGAATCACGTTTAATACGTCTCATATTAACAAGTTCTTCTTTAAGTGCATCAATATTGGCCAATGCAATTTCTTGGTAAGAATCTAATTTAACAATCTTAGTTTTTACAACCGCAGATTTTTTTAATTCTTCTTTTAATTTAATAGCATACACATCTTCTGGTAAATTTTCTTTTTTCAATCTTTCTTCTATTTGTTTTTTTACCGCATTGGTTTCTTTATCATCTGCCAACAATAAAGTTAAATATCCCTTATTATCATAATCTGATGTAAAGCTAATTAAATCACTATTTGTCATTTCGATTGCCGCTTCATACATAATAGATTTATATTTGGTAGGTTCCATTAATTTAACCTTATCAACTGCATTTGGATATTTACTTGCATATCCAGTGCCAAGCTGCCTATCCAATTCCTTGTCAATGAAGCCTGGATGTATTTTTCCCTGTTCATCAACCCAATCTTGCATCAACATATCTGCAATAACCTTACCTGCACCACCAGCGCCAGCATCAATCATAATAGCCTCAATATTTCCATATCCTAATGCATCTCCATTGTAATCAAGGATAAGCCGTCTTAAATAATCAACTTGGTCAGGGGTTTGCATTGGTGTGCGACGCTTAGTACTGATGTCAATCATATTAACACAATTGACAATACGACCTCTATATTCACCATTATCATCTTGATAAATCTCCATTACTGTTATGATACTATTATCTCGATTTCTAGCTGGATCAAAAGTAATTAAAAACTTCTTTTTATTTGTGTCATTATACAATAAAGGAATACGAGTTTCACTATTTCTAGTAATGACACCACGTCTAATAATTGCTTCATTACCAGCATCAGAAGTAAATTCACAATAATATTCTCTTCTTGCCTTTTCAGGATTTGTTTTTAATGCAGTCTCAATATCACTTTTTTTCAATAGAGCATTAACGGCCTCGCCGCGAACTGTTGGCTTTAGAACTACATCACAACTTACCTGTACAACGCAATAATTCCTATCTCCCATCAATTGCTTTTTTGCAAATTCTCTATAAAGCCTATAATATTTAGTATCTGTACTAGACGCAGAACTAATATAAAATTTCTGGTTAGGAATGTTGGTTGCAAAAGTTCTCAAACGAACTGGATCTATTGCTTTTCCGTTTCTATCTTTACCAGTAGCAAAGTCTTTATTGACAGCAGCGAATGCTCCATAAACTTCGAGCATTTCTTCTGATAAAAAGCCACATTCATCAAAAACTACACTACCGCGCATACCTCTTTTTTTATCAATATTACTATTCAACGTCTGAGTAAAACTTTGATTATATAAACTATACTTAAAGCCATCAGAACCATGAGAAAATCCATCTCCAGCTGCATTTTTAATCTCAATTTCGTTCTTAAAAATATAACCAGTTGAGTTTCTCATTTCTGCAATTCCGTCATTAGCCAAACGTTCAAGCGTCATAAATGTTTGTTCAGCCTGCGATCCAGAACCACTAGCAATATATGTCCATACATTACAAAACAACATGTCTTTTGCCATAAGAATTAAATCAATAACCGTTGATTTACCAAACGCACGACTTGCCAAAACAAGCACATTAGGACAATTCCATGTTCTTTGGACAATGTATGCCTGTGCATCAAGCAGAGTAATATTAAAAAAATCTTCAATAAATCTTACTGGATTACATTGATAATATTTTTGAATTCGTGCAATATTTTTTAAAGATTCTAGCTTTCTATCAGATATTGCATATATAGTAGGTTTAACATAAATATATCCATCATCATCAAAAAATTTAGACAATTCATCATCATTAATTGATTCAACAATTTTAAACTTTAAATCATTATTCATCTTCATCCTCATCCTCCTGGGTTACAGTTTCACCAAGTGGAGAGAACAAATCTTTTAAATTATGTAGATTTGCAGTATATAACAAATTGTTTTCTTCAAGCGTATCTCTTAAATCAAGATTCTCTCGTAATAAAACTCTATTTACTTCTCTATATACATCTCTTTTTTCCTGTAAATCTGCAATAACTTTTCTTTGTTCAGCTACCATATCCGACCATTCAGATTCATCAAGTGCAAGTTGCTTAAGAATGGATGCGTCACTAATTTCTAAAACCTGTTGCATTCCACGACAGGTGCCTATATCAAAACCATTAACTTCTGCATCTCTTAGGTCAATATCTTTAAGCTTTTTAATTTTTCCTGTCCATGTATTCTCGCCCTTACTAGCATTTTTATTATGTTTTAAGCTTAAACATGATTGCTCTGCAAGTTGAGAGATGGTAGCACTAAGATTTTTCTTTGCATCTAATAATGTTTTTAATTCCGACGCGTTAACACTACTATTTGCCATAGCTTTTGCAAGCTTATCATCTATTTTTGCTTGTTGCGAAAACCCTCTAACAATTGTAATGGCAGAAGAGGTGCGCATCATATCATCATTGCTATCCCCACCAAGATCAAGATACCCAATAAGTTGAGAGTAGAGTAGGGGTTGGTCTTCTATTTTTTCACCCTCAAAAGGATCATATCCAAGCAAACGAATAACATCTTTTCTGTTTTGTTCAAACTCATTATTTACTTCTTGACTGTTTAATATTGTTTTTGCCTCATTATCATTACCACTTTCTAACGCTGCAACTTGTTTTGCATCCTCAACATAAGTTTGAAATACATCACCATCACGCCAGCGCATACCACGGTATTGGACCATACCAATATTTTTAATATAGCAATCCCAAATAGTAGTTCTACGAATTTGACTTTTATCATTTGCCCACTCAGCATAGCTAGAATTCCATAAATTTTCTAAAAATGGACGATCAATATATTCTAGCGCGTCCATGACAGATTTTTTCGTACACGCCCCAAACTCTTGTCTATTATCATCCCAACTAAGTGCAATTTTTCTAACACAATCTTTACACATGGACGTAATACCAGTTAACACCCTTGGATCTGTCGAAACATAAAACTCCGTTTTCTTTTTTTCTTTATTACAATACGGGCATAAGTATTTTTTATCATCTGCTGCCGTCTTTTTTGCTGGAGCAGTTTTTCTTCCAGCAGGTCTTCCCATGGATAACCACTCCTTCCTTGTTATTTACAATTTATTGCTCTGTAACAAGCTTTTCTGCTCTTGCTGCAACAATTTCTTTATTAATACGCTCAAACTCCTGTTGAAATTTTTCATCATTCTTAAAAACTAACACCGTCTTGTCAGGGTTAGAACGATCTGGTTTGCAATCAATTACAGAGCAGCCTGCTTTTAAAAGCGCTCGACTCACACCCATGTTAAATACTAAACGTGCATCTTTCTTATTGTTTTCCATAATTATTTCACCTTTCAAATTTTGTATTTTTTTAAAACAAAAAAAGAGTAGGGAAGTGACCTACTCTTGATTAATTTTGTATTGTTATAGTTTTATATTATATTCCATGATTTTGCCTTTACCTTGCTCAATCACAAACAAAGTGGCACCAGGATCAGATGTTTTGTGCAATGATAACGAATAATCATCCACGCCAATTACTGATGGTACACTGATAATGTCGGATTCAATTCCAATATTGCTACTATTTTGATGATGTTTATGAGCACCAATCAAAAAGTTAATATCAATACCATACGTTTTTGAAAAATCCTTAATGGCCTTTTCCATACTACTAACTTCACCATGTATACCTAAAATATTATACCCAAGTACATTATCAAACACATACCCTGTTGGATTCTGTACAAATTCAAAATTAGGATTGTTTTCAAGTCTATCAATAATTTTCTCAATAATAATATAAGACATATTTTCATCTTTAAAAGTACCTTTTGGCTGACCCCACAGACGAAGTTGGCAATGATTAGAATCTTTAACCATTTGATATTTTACATAGACATGTTTAGTTAGCTCATTCAGCCACTCAGTAATAAACCTACCATATCTTACAGTACTTTCAATAACACCATATCTCAGTTTCCATAACTGAGAAACCCTAAGTAAACCATCTATCTCGTCACCCAAGTCATAAATATTTAATGAAGCAAACCCTTCTTTTTCACATATATCAATAATTTGTGTAAGCAAGTCCCACATTCTCTTCTCAAAAATCTCAGGGCTATATTCATTTAATATTTCGCCAAATAGTCCAGTAATTTTTAAATCTGCTCCATAGTGCGTATCTGCATATACCAAAAAACCTTCTCTGTGATTATATATTCTTCCCGTAGTATGAGCTGGCAATATGTCTGGAATTTTAAGTGGCGGAAGCTCTTTAATTGCAGAAACAATTTTTTCAGTAATTAGTTCATCTCTTGCCTCTTCACGAAGCCACCTATTGTACTCAAGTTTTTCAGTCTGTATTTTAATTTTTTCTTTTTTAAGTTCACGTCTTTGTTCTTCAATAGTGGCAGAATATTCACTACTAAATTGCATCTTACTAAATATATCATCATATGCTTGTTGCATGACTCTATATTTTTTTCTCCATGCAGATTCTCCACGCCATTCTGTTTCGTCAATATGTAATTCTCTGTTTAAAATCGGAACCAGTTCTCCCCATGTAAGGTCCAAGATTCCAGCGTCTTTGGCTTGTCCAATTCTCCAAATGTATTGTGACTCATTTTCATCTATTTGCTTTTGTAACATTTGCTCCATAAATTACACCTTCCTCTTGATTGTCTTTGGCTTCTTAAACAGCTTATATCTAACTGACTGTTTAAATACAGCTTTAGGAATAACTTTTTCTGGACTAATAATCTTTTCACCAGTTCTCGGATCTTTGGCTTCACGCTTTGGGACTCTAGTACCAACAAGTACAACTCCAGGTGCTAGGTGTAGCTCACTATCTTTACCAAACTCCGCTGTACTAAAATGTTCAATAACAATATCAGCCAATGCATCGACTACATCTTTCATATTGGATTTATAAAAACCAGTTTGTTTAGCAAGTTCATCTGCTAGTTCTTTTTTTTTCATTATTCGTTCCATCTTTTTGCCTCCTGTTTGATATTGTTATTCTTCTGTAGTCCCATAATCCTCATCATATGAGACGCTCAGTTTAATAGTCTTATCTCTAAAATCAGCAAGTAGAGTAGTAAGGTCAACAAATTCACCTGTATCTGCAATCTCTACTCCGATTGTTCCATCTTCAACGACCAAAATACCCTGTGCGCTTAAATTATACTTTTTTACAATTGCTGCCTTTGCCATGTGTTGCTCCTCCTATATTGTGTTTTATATTAATATAATGATAGGAGATACCTATATAACATTTTGTATCTCTCTATCATTATACGAACTTTAAATTGAATCCTAAAAATAATAAGAAATCTCTATTAATTTTGTGTTGTTAAGACTTACAAACAAAAGTTAACAATTACGTTTGTTTCTCATATATTCTCTATGATAAATTTTGTCTGCTTCATGTTGACAATCATCACATCTGCATTTTGTCATATTCCTAATATCAACATAAAATTCTTTGCCACAATCAACACAATTTCCAGTTTTAATCATATCTTTTTCCTCTAGATGCTGGTTTCTGCATTCTTTACACAACTGATTTCCTTTTCCTTTATTCCTAATCCATTTTTTACATCTAAAACATCTCTTAAACTGATTGGGGTTTAAATATGCAAGATACGTATATGCCAAATCTTTAAAATCTTCTTCTTTCAGCCTTAAGACAACTTCATCATTTTCATCCCTAGAAACAAAAGAAACTTTCTTAATTGTACTCTCTGGGAAGCAATGACGGCGTAATAATTCTTTATCATATGCAAACTGCATAAAAATATCTCTTTCTTTAACAGGAACGGTAATACGCGCAAAATTACATATATCAGAATTAGTTAAAAACACTGCATCATAATCTTTTCCATTTAAAGCATTAAAATATTTTGTCAATGCAAGAATGACAAAAATGGCTTTTTCTTGTTTTATATCATTCAAACTTTTAATTATCTCTAACTCATTTTTAGTAATACAAATTTCATCAATAGTTGCCATAATATGTTTTTTTGCACTTTTAATACAACCTTCAATGTCTGAATATATTGCTTCTTCATAAATATTAGGGCAATTATCAGTAATGTATTGCAGAACTTTATCATAATTTGCTTTATCCTTTAAATTAAGTACATGATAATTATATTTTGCCAAACTATAAATTGTATTTGTAATATTATTAACATCTACAAAATTAGATTTTATCATTGCTTCAATTGCCATTTTTTCGTTAAATTTATATTGTTTCATTACAATCACCATCCTGCACTGTAATCTCTTTCATCTTATACTGAATTCCTTGACACCAAAAATCACCATAATTACTTTTTTGCGGATATGACATTTTATAATTATGAGATTTTAATAGATGTCTTACAATAACATCACCGCATGTTTCCCATAGTATTTGTTTTGAGACGTTATCTCTATAACATAAATCAACTAAAATATCACACAATGCGTCTTCATTAGGACAATGACCGTATAAACTCTCGGATAGATTTTTCAATATAATATCAACATTCTCCCAATCTTCTTCATTTTCATCGTCATTCGAGAATATATGTTTTTTTGCAAGTTGCACGCTTGGCTTAAATGAGTCGCATATATGTTTAACAATTCTAAAATCTTGTTCGCTATATTGAGTACCAGTTTTTAAAATTGAATAATCAAATTCAACATCTTTGAATAAATTAACTCCATCAAACTCATTTTCAATTTGCCAGCATATTCTATTCATAGTTGATTTAGATCTATCCAAGGGTAATTTATAATAGAAGTTGTTCATAAATTTAATTTCATTTTCATCTGTTAATAAACCATTTTCACACTCCAACAGCATAGCATTCAAATCTTTTTTGTATAATGAAATTGAATTACTTTGAGCATTCTTTATAAAAGTATCATATTCTGTTTTTAAAGAAGTGTAATTATAAGCAAAAAAATACGGTTTCTTATCCGCGCACAACTTTGCATATAATTTCTTTTTTTCTATTAATTCTGGACTATCGTCAGGATTAATTTTATTTTCTTTCATTGTCCACCAAGATTTTGGAAGAGGTTCTGTTACAATTCCTTTTGCTTTATCAATTTCATTTTGTTGTCCGTTTTGAAAACACTGCGTTCTATATTTTAAAATTTGATATTCTTTGCTATCTTTTGGATAGTTTGCCATTAAAGAAGTAATTGCCGTACAACGATTAGTTATTTGTCCAATTTGAGATCCAAAACCTTGAAGATTAGATTTTATTAGCTCTTCCTCTGTAATAACTTTTTTTGCAGCATTTCTCTGGATACATCTTAATGCAGGAAGATTAGTTTGATTTCTCATTAGAGCTTGATTTGTTGTTGTAAATAGGATGTCACCATCCATGTCACATCCATTTAATGCCATAGGAGCAGTATCCCATGCATTTATTACTACAACAGAATCAAGATACTCAAACCATTTTGTTATTTCATCATTACAAACAACATTTTGAGTAATTAACGAATGTTCATTGCTCATTGGTGCTCTTGCACATAGTACTTTATCAACACCTTTATTAACCCAGAATTTACTATAAATCTCATTTTCTTTAAGAAGACCAGTCGGATTTAATCCAAACATACTCTCAGCAAGTGCATACAAATCTCCCGCAATAATTTGAAAGTTAGACTGAACATCCAACACACCAATTTTGGCATCTCTAATACGACGCGAAATCATTTTACGAATTTTATTTCTAATAAATGGGTCATTAATCATATTTGGTTCAATCATTAAAGTTTTTGCAAAAATGTCTGCATATTGTGCAGTATCATCATCAAGACCTTTGCCACAGAGATATGCAATACTTTTACGCACATCAAGTCCCATAATATCTTTGATTTCTTGCACAGTTGGATGAATTAATTCTTGTATATCATCATCACTTAAGTCCAATGGCGCAATAAACTGATAATTTAACTGCCTTACTTCGTCCAGCTCTTCAAAATATGGAGCAGTCTTAGCAATTCTGAATGTATATTTGTTTTTTAAGCAATTACAGTAATAATCTTCCCAAGACGAATAACTACTCCATAACTTAAGTTGTGACTCTGAAACTATCAATAGCGCATCTCGTATATCCCGTTTATCTCCCCATACGTCAGTAATAAAATATTTTTCTGGGCGTTCGTCTGATGCTCCAACTATTTCTTCTGCAAACTTAACTATATCAAAAGTAAACGTCATACCTTTTAGAAATGCATTCCTTAAATTAAACCCGCTAATAGTGCGATCATAGTCCCCGTTTAACTCTCCATTCCAACGCTTTGAAAGTTCTGGTGTAATAATTGAACATCCGTCAGAAGCATTATTATCTATATCTTGATCTTTCATCAATTCGACCATTGGTTCTTCTGGATAATTGCTGTCATCAACATTTATAACATCTGCTTTAAAATGCGTCATACAGTCTTTAACTACAATAACTCCGCCTGGGATGGGCGCATCCTTGTCTCTAGGCCAGCTAACTTCAAGTGATCCACTCGCAACCAAGGATTCATATGCTCCATATTTTGCTGGTACAATTGGTACTGATTCATTACGTCCATTATTAATTCTTTTCTTTAACTCATCTACAACTCGTTCGCTAACATAAACAACTGTAGACATTTTTACGCCACCAGTTGTACAAATCAATCTTTTGTATCTAATACCATTGATCTTAAATCCTTTATTTGCTCGTTTATAATGTGATTTTTTATTCATTACAACACAAACATAGTCTTCTTTAAATTGAAGTTTATACAGTTCTTTATATAGCTCTGAAATTCGCCTTTTATTTTCATTGTTTACAGGCTGTTTCTTAATCCATTTAATTTCTTTTTTTATAATCTTTGCTTTTTCATCATAGTCCTGAGTACCATTTAATTCATTTATCCATGATAAGACTTGAGAGTCCGCAAGAGCGACAACAATTCCATCAATTTTTCTAGCATCTTCAACAGATAATGTTAAATCCCATTTCTTTTTTTCAAGCAAGTTGGAATTTATTTTATATATATATTGCTGAAGTTTCTTTTGTTTACTCAATACTTACCACCACCTAGTTGTTATTGCTTAAATATTACTTTCCCAGAAATCATCCCAGCTATCATAACCCCATGACATTACGTCAACAGACGTAATATTTTCTGGAACCCAAGTCTTCCACCAATCACGAGATGATTCTTCCATATTACTTTTACATTTGTTACAATACTTTGATAAATGGCTAAATGTACTATAATCATGGCCACATATAGCACACTTTTTTATCATATGATTGTCACTCATATATTCTTTTGAAATCTGACGAACAATATTATATCCATTTTCATCAAAAGGGTTTAACGTGTTTAAATAATATTGTTCTCTTTCAAACTGAACATCTGAGGAACACTCCTCGACAATTTCACACTCAAAGTTATCCGATCCATATTTGTTCCATGCATTTTGTAAATGTTTGTTTTCATGTTCTCCTTTATTTAATTTATCTATATGTTGGGTCCATCTTTTATAAATATCTTTAGAACTTCCAATATATATTTTTTTATTAACTTGATTTGTAATTTTATAAACACCACAAATTTTCTTTTTTATACCTACCGCCGCCTTAATTCATTTTGTACTGTTTAGTTTTCTTTCTTTTCGGGCTTATAAAACTTACCGTCTTGATAAAACTTATATCCTGCTGATTTCATATTCTTTAAAATTTCCAAAGGGTATAAGCAACTTTCATCTGCGCATACACAAATTACTATGCCATCTCTACGAATTTCAATTGGACTCAAATTTTTACCTCCGTTAATTGTTTATAAACATATCCATCATTTTTGAGATTTCCTATACAAATTTTAAATCCATATTTAGCATTATTGTTATAACGAACCCATTTTTTTCTTGCAATAATTCGGTGTACTTTTAAGCATACTAACCATATCTTCTTTACTAATTTCACATGGTTGTGGAAACGGCATCCAGTGTGTTACACAAATAGGTTGTCCTTCATCCCAGTCACTAAAAGTATCAAAACCATATTCTCCATTTGCAGCTGGAATATAGCCACTAAGATTTACTAGCCCTTCACATACATGAATACGAAGATCTGTCATTTTACCATAGCTTTCATCTTCCAGCACCATAATCAAACAACTATCATTTGGAAATTCTGGCTTTTCATCAAATACACTAATCCATTTACTCATCATACTACTCCTTTTAATTATCCCTTAGATACCCAAGCAAATCAGGGAATATATCTGCCAATTCATTTCGAGTAAACAACTTATCTTTTTCTGTTGCGTTATAAATCCACCAAGCAACTTCGTCCCAAGCCATGCCTCCAAGGGGAATTCTGTTATTTTCTTTTTGCATATGTGTAAAAAAATCAATATATTCTTGTTTGTTTTCATTTGTCATTTTACTCATCATACCATTCCAATTCTTTATTATTTTCATTTAATAAGCTACGAAGCATCAAATACTTATCAGCCAAAATAGCGCAACTCATGCGCATCTCTTGCAGGGCATATTCAAGCTCCTTAACTTCTTCACGTAACTTTATTAGCTCTAAACATTGTTCCATGTGACATTCCATTGCAATCCTCCAAAAAAAACTATACGAAGAGTCTATGTTTTTAACTCAAAAAACGAATTGATTTTTAAATGTATAATTTGTCTGCCTAACACCATATAGTTGAAATTTGATACGATTTTCTAGACTCCTCGTGTTGTATTTCTAGCAGCCGCTAAACGTTCTGCCATTACAGCTTTCTGTTCATCTGTGTAATTAACTTGGCGAGGAGGGGAGACCCTAAGCCAATTAGATGGAAGCTGCGCATAAATCATACCATGATTAGATTCTGCATCATAAATAATTTTCACATCTTCAGGATATCTCTCGTGCAGCTTATTGATTTTATTGATCCACTTTTTCTCTGAAGAACAAAAAGTTAGATAATCATCTGTATTCATGTAATTAATTGTCGTTTCTTTAAAATCTGCCATATATTGACCTCCTATTGATAGAGTCTATAAAATTGAATCAATTTTTGATTTTTTATTTTGAGTAGTAAAATTACTCAAAAGATATGTTCTACACACAAAATAGATACTAAAAACTACTAGTCACTTGTACAAATGTGAGATAATATACGTTAACACAACAAACACAGTAATTCCTGCGGCCCCGATGCAAGGACTAAGAATTATAACCCAAGAATAATTACATATTCCACAAAGCTTAAGCGGTATATATATCATTTGCAATATAAAAAACCAATGCATGCTCCATAAATATGCTCGTTTCATAATTTTATATCACCTCTTATATATTAATTTTGTATTGTTATAAGTATACCATATATTACCAATTTGTCAATACATTTTCTAAAAGAAAAGAACTAAAAGAAAATAATATATATAAATAAATTAATTAAATAATATATAAATAAATAATAAATTAATTAATAATAAGAAATTAATACGAGTAATACGTAGTATTACGAGTATTATATTTATTATTATATATATTATTATTATATGAGTGCAAAATGCAATCAGGGTCAATTGCAAAATGCAATTCACTATACTAGTTCCAATAATTTTTGAACCTGATCTTTTTGATATATTAATATACGTTGTTGCTTGCCAGTAGTATAACTGGTTTCTCTTTTTAAAAGCCCTGCGCACACAAGTCTGTCTATTGAGCGCTGTACTGTTGATGGATCTGAAATTGTTATGTTAGCAAGCTGCTTATTTGACATAAAGAAAATTGTGTTGCTATCATGAAAAGACTTCACAATACTTAATATGTTTCCATCAATAGTATTAAACCTTGGACCAGGCATTATTTTATTATGCTTGCTCATTGCCTCCATAATACAAGCTTGAATTTGAAAGCTGTACTTAGACATTTTGCGATCCATTAATAAAATTGTTTATTACATCAATATTTGCAATAAGAGTTTTAACATGATTTGGCGCAATATGCTTTTTGATTAGACCAAAAGAGTCAAGTTTGTTTATGGAGCGTTTTATTGTGCGCTCTGAGCAAATTGTAAGCTTTGCTAGTTCAGCATCATTTGTGTAGTTAGATGACATTATGTGATCAAGCACCAGTGCGTCAAGAACTGTGAAATTATAATTATGTGACTTGTTGTAATTATCCATAGCTGAAGTGATGGATGTACTTAGATTCATATTTATGCCTCCTTGTTAATTCATTTTGTATTGTCGCTTTGTATTATAGTAGATTTTTGACAAGTTGTCAATATGTATTTTTATGATATATGGGCGGATATGTTTGTTGTGGAAAATTATGTTGAAAAGTTGAAAGTATCCCGTATCGGTTATTTTATTAACAATTTGTTGGATTTGAAAACGAATACGTATTTTAGATGAAGTATGATTATTAAGATATTGTATCATAAATTGCTAGTAGTAGATTTGTATGTTTGATTTTAATAATAAATTACTATATATTGATATGATTTACTAAGTTTAGATCAATATGCATCACGTTGTTAGTTTATGAAAATTAAATAAAAAATAGTTTAATATGATTAAAAATACACTATTGATTCTTCGAATTATAATTTAATAATAGAAAAGAGGTGTTTTTTAGTAGTGATTTGTTATTGTTGTTATTAAGTAGACTCAATGTAATATTATTCACAAATATTATCTAGATGTTGAAAATTATTCTTGTGTATTATTTATAATTTAAAAGCATTATTTATCCTAAAATTAATATTTACTAGATATACATTTAGTAGTGTAAACTTCAATTTTGCAGTCAGTTTGTAAATCAAACACCTATAGACTTATGGACAAAAACTACTATATATAGTTGTTTTATGTACCCCTATACACTATACATAGTAGTCAAAACAAATACATATTGAATTTGACTTTAAACGTTGCAAGTAGTATATTATAGGTGTCCAAAGGGACAACCCCAAAAGGTAGTCCAAAAGGGCACAACGTGAAAACACGTTGGTAAAGGTCTTGCGACCGTCAAATTTTATCGAGAAAGGAGGGAAAAATGAATATTTATACAATTGAATAATGCATACCCTTGCAAGGTTAGAAAGGAAGAAAAGTTTACAAAAGTAAACCCTTGCAAATTACGATTGAATTCGGGTATTAAAATATAGAAGATATGCTATCCTTAGGGCTATTCTACCTTTGGATAAGGTATAGGACTGGGTCGGGCTACTTGCTGGGCAAGCCACTTAAGCTATACTGTCGGTGTTGACCAGTAGGTATAACACGCCCTTTGGCAAGGTGTATTGTATCTATGTGGGATGGGGACCATGAATGGCGTGGGGCACCGAAAAAAGCTATAAACATAAATTGTTGTATTAGAATTGACAATTTGGGTACACATGTAAAAAGTGTGTACATTTGGTAGGGTGGGTGTGTTATAGCTGGTATCATGCAATGATTAGGGTCATAGTGTGTATGCACTGTGGCTCTTTTTGTTGTATGCTACTATCAGTACATCAAAAATATATAGGTGTATTGATAGTAGCATATAGCTACACTAAAATTAGGGTCATGACCTACCATGAGTTCGAGCAAATATGCTCGGTTTGGAGGAATTTATGTCTGAAAAAACTACTAACACTAACATCTATGCAACAACTATCATTGAAAACCGTTATATTGGTAAGGTTCAGTTTAACGCTGACGACCTTGGAGGTGCTGATTGTAGCACTTGGGCACAGTATCGTAAAATTTGTGATAATGTGGTCTTTGAAGCATACAATAAGGTCAATGGTAGAGGTGTAGACAGTGATGCTCTCGGTCTGTCTACTACTGCATTATTCACTTTCTTTGGTGTGAGTGCTAAAGCCACTACCACTTATCAGATGAGATTACTTGCATGTGTTATTGGGCGTAAGGCTAAACGCTCTGACACATTGAAAGACGCTATTTCGGTAAAAAGTAAGGCTAAAAAAGTCTGGGAAAAAGCTATTCTTGACGAAAAGCCAGAGACTGAAATTGCAGAGCTTAAGACTGACTATGAGGAAAAATCTGAAATAGTAAACGCTCTTTATAAAGAGCCTAACAACTTCTGGTATGAACTCAAGCCTATGCTTGACAAGGACAATAAACATGCAAGTGCGTCTGCAAGAAAAGCTATTGAAGACACTATTGCCGACATTATCAATGAACGTGAACTCATGACTATTGAAGAACTTCAGGCAGAAGCTCAGGCTCTTGCAGACCTTAGAAAGGGTAGAGCTATTCGCAAGAAGAATGAAAAGAAAGCTGCTCTTAAAGTCGAGGATAAAAAGACTGAAACTGTAACTAAGTAATGTCCTAACAGTACAAAATGAATGGTTTCCTAAAGAGTCTGTACCACAAACAGGCTCTTTTCCACTGCAAAAAATTATCAAAGAATAGTAGACGAATGGGAGAGGTGCTAAGTATGTTATACACACTACATATTCGACCGTTAGGAGAAATAACCCTGAGTTTAGACTCAATAAACATCTCTGGTAAAAATATCTTCATTACAGGTTATGATGATAACCATAATCATATAGACTTTACTCTGGATAAGCTCTGCTATTTGGAGGACTCGCCTTATGATTACGGTTATTGTCATATAGTTGCATACCGTAAAAATGGCGTGCTTACAAAATGTAGCACGTATAAACCACTCATGTAATTAAGGGCATATAAGCCCATTAGGAGGTAAGAATTTTATGACAAAGTTTGAACAAATTGGAGTTAATCGTCAATATGACTCCACCAACAAGTATGAAGCCAACAAGAGCTTCAATCACAGTTGTAACTGTTGTTGCAACAAGGGTATGAGAATTGAGTGCGACAAGTGCAGTATTGCATATGTTCACAATCTCATCATTGCATACTTCGACGATAACAAGGAGGAATAGTATCATGAAAAAGTTCGCAATTTGTGCAGCGTTTGGCATCTTCTTCGGTGCAATGTTCTTCACTGCATGTGATGAGCCTACAACCACAGTAGAACATAGTTCAAGCACATACACCACATATGGCACTTATTCAGACGGTACAGTCATCACAGATGACGGTAATATCTGGGACTACTCCACAGACATGGATAATGACACATCTGTTGTTGTTGTCTTTGACGATATGGGCACAAACAATATCTACGACGACGAAATTCTCGAAATCGTAGAAAGATAGCTTCTCAGTAGTACCTCGATGAGTGCAGGCTACTTACCTGTACAGCAAAGAGCGAGAGCGGCTTAGGCTCTTGGGCTTTGACGAATAGAATAAATTCGTCCCGTAGAGTGGCACCTGCGGTATGGCTTGCACAGCTTGCTACGCCAATAGCAGGCTGACTTAAACGAGGGGTTTGGAGCCACGGATGCGCAACTGTGGCTTGCTGCTTCATTGGACGTCCATTAAGCAGACAAGAATTTTTGTCTTTTTATTAGGAAAAGTCATCAGCTTCTTAGCAGACTTGTGCTGAAAACAGATCTGCTTCCAACGCTTCGGCGTATATAAAAACAGGAGGAATCTCTTATGAACATCATTAATGTTAAGCTCATCAAAGCGTATGGTTTCACCAACAAAGCAAATGCATCGCTGACGCTTCAGCTCGGTCGTCTTATGGACGAAAACGGTAACACAATGCCGTGTCAGGAGGCACAGCGCTGGCGCTTCATTGGTAGAAACATTCCAATGCCTGTGCGTTCTGGCACATGGTTTGAGGGCATGAGCTTCGGTACTATGCGCAACTGGCTTGAGGATCGTGGATGGCAGCTTCAATCTTCTGTGTCGTTTATCACAGGAAGCTTCACCATTTTTTCAAAGGGGAAATAAAAATTTGGAATTTCCGAAGGGAAACGGAAACAATGACCGTGTTCTACAAAATTGCCTACAAGTTCGTAGGTGCTGGAATCATAGCGGCAGGTTATTATGCTGCAAGAGAGTCAGGGAACAATATCATTCTCTGGCTCACGTTCCTTATTGGAATTGCCACTTTTACCTATAAGGTAGAATATGAACCTTCCAAAAGAAAACGAAAAAAATATAAGGAATGATAAAGCATGAAACGGAAAGCAATGTGCCTATTATTATGGGCTCAAAAAATAAAAAAGGAGGTGTCCTATTATGACCCTAAAAGATTTTGCAAACGTAGACAGCTTTTATAGGGATAAGTCTACAAGGGAAACGGTTGAATGGCACGATTATATGGCTCGTGTCATAGGGAAACTTGGACTTGAAAACATCAAGCCCTATATCCCGTTTGACTTGAACCTTGTAAGGGAAAAGCTCAAAACAGATGAGCCTCTGAACAACTTGCGCCTGAAAGATTGGGACAACGCAGGATATGCGCTTATAGCTTTTCTTGCTTGTAAGGGAATTACAACACAAAGTGCGTCCGAGCGTATCTGCATCCTCAAAGAAGCTGCAAGAATGTTAGCAAGGGAGATAAAAGAATGATTACAATTTTGCTTCTCATCATCGTCTGTATCTTATTATTCGGAAGCGAAAAGACAAAAACATCAATCATAGCGCTTATTGGTACACTCGTAACAATGGCTTTAGCACTTGGATTGCTTGGAGTTCTTATGAGCGCTTGTGGACTTTTGTAAGCGAATGATAAAATTTTAGTCACAAAGTGGCAGAAAGAGAGATAAACAACATGACAATCACGATCAACAACAAAAGCGAAATAAACGCAAAAGGAAATCTAAGCAACGGAAAATGCAAACCCATTCTCTGTATTAACGATGGCGAAGTTTACACCAGTGGAATGGATGCAGCAAAGGCATATAATATCCATCCAGCAGATGTTAGTAAAATTTGTTGTGGAAAAAAAAAATCCATTAACGGAAAACGTTTTTGCTTTGTTGATAAAACAACCGAACACCTTGACGAAATTACTTCTTACATAAGGGAAATGAATTCCGAACGTGCTGACTTAGAAGCGAAAGCAGAAGCCTACGACAAGCTCATGGCTCATAAACGCTTTATTGCTCAAATGGAAACGGAGCTTGAAGCTACACGTCAGAGTATTGCAGAGATGCAGGAAAAAGCAAAGAACCTTGAGGAACAGATTGCTGTTCTCAAAAGAGAGGAGGTATAAGGGAAATGAAAATAGAAATGGAAGTAAAACCCTATGACCTTATTGATTTCTACAATGAGGTAGCAACAAAGCTCGGCTGTACAGATACCAATAAGACAAACTATAACTGTACAAAGATTAACGTATCAAGTGCAATTCAGCAGGGCTTCTATGATTACTATAAGTCAATTAACCCTAACCTAAGTGAAAGGGAAATTACTATGGGTGTAACCTTAATCCTTTTGGATAAAGGTCCAAAAGTAGATGAAACCCTCAAGGCAAATGAAATTGAAGTCTTTGACGGCTTTGTTTTTCAAAAGAAAGGAGATGAGTAACATAGTATTGTATCCCGAAGAAAATTAATTTAACATTGACATTGCCCATCAATTATTTGGTGGGTAATGATGAGTGTTAAGCTCAGAAAGGAAAGTGATGCCAATGCACTAATAAAATCACAATCTAAAAGGCAAACAAAAGACAAAAACATTTAACAACAAAGGAGAAAAATTTATGTTTACAATCAACACAATCGTCCGTCCGCTGTCCACTGCCGATTCCGAATATTCTGTTTGCGGTAATTCCGTACTTCGTAAGGCAAAGGTCGTAGAAACATTCCCTCGTAAGGCAAACGGTAACAACATCAAGATTGAAATTCTTGAGCACCTGAACCCTGATGTAGTTGGCAAGAGATACTCTGTCGATGACCGTTTCTTCGAAGCAGTCGATCAGGATTGGATTTGGATTGATGCCTATAAGGGAACTGACGCCAACATGACTTGCAAAGGCAAACAGTATCGCATGAATGTAGAAGATACATATGACGAAAAGCTTGTGCTTGGCAAGAAAGGATACCACGTTTGCACAGCCCTCGCACACTGCTTCAACACCTACGACTACGACTTCAGTAATCGTTTCTTCAGGGTAAAGGCTTTGGTTAAGGCAAACGATTATCGTTTCCGCAACCCGAATAACACAACGCTCGTTGCTAAGGCAATTAAGTTTGTTAAAGAAATCACCGATGCACCTGAAACCATTGCGGCAAAACGCAATTCCATGAGCAGATAAATTATAAAGCATGGGGAGTTATCTAAAAGGTAACTCCCTAATTTTATAATTAAACTAGAAAGGAAAGACAGCATATGAAAATTCTGCTTAGAAGTACATACGAATGGAAAGATGCAATATACAAAGACAATTGGTTTGTTATTAACGATACTGTTAACGTCAGTTCTGACGACATTGTATCTATCCTTGATGACAATCGTCCTATACGAGTAAAGTGTAGCGTTTGCGGTAAAGTCTTTAAAAAGGGAAGCAAAGAATGGAAAGAACACATTCGTCCTAATACAGATAATGCAAAATGTTGGGATTGTCGTTACAAGAGAGAAAACAGAGATTTTAATATTCAGTTAGATAAAAAATATACAAAGCGAGAGGATGGAAAATATACCATAACTTCCACAGGGGTATATGACTTGATATGTGCGTGTCAATACCCATCACGAAATCTCAACGAAGCATTATCTACTTGTGTCTATAATCAGTGCATTGATGCAAAGGCAGATGAATTCAAAGATTTCTTCCAGACATATCCTGGCGCTTTTGACGACATCATCACAGAAGATAAAGTGCTGGAATTTGGATATAAATCAAAATGGTATAACGGAGCCGAAACATGTTATGAACTAAAAGCACGTAACAGAATCGAAGTATGCGTAAATAAATTCGGCATTGTTGACCATATAAATATTGCTTACAATCGGCGTAGCAACAGAGCTTATTATTCTAAAAAATACAATAAACTCTTTATTGAAGACAGAAAGACAGGATATTCAGCAACCGATTTTAGTGGCTGGATTCCACAAGCAAGCGTCGAGCTTATTTTGAAAAAACTTGCTGCACTTTACAGCTAATGGAGGTTATTACAAATGACAAAGGCAGACTTAAAAGAAACATGGGGTAAATATTGCGACACAGATGTGCTTGTGGATAGAACGAGACGTTTGCTCTCCAAGTATAATTACAGAAATTCAGAGCATGGTGTATGCACTATGCTTAATGAATACTTCACCAACAAAGAACCTTTGATTCGCTTGCTGGAAACCTCACCACATTATAACGGAAATATGCGTGCGGTATTGGACATAGAGCTTGATAGATGCAATGACCCGAGCCGCATTGGTTTTTGTTGTAGAGGTTTCTTAAATAGAATTAATGCATATGACGCAGTGTATAAAAAGGTTGATGAAAAAGGTAAAACTTTTCAGGATTATCTTAAAACAGGCATTAAAAGTTTTACAGCTACAGAATTGCTGGAACAAGACTTTAGAGAAAGATTTACAAAGCGAGATGAGAACATAAACAAATTCAATAGATATTCTGAAAACACTGTAGAAAGTGAACAGATGTATGAGTGCTTAAGGGATTTGTTCTCAAACTGTTTTAGTGTCAATATATCTTCTACTGTAATCGCACCAGTTATTGAAAAGGCAGCTACACTTGATAATCCAGTAGAGATTGCACCTGGCACAAAGACAAGTCGTGCATTCAACAAAGTATGCGTTGCTTATGGGCTTGACAAGTTGCCTAACTACAATAAGGAGTTTGCGGCATATGCAGACCTTGTATCTCCTAACAAGCGAAAGCTAAAGTTCTTTATCAGCGTCAATCCTCTTGATTATCTGACCATGAGTTTCGGTAACAATTGGCACAGTTGCCACTCGATTGCACATCATGGTGGATGGTGCGGTGGATGTATGTCTTATATGCTTGATAATTCTTCAATCATTACATACGTTCATACAGATATTCCAACAAATATTGAAGAAGGCAAAATTTATAGAGAAATGTTCCATTATCACAACGGAGCCATTATTCAGTCTCGTATTTATCCGCAGTCAAATGATGGTGCAATGGATTTGTACAAAACATTCAGAGAAATTGTGCTTGACGAACTTTCTCCGTTGATTGGCGTAGATGCAAATTCGTGGGAGTTAATGAAAAATCACATTAACGGTCATGTTACGGACAAAGGCGCTCATTATAGAGATTACTTCTGTTCACACGCATATATGTTCTGTACAACGGAAATCGATGGTGCAAAAGAAACAGAAATTAATATTGGGCACAATACAATTTGCACTTATTGTGGAAGAGAAGATTCAAGCATGTATAATAGTAGCCTAAATCATTCAGATTGTAAAATTTAACAAGAAAGGATTCATCATTATGAAAAACTTTACAGCGCTTTGCAGAATGTCCCAACATGAGCTCAAATCTTATATGGAAGCATATCTCGAAGAATATGGATACGAACCAATTAACGAAGATGGTTTCCTTTATGCAAAGGGAGATATACCTGTGCTTTTAATTGCACATATGGACACAGTACACAAAATGTCTTGTACGGAAATAAAAGAAGTTGATGGCAAAATCAGCTCCCCTCAAGGCATTGGAGGAGATGATAGATGTGGAGCTTTTATCATTGCAGAAATCATAAAGGAATTACAGTGTTCAGTGCTTCTTTGTGAAGAAGAAGAAGTTGGATGCATCGGAGCTCGCAAGTTCAGAAACACAGAATACATTAACGACCTTGATGTAAACTATATGGTTGAATTTGATCGCAAAGGAAATAAAGATGCTGTGTTTTATCGTTGCGACAATCCAGAGTTTACAGAGTTTGTAACATCTACAACAGGGTTTGAAAAGGCATATGGTTCATGCTCGGACATTTCAGTTGTAGCACCAGCCGCAGGAATTGCAGCAGTTAATTTATCAAGTGGTTATTACAACGCTCATACAACAGATGAATATGTAATCTATAAGGAAATGTTAAACACAATTGATGCAGCAAAAAAACTCATCTTAACGGAAAGCGAACCGTTCGAGTATATCGAACAGAAATATGTTGCACCAACTCCCATTTATAATTCTTCACGAGATTATTACGGAGGTTATGTACAGACATCTTTATTCGATTACGCAAAAGATGATATGATGATTCATCTTGAAGTCGTCTTTGTGGACCAATATGGTGAAGAAAACTCCGCAGAATCAGAAGGTAACACAAAAGCAGAAGCATGGGCGAATTTCTTCATGGGAAATCCAGACGTATGCTTTAATATGATTGAAGATTATAGTTTTATGTAAAAAAGAAAGGAAAATGATTATGCCTATCACGCTTGACAACAAAGACTACATTGAAGAACTCCGCAAAGAGCACCGCGCAGGATACCGAGAGGGATATGCAGATGCATGGAAGGAAATTGAAAAGGCTGTAAAGAACAAAGCCTATGAAGCAGGAATCATTATGAACGCAGATTTGAAACGAGATGAAAGGAAGTAGTATAAATGAGTGGACATTTCAAAAGTTGTTATAATTGCACAGAACGTTATGTAACAGAAACTTATAACTGTCATGAACATTGCGCTAAATATAAAGCAGAAAAGCAAGCACATCAAGAATTATTAGATTATAAAGAAAAGAGAGTTGATGAGTTCGCATTTCGAAAAGAAATGTATAGAACGCTTAACAAAATGTACAACAAAAACCATAAAAATAGGAGAGTGATAATATGAAACAATTAACAATGGGACAAATCTTACAACTTGCAACAAATCTTAAGAAAGAAGGTATGACTACAAGCGAAATCTCTGCACTTCCAGTATATATTGGAAATGATGATGAACTTAACGGAATACATACAGCGTGGTATGGTCAGGTAATTGATACAGACAAAGAAGATGACGCGTGCTTCGTTGAACTTATCAATGAAGATGCTCATAACATCTCATTTATTGGAAAGGCAATTTTGCTTAGTTAAAACAGAAAGGAAATGCAAGATGAGAGCCTATGGAATAATAAGACGGTTTGATGATCTTGGAAGAATTGTAATTCCAAAAGAAGTAAGAATAGATTTATATGGCACAAGCGAAACTGGTGGCAAACCGATGGAAATCTATTATGATAAAAAAGATGGCACAATAACTTTAAGACCCTATAAGTATGAGGAAGTAAAGTGAATGAATGCGTACATTGAGTATATGGTAAGGCAAATTGCAGAAGAAATCAAATCTATCGAAGATCCAGCTATTTTGGCTATTTATCTGAAGGCAATTCTATTCCAAAGATGTAAAATTGGTATGGCAAAAGAAGGAACTTGTAAAGAATGCCTTTACCAGTCTTATAATTGCAGACAAATTTATGAAGTTGCCGAAATAGAATTTGAAATATTTAGTGATAATGATGAGGAGGTAAACTAATATGAAAATTGCAGCACAGACGGTAGATGTAGAGAATATCCTTTGTAATGTTCTGACAAAAGTATTTCCTGACGACCCTACTTTGGATGTAGAAACCTATAACGAATACTGCACACTCATTGAAGAAACATTGCTTTGCTTGAAGGAGGAAAACTAACATGAACGAAATGATTAATTTCTGGCTAACCAGACTGTACGAAAGCGAAATTGAAGACACAAAGGGAACAATCTCAAACAACCATCTGTGCATTTTGGGTGCGGCAAATGAGGAAGAAGAACGTCTATTTATTCAGAATGAAGTGGATATGAAAAAGTATCTTGAGGTACTTGAGGAACTGAAAAAGAAAGTTGAGGAGGAATGAAATGGTTGATTATGAACTTGCAAGACCAAACGAAACAAAACTCACTTTTTACTTAGAAGAATGCAATACAGATTGGAAAGCAGTTGCTTTAAATTTGCTTGCATGGCTCAGCGATGATGACGTAAAAGAATTGGCAAAATATAACGGATTTGATATTTTCGAGGAGGAATAAACATGAAAAACATTAAGTCATTTTACATTGGCCAGACAAATGCTTCTGGCATTATCTGTGAAAGCAAACAAGAATTTCTCCAGTATCTTGGTGAGGAAATTGACCGTATTGATGAAGAAGGAGAGTTTGAGCACTTCGACATTATGATTGAGCCGAACAATAATTAAGGAGGAATAAACAATGAATGTAACAATGGAAACAAAGAAGGAAGAAGCAATTAGCCGCATGAAAGCGCTTAGATTATTTGCACCTTGCATACGAGCATTTGATAAGAGAAATGAGATACAGCTCTCTGAGCCAACTGGAGGTTTATATGAATTTAGTACCGACAAAGAACTTACTGAGAAGGTAAAGGAATTTGAAAAAGAATACAATGCACTTGTATATCATGTAATTCATACTCCATGCAAAATTGATGGTGAGTTCATGGATATGTATAGCTTCTTGTATGTCAGTGATTATCCAGAAGAATATGATATAGACAATACAGACATAAAAGACGGATATGCAATGGTATATACATGGAACAAAACAATTGAATACTTTAGCGAATTTGGTTCTATTGCAATAAGACAAAAATTTGGTGGACTTGTAAGAGTAGGTTAATAATTATTACTTATTGATTTTTAAAACGGAGGTGATATAATAAAGAAAAGGAGCTGATATAAATGAACATAGATAAGGCAGATTTAGAAGAGTTCAAAGAAATAATTCTAAAAGCACTAAAAGACATGGAAGAACGCATGAACAAAAAGTTCGATGCAATAATAAATAAAAAAGATTAAGGGCAGTGTGGGCAACTTTGTCCTTGCACTTAACAATACAAAATGAATATTAGGAGGTATATTTATGCATAGTAGCATTTTTCAGGTAAGCATGGGACCAATAAAAGAAACTGATTATATTTGTGAGGCAGATTATTACGACCACTGGTTTACAAAAGAGTGGGCAGATTATGTAAGCAATGATTGCAACAGAGATAATGCAATTGAATGGCTTAAAGAATGTGCCAAAGGATACACTGTTGGCAAAAATGACAACGGAGAGTATTTCATTATTACAAATAAAGAAGAGTATTTTAAGGACGCTTATGATATGTTCATAGATGCACTTGATAAAATCGGAAGACCAACACTTGAAGAATTTACAAACGGAATTGATTTATATCTTCTTAGAAATGCATACGAAGATAAGTGCGGCTTTTATATTGACGCAGATGGAGAGCTAATGACGTTTGATAGTTTTGTAAGGAGATGTGTAATTAATGAAAAATATTATATAGGCAATGCACTCGATTATCATTTTTAAAACAATACAAAATGAATGGAGGTAATTTTATGGGCTGGACAAGTTATTATGTAGAGCCAATATATAAAAACGGAAAGCGATTTATAGATCGCAAAGCAGAATGTGACAAGCTGTTTAATTGCGACATGATTGACAATATAGGCAAGTTTGAAGTGCTTAAATCTACTATGATTGGAAGCACTTATTATGCGGCAGTAAAAAGAACTACTTTTGACCCCGAAAGCACAAAAGTTTTTGCAGCAGTTGTACTTACTCACACAAATAACAAAGATTATTATAACTTTGCATATAAAGATATGGATGAAAGCGTGGGACCATGTGAAAGCAAATGTCCCAAGTCAATTCTTGATTTGCTAAGCCCAACCGAAAATGATTATACAAAAGAATGGAGGAAACGTTGCTATGAAAATCTAAAGGAAAAGAAAAATCCAGATACGCTTGCGAACTTACCGATTGGAAGCGTAATTAGATATGTTCATCATGACGGAAAAGAAATGAAACTCATAAAAAGTCCAGCAGCATATCAATTTAAGCGTCCATTTTGGATGGTAATGGGTGAGCAAGGTTATATACCATCTAAATATATACCAAAAAATTATGAAGTTATTAAGAGAGGAGAAAAGTAATATGCCAAACTGGGTACAAAATGAAATTTATCTTAGAGGAAATGAGGAAGACATAAAGAAAGTTTTAGAACTTGTAAAATCTGACGATTCGGAATTTGACTTTAATAAATTGGTTCAAATGCCAAATACATTAAATATACCATCAGGTGGACATGATGACCAATCAATACAATATGCAATATCTAAAATGAGTAAGGCAAAGCAAACAGAAACTAAATCAATCTTATTGAAAACTGAATGTTCTTACTACGGAAATTATTTTAAGAAAGTATATGGACGTGAATTTACCGTAAAAGAACTTGAAGATTGTGCAAAAGAATTTGCAGAAGAAAGAACAAATGTAAATACAGACTCTTTGGACAGTACAGATTATAAAGGACTTGGAATTAAAACACTTGAAGACTTAGGTAATATGTACATTCATAATATTATAACTTATGGATGTGATACTTGGTATGATTGGTGTTGTGAGCACTGGGGCACAAAATGGAATGCATGCGAAGTATATATAGATGATAACTTAGTTTCATTCCAGACTGCATGGAGTGTGCCAGACCCAATCTTTGAAGCATTTGCATATCTTTGTGACGAATATAATGTTACATTTGAAGGCAAATATGCAGATGAGGATACTGGTTGTAACACAGGTTATATAAGTTCTGAACATGGAATTACAGAATATGAAGATAATAGTTCAGAAGCACTTAACGCATATGTTGAACTTTGGGGCTATACTGATTGTATAGGCGAGGATGAAAATGGAATTTTGGTTCATTACGATTGCGACACTTGCCCTAATAAGTGTTGTTAAGAAAGGAGAATGCAACCATGAAATTAGTAACCGCAACTTTTTTAGTTGATGAAGAAAAATTGCTTAATGCTTACAAAGATAGGTATGACGACGAAAACAATATAGACAATTTTCATGATGCACTTAATACAGAGTTTGGATGGGTAGAAGAGAGTGGTATCTATCTACAAGATTGGAAAATCGAGAAAGGAGAATAATTTATGGGACAAAGATTAGTTATCTCAGTTGAGAACAATGAAAAGAAACTTTGTAATTTATATTATCATTGGAGTGCATACACATTAAGCGCCCTTGATGAAACTAAGAAACTCATAGATTGTATTTACAATCATAAAGATGAAAGCGAAAAAGAATTACTGCTTCGTTTGATTCGATTCTGTGAAGAAAACGGCGGCTGTATTGATGGCGGCAGTAATAGCGAAGAAGGCAAATATATTCAAAGTTTATATCCAAATGAAACATTTAAAGAAACTGGCAGCAGAAGCGAAGGACTTATTGCTTTAAGCGAAAAGGGCATGAGTGAGATGCAGTCTTGGAGCGAAGGAGATGTATATATTAACATTGATACAGATCAAGTAGATTTCTGTGTATATAATGGATATGAAACTCTTGACGAATATATCCGAGAAAGGGAATCGTGGGATGAGGATTTTGATGCATCGGAATTAAATCATATGCCAACATTTGATTTCTGTCTTGGATATTTTGATGTAAAAGATATTTACAAAATTCTTGCTTGTATTGATGATATTGACGGAGATGGAGTTATTAAATGTGATGGTGAAATTTGTGAGCTGATTGGCTAACAGTACAAAATGAATAAATTGAAAGGAGTGATATAATGGACGTCTTGTTGCAAAAGTTCTTTGAAAAAGAAAGATGGGAACAGGCACTTGAAACTGGTGTAGACAAGCATATAGATAAGGGAGATTTAAGGAAACTTACAGCTCCTGAAACTAGACTTGCACTATATCAAGTAATTGTAAATGACCACTACGAAATCGCACCACCACACGAAGCAGCTATTCCAAAAGACAACGGAGATATGAGAATTGTTTACGTAAATGAAAACATAGACCGTATCTTCTTATCAATTGTGAACAATCTGTTCTTTGAGATATTTCCTGAGTTCATACATCCAAGTTGCAAGTCGTATCAAACAGGCATTGGTTGCGGCAAGATAGTACAGCACTTGTCAAAAGAAATGGTTAAAACAGATAGTTTAGAAGTTGGATTTAAGGCAGATTTAACTAAATATTTTGACAGTGTTCCTATTAAATATATTGATGAAATTTTTGACAGAATGGAAGCAAAAGTTGGTAAGTCAAAAATCATTGATATTGTAAGGAAATATTATCATACGGATTTGTGTTTTGATGTTAATGGAAACTTAATTGAACATTATCAGTCATTAAAGCAAGGGTGTAGTGTAGCTTCATTCTTAGCTGATGCAATTCTCTATCACATTGATAAAGAAATAAGCGAAATGAATGTGTATTCCGTTAGGTATTCAGATGATATTATGTGCGTTGGTCCAGAGTATAAAAAAGCATTTGAAACACTAATATTAAGACTTAATGATATGCAAATGACGCTGAATCCAAAGAAAGTTGAAACTGTCTATAAAAATAGATGGATTAAATTTCTTGGGTTTAATATTAAAGGAAACAAAATCACCCTTTCTAAATCTCGTGTCAAGAGCTTTCAGCATGAAATAGAAAGTAGGACCATTAAGCAACGTAAGATTACATTAACACGAGCACTCAATCAAGTAAACTCTTATCTGTACAAAGGAGATGGCACTTATTCATGGGCAACTTCAGTACTTCCTATCATCAATGTAGAAAAAGATATTGAAGTTCTCAACACATTTGTAATGGATGCACTAAGAGCTTGCGCCACAGGTAAGAAAAAAATTGGAGGACTTGGAAGTATAAACGACAAAGAAGATTACACAATTTTAAGGGGGACTGGGAAAAATGTAACAGCAAACAGAAATAAAACTGAAAAGGAAATTGAAGGTTATCTCAGCATTGATTGTATGAGAAAGGCATTGCTTACAAGGAGGGCTGCATATGACACATTAGTTAGAAGTATGTAGTTAAAAAAGTATGGAGCACAACATACAGTCGCAAGGCAATGATTAATTCAGTTCAGCGGCATGAACGGATAACGCGTTGCTTTCGGATCAAAGATCCTACGCACCGCGTGGATACGTCATGTCCGCTCAACATGAAGCAACTAAAGAAATGTGCCAATATTGTGAGCGACAATTTGTAATGCAACAGTAAATTACAAGGCAACTAAGTTCAATAGAAGGCGTGCAAACCAGCTTACAACGACGCGCTCACTGCACTATCTTGCAGGGTCGCGTCGTCTTATCAGGCGACACGCCTCTTATATGAAACAGCTAAAGTAATGCATCAATGTTGTGAGTAATTTAATTCGGAGCACACCGAGAAGCTACAAGGTAGTTAAAATTCAATTTGCAGCAATTTTAACCAGATATTCCTGATCATTAAACAGGATATCTCCTGTTTAATGATCAGGAAATTCTGGCATTTGCTGCCAATATGAAACAGATAAAGAAATGTGTCGTGATTATAAGTAGTTTTACCAGAACGCAATGGAATTAGGCTCAAGGCAATTAAATTCAATATCCCGTCAATTAATAAGCTCGCATAGGAGGCTGCGACTGGTTTATCAACCAGCGAAGCCTCCAATTCAAGCTTCCTTGACGGGTTATATGAAGCTAATAAAGAGATGCGTCAAAATTGTGAGAGTTTAAAATAAAGCAAAGGAAGTGGTTTAATGGAAATTTACAATGAACTTATTAACAGAGTTCAAGAAGGCGAGACATTTTACGTGAACTTTGAAGAAAAAACTTTAAAAGTTGGAAAGGATTATCTGATTAAAAATGGAGAATACGATAAAGAAAGTTTAGGGTGGAAGCCTGTAAGCACTAATGATGTATTAAAAACAATTGAAAGACTGTATGAAATGTATAAATATTCATTACCAAGCGAAAGGAGTGATAGCAAAAGAAGAAAGTACTTTAAAGCATTACCTATTGATGAGATACCAGATAATAAGTTATTCAACGCTGAAAGGCGTGAGGTTGCTCAAGCAAAACTTGAAGGATATATCTTGTGTTCTATCTTATATGGAAACCTTACATGGAACGTAGATTGGGGCACATGGTTTTGGGAAAGTAACAACGACCCAGACTTAGTTATTCTTAAAAAATGGATTAAAAATAATTAATTATAAAGGAGTTTGATGTTATGTTGAACAAAAAAGAAAGAATGGAAAAGCTTAACAATGCAGGTCTTGACACAAGCAAATACTTTACATTAAACATGGGTAATGGAAATAACATTCGTGTTACTTTTGATAAAAACGGAACTCTTGTGGTGGTTAAAGATGACCCGATCGCAGAGCAGATTATTGAAGATGGTTATGTAAGAAATACTAAATTACATAGACGTTTCGTTATGGCCCAAATGTTCCAAATGCTGAACTACGTTTCTTATGATGGACAGTATACTGGATACAATGAGTGCCTTAAGAGAATGTATGGATATGGATATACATTTAAGATGATGCTTGACGAAGTTAAGGTGTTAAGCAAGCTGGAAGTAAGAGATAGAGAAACATTTGATGAAAGAAGTCATTTCTTTACTAAGGGCGTTATTGCTAAGGTAGTTGAAGACTATGCGAAGAAATTCGACGAGTATATCAATACACTTCCTACTCATAAATGCAAGGGAGTTCCTTATAAGAAAATTAAAGGCAAAAATGTATTCTGTGCAGACTTGGGCAAGAAATATTATCAGCCTGTACTTCTTACTGCAATTCGTATTGGTAACGCTAAGAATTATACAGAAGTATATAAGATTTTAAGTAACTTTACAAGAAACATGCTTAATCTTCCGTACAACACTCCTAAGAGTAAAGATTGGATTGATGCTTACAAGGGAGAAGGTGCATACTATACGCTTAAAAATCTTATTATGTTCCATAATTGTAAGATTGAAGTCACAGGTAAATATGACATTGGTTATGGAACAAACAGCATGGAGTATCTTAAGGCTGCTCTTGAAGAATATTATGGAGAAGGCTGGAGAATGTTTGCTCTTATGAAGAAGGTAATTGCAGACAACGGCTTTAATTTCAATAAAAGGATGAAAGAAATTTATAGTGAAGATTAATTAGCCACCAAAACGCAGATAGATACTGCAAACGCACAAGGCATTACACTTCAATTAAGATCCTTCATAAGTCATTTATACAGCTGATCTTGCAGCCTATCGAGCTGCTATTTCTGCTGTATATATGACCAGAAGGATCTTATATATGAAACGGTTAAAGGGATATCTACGAAAATACAGAGTGCGTTTATGAGACAAGCCTCAATAAGTGCAAGAGATTATGATTCAGTAGTGATACATTAACTCCTGGAACGAGATCCTTTAGGATGTTATCACATCCCCAGGATCTCTTATCCAGGACCATGTATCCCTCACATGACACTGTTAAAGATAGCTTGCAAAATTCTTGAGCACTTATGCATAAATATACAAAAAGGAGTTATAAAAATGGATAAAATTACAAAAAAGAAATACGAACTTGTAAAAGCAATGAACACAATTGTGAAGTCATTAAACAACGAAGAAGCTTATTACAATCATTGGATTTATATTGTTCCAGATGAGGCAGATGATGATGACTTGTATGATATTGCAATAGACGAAGAGTTGTTTAATGATACGGTTAAGCTTTTCAAGCGAAATATGAGAGAGTATTTAAAAGATGGTATTTATGTAGGAGGAGATGAAGTTTACTAAATATGTTATATAAAATAAAAGGACGAAGCGACAATGGAAAGATAGTTTTTTACACAGAATCGTGTGATTTAAAAGAAGCAATTCGTTCAAAGTTCTCACATTTACATTTTCTACTATTTAATAAAATATGCATCACTCACATCGGAGCAGAAAGGTTTTTAAGAAAATTAAATTTACAAAAGGAGCGTTAAATATGAGAGACCCCAAGAGAATTGACAAGTTCTGTGAGATGCTCAAGGCATACTGGCATATGGTTCCCGATTGGAGATTTATGCAGTTGGTGTGTAATCTTCAGGCACAGATTGGAAGTGACGGCTTCTATCTGGAAGATGATAAGACAATGGAGTTGATTGAGCAGATGCTGAACACAAAACAAAATTAAAGGAGGATTTGAAAATGAAAATGACAGATGTAGAAATTGAAAAGCTTTGGGACGAACTTGAAGACGTGCCTATTGACGAAGATGAATGCATTGATGTCGATTGGCATGGTTGGAGCAAAGGAACTCACAGAGAAGAAATTTGGTATTGGTTTGATGAAAACCACAGCAAAGGTGTTGGCTGGTTAATGAATGAAAGAGAAACAAAATATTAAAGGAGGATTTAAAAATGGGTAATAGGGCTGTGATCACTACAAAAGAAAACTTTAACAATGACGGAGTGGGAGTCTATTTACACTGGAACGGCGGCTTAGATAGCGTACAAGCATTCTTAACCTACTGTAAGCTAAAGGAATATAGAGAACCCACAACTGACTGTTATGGTTGGGCAAGACTTTGCCAAGTAATTGGTAACTTCTTCGGCGGAGAACTTTCCATTGGAATTGATAGATGCAGCTGCCTTGATTGTGACAACTACGACAACGGAACTTATATTATTGACGGTTGGGATATTGTAGATAGGAAGTATTTTGATGGAAACGAGCAGGACAGTTATGATCTTTATGAAATGCTTTGTGAAATTGATGAAAATCAGCCTGTAAAAGAACAGCTTGGTACTGATAAAATTAAACAGATGCTTGAGGAGGAACAGTAAAATGAAAGGTTATATTATTGAACTTCATGCTACTTTCGCATATAAGGGAGATAGCTATGAAGATGCTGTTAGTAAGATATTTCAGAATATTGATTTAAACGAAACACCATGGGAAGATGCTCTTGTAACAGAAATGACAGAAGAAGAGTTTGATGAGGAATTTGAGTAAGGAGGAAAATTAAATGGATAAGATTAAAATTGATCTTGGGTTTGCAACACTAGTTGCTGAAAAGGGAACTGATGAAAGTTATCATGAAATTTTTATTGGACTTGAAGATAAAGACGGCGTTTGGATTCAAGATTTAGCAATTGTCGGACAGAAATATCATTACACTGATGATACAGAAGTTGTACAAGATAAGGGAGTTAATGTAATGGTATACGCAGATGAAAACGACGAAGATTATACTCATAAATTTGATATTGACATCTATGAAGAGGAGGACTAACACTTAATGACCCATAAAAAATACTACAATCTCGTTAATGGATATATACAAATTAAAGACGAGCAAGAAATCCTAGACAAGTATCCTAAGATGTTTAACGCAATTTGCATCTATTGTTTTAAGCTTCCTAAGAGAATTCGTAAAAGTTTATTTGATGATCTCATGCAAGGCAATTGGGAACATCTTCACGAAACAGAAACAGAAAAGAAAGAGCCTATTTCTGAACTATGCAAAACTCTTCAGTGGGAAGTCTTTTATTGCAGCGATAGAATGTCTTGGGACAGATTGTGTAGAATTCATTGGTGTTGGCAGAGAATACAACATAGGTTATGGATGGAAGAAATAGACAAAGAACTTGCAAAAAATAAAAAGGAGGACATATAAAATGAAAGTTTATAATGTAATGCAGATGACAAGGTTTGATTATGACTTCAGTGTTTTTACATATCAAGAAGGTTGCTATTTTAATAAACAAGATGCTATTAAGAGAAAGGAGGTTGTCGTTGAAGAAGTTAAAAGTTCATGTACAGAAGAAATTGAAAGATATAGTGACGAAGATTCATATCCAGAAGCTGGCGATGGGGCATTGTATATAGAAAATGATGAAATATATTTTGATTTGGAATATGGATTTGAAGAAGATCATGTTGTGCATCAGGTGTGGATTGACGAATTGGAGGTAAAATAAAAATGAAATCATATGCAGTTGTATTTACTTATTCATTCGACGCTGATTCTGCCGTATATCTTTTTGATACGGAAGAAAAAGCAATCGACTATATGATGAAATCGTTTGAAGAAGAACTCCGTATTGACCAGGAAGAGAATGGTTGGGATAGTGAGGGTTATGTAACGGAAGATAAAATGTATGCAAAGATTATTACTCATTATCCTAGTGGAGATGGGGTAACAGAATATCATGTTGCGAATGTTTATGAAGCGTAGAGAAATCTACGCTTCTTTTATTTGCAAAAATAAAATTATTTTATAATTAGAAAGGAAGAAATACTTATGAAAAACAAAAAAGAAAACAAAGAATGGATGAAAAGAGAAGACTATATTAACTATCTTGCTGCACAGACAAATGAAGTACATATAAGCGATAAAAATAGCAAGACTGGACCACTGTGCAACGACTTAGCGTTTCCTACTTGCACATGCCGTGAAGACGCACCATGCCGCGAGGGTGGTTGTTATTGCAATAAAGGCAGACAGCAGTTGGCAGTTGTACAGGCTGCATATGCAAGAAATTTGAGATTATATAATACAGATCCAGTAGATTTTTGGGAGCAAGTAAAATTTAAGATTAAGCATCGTCCGTATCCGTTATTTAGATGGACTGATTCAGGCGACATTCCAGATGCAGCTTTCTTTATTGGTATGGTAGATTTAGCAAACGCATTTCCAAATATTAAGTTCCTTGCTTATACAAAGAAGTATTGGATTGTCAATGAATGGATTGACAAAAACGGAGATTTGCCTAAGAATCTTACAATAAGATTTTCTGCTTGGCACGTTGGTTGGAAAGTAGAAAACCCACATAACTTGCCGATGGCTTACGTAGATTTTAAAGACAAGTCTTTGAATCCTGAGTTTCCTGCAGATGTTACTGGCTGTCCTAATCAGAAAGATAAAACAATTACTTGTAGCATTTGTAGAAAATGTTTTAATAAGAAAATCGAAAATGTTAAATTTGACCAGCATTAACAATACAAAATTAATGAAAGGGGTGGTGTTTATGATTGTTTGTAAAAATTGCTTCAATGGAAATAAACTTCATCACGAAGCAGAATTTGATTATTGGCAATGGTTTGACGCAACAGAAGATTTTGATGATTCACATGGAAGATACTGTGACATATGTGATAAAGAATTTGAAGATGGCGAAATCGTAATTTTAATTGACGAATAAAGGAAGCGAAATAATAATGTTAAAGCAAATTAAAACATTTTCCATTAAAGATGTTGAATCATTAGTAAAAAATGATTCTTGTAATTGGAATGGAAATCGTTTTGAAAAGAAAAAGAATGACATTACACTTGAAGGCTATCGAGTATATACAAGAAGCCTTCGATATAAAACTTTTATCGAAAAAGGATATAAGTGCGTGTGCTGTGGCAGAGTAGGTACACATTATGTTCTTGAACAAGATGTTGCTCAAAATTCTCATAGAGCACATTTCAATTTATATTCCGATGACAACGTACTTATGACAAAAGATCATATTTTGCCAAGAAGTAAAGGAGGAAAAGATGATATAGAAAATTTGCAAACAATGTGTCAGATTTGTAATACAGCAAAAGGAAATAAAATCATTAACAAAAATTAAAATTTGGAGGTATAAATAATGGATATTAAAACAATTGCTTATGAAAAATATAAATTAAATTGGATGATGGCTCATGGTTATACACTTTCAGATGTAATGAATGAACTTGATGATATGCAAGAAGATGAACCAGATACATGTGTTAGTAATTTATTTAGTGATTGGGAATATGAATTTGGATTTGCAAGCGAAATCTGGGCTTCTTATGGAGAATTTCTTGAATGTGAATTTCAAGATAAGGACTATATGAAATCTATTCTTAATGAGGAAGAATATAAAGAATATTTAGAGGAGGAATAAAGAAATGAAAGTTAGATGTAATAATTGCATGGAAGTTTTTGACGAAAAAGAACTTATTTATAATGGGGATGAAGATATAGAATTTTGCCCTTATTGTGGAGAGGGCGGATGTATTATGGACTTACCAAAAAACGAATTTCCAGAAGAATATAAAATTGCGTTTAATAAGAAAGGAAAGTAATTATGCCATATACTTATTCTTACAACGGAAAAACAATGTCATTTGAAACAAAAGACGAGTTTGTTATCTTCAAGAGAGGCTTTGGAGAAATTCAAACAGAAGACGAACTTATCAGTTATGCAGAAAAAATAACTTACAACTGGTGCAATGCAGGTTGGCACCATTCCTTTATCACATATTATATCAGCGACTATGTATTAAGTGATTTGTATCAGGGATTAACCAATAGGGAATTCAAATGGCTTAAAGAAATTCAGAAAAGAAAACAAAAAGAAGCAAAAGAGGCCGACGATGCGCGTTGTTGGAAGTTGGTTGACCGTATCTACTGGGCAGACAACTCAGTTGAAGCCATTTATGAAGATAAAAATGGCGTTCACAAAACAGAAATGGAAGTTGCACCACATGGAGATGCTTGTTAATTAAATAGAGGTATGTAAAATGTCAGAAAATAATATTATTGGAAAAGCCATTGAATATTGCGAAAAGTTAATTGAAAAGTATGACAACAACAGAGATATTGATGATATTGACATTAGCCTTTTGATTGAGATTCTGAAAGGAAGAGAGGGAAAATGAATATAGTTTGGTGGATTAAAAATGGAAAACATTTCAGTCAAGAATACAAGCGAGAGTTGTTTAGAGAGAAATTTTGGAGATTTGTAATGACATATTTCCCAAAGCTATATAATTGGTGCGACACACATCTTAAGTGTGATACGTTACCATTTTAAAACAAAATAAAAAGAGACTAGATATTAATCTGGTCTCTTTTATATTAGAAAGGAGTTAATTAATATGAAGACACCTAAAAAATACGGAATAGGATTTAAATTGTTTGAAATGAACAGTTCTGGACAGCTATTTCCTTTATTTATTGGTAAAAATAAAGAAACACCAATAGGAAAATGGATTCCTGCTGAAAATTTACCAACCAAAAATTTTTCGGAGCGTCCAGGTTGGCACTGCTCAATGGACACACCAGATGCGCCATGGCTTAGAGGTTATGATGGCTCTAATCTTGGACCATATAAGAGTCGTTTTAAAAACGGAAAAAGAGTATGGTGTGAAGTACTTTATGATATGACAAATGATTATAGAGAGAAAGCATTAAGACAGCCGAAAAAATGCTTTGAAGATAAACTTCCCGTAGATGGTTTTTATTGGTTTAAGGAAGGCTCTCGTGGCACATGGGTAATAACCAGCGCAATTAAGATTAACAAAATTTTAACAGAAGAGGAGGTTGATGAAATCCTTAAAGAAAAAGAATATGACAAGGTAAAGGCATACGCAAAGTACAAAACGTCATTTGAAAAACGCCTCAAAATCGGCGCATAGTATCATGACAACTTGACAGCACAAAATGAATATGTTATAATAATGATAATAAAAAAAGGAGAGATTAAAAAATGGAACTGTATGAAGAAATGCAGTTAGTAAGGGGGCTTTATGGTAGCGAATTTGACAAAAATAGAGCATGTGCTTTTTGTTCACACCATCGTTGTTATCTCACTGTTAAACAGGTAAAGCAACACGAATGTCTTCGTAAACAGTGTTGGTACTTAAAGCGAAATGAAGAACATGATTGGTGGCGTCAAAGAGAAGTGATTAAACAAAGGAGAAAGAGTAAGAAAAGTATATAAAAATAGCCACATATAAGGAGAATGATTATTATGAACAAACAAAGAAGAAAAGAAATTCAGACGGCAATAGCTAAAATCGAAGAATTAGTACAAAATATACTTAATGATGAACAAGAAGCCTTTGATAACATGCCAGAAGGTTTACAATCTTCAGAGAATGGCATGGTATCAGAGGAAGCCCAGGAAAGCCTTGAAGCAGCAATCGACGCGTTAGAAGAAGCAGTAGTTTGTTTGGAGGAAGTGGTGCAGTGATTGAAAATTATTTCATATATAATGGAATTAAATATTATTCTGGAACGATAATTAAAATTAAACGCTTTGGAAATGCAAAAGAAGCAGTATTTCTTGGATATAATAAAAACATAAATCAATACATGGTACGTTTTGATACAAATAATACTGTATTTTATAGAAGCGATGCTTTCAATAAAGATATTGTAGAAATAACAAACCGATCAAATAAGAGCTTTATTGATTGGGCGCAAAGAGAAGATGAACGGTTACACCCAAAATTGACGGCAAGCAGAGAAGTGTCAATTGACGGAATGATGCTTGCATGGATATGGTATGTATTAATAATGCTGGTAGCAGTAATTTTCAATGATCGTATTAGAATTTGGACATTTGCTTCAATTGTATTTTTTAGTTACAGAAATAAAAAGTTAAAAGAAAGGGGCTTTAAATAATGAGTGGCAGATATGAAAAGGAAATGAGAATTGATGGTCTTGTTAAAGAAAAATTAAAAACTTTACCTGAGATTTTAACAGATTATTATTATAGTTTGATTAGTTCAGGCAAATCCTACAGAACAGCACAGTCTTATATTGATCATATAGAAAAATTTATTAATTTTACATTTAAAGAAAAATGTCCAGAAGATTTTTATACAAATGTTACTGTTACTAGTATCAACAGGTATATTTCTTCCTTTAGAACCAGAGTTGTAAATGGAAAAACTAAAAAAATATCAGATAGCTATAAAACTGTTGGTTGGTCTGCATTGAATTCATTTTTTCAGTTTCTTGTACCAGATTATATTAAAAGTAATCCTGTTGCAAACACACAGCGTCCAAAAATGAAGGATAATCCAGAGGTAACATATTTAAACGAAGCAGAAATTCAAAAAGTGCTTGACAATGTAAAGAAAAAAGCAAATATCCGTATGATAAACAGAGATTTATGTTTATTGAAAATTGGCTTTGCCGTTGGACTTCGTGTGTCTGAAATTATACAAATTGATATTGATGATATTGATTTTAAACATAATAAAATTCAGATTACTGCAAAGGGAGATAGAAATTACTCTGTGCTGATTGGAGATAATTTAAAGCAGCAAATTCTGTTATGGATTGAAGATAGAAAGAAATATTTTGGAAATGTAGATAGTAACGCATTGTTTGTTTCCCAAGAAGGTAAACGAATTAGCACAAGAACTATGAAAGATTTAATTGACAAGTATTGCGACGTTGTTGACAAGCACGTTACACCTCATGTTATGAGACATTCTTGCGCAACTAATCTTTATGAAAGAACAGGTGATATTTATTTGTGTGCTGGACAATTGCATCATAAAAATGTAACTACGACTCAAAGATATGCGGAGTTGTCTAACGAAAAACAGAAAAAGGCAACTAGCATTCTTGACGACATGATTTAATTTCCATAATTTATGTATTGACATACAAATAATTATAATAATAAAATAAAAATATCCTATAAGAGGAGTAGTGTATAATGTACAATGAAAATATGAAAGAGGGGTTTTGTAAAGATTATTTACGAAGTCGAATAATTCAAAAAACATCATTATATGGACTATTTAGAAAAATAGAGTCATATGAAGAAAAGCTAAACAAAGACGCTAGTGAGTTCACTAAAGAAGAAGCACTTGCAATGTATAAGAGTTTAAAATCTAGATCTGTGTATACTCTTATGAACAATAATACTATATTAAAGGCATATTGTGCATGGCTAAAGTATTATAATAAATTAAATGTTGAGATTGCTTATGAAAATATCAACATAGAAGATTTAAAGTTATGTGTTGACAAAAATGCGCATAAAGTTCTATCAAGAGAAGAAATAACAGAAATAGAAGAACAACTTTTAAATGTTACAGACATGGCTATTATAGAATGTCTTTTTCAAGGGATTGCTGGTCCGTCAATGAGAGATATAACAGAATTAAACGAAAGTATGTTGGATAAAAGTAATAGCTGTTTGGTTTTTCCAGATGGCCGCGTGCTTTATATAAGTTCTAGATTATGTGATTTATTAGATGAAGCTTTCAGGGAAGAAACATATATATGTTATGGAGATACTTTAAGAGTAAAGCAATTAAACGGAGTTGGTAAACTATTTAAAGATCGAGATAATGTACATGCCGCTGATTCTGATGATAAAAGATTTAGAGCCGTATATAGAAAAATTCAAGTTATTAGAAATTATGTTGGAATAAAAGAACTTACTATGAAGGGAATTGCCGCAAGTGGTATGGTATATTCTTTGCGCAAATATCTTGGTGAAACAGGGTTAGATTTGAAAGAATATTTACAAACCGAAAGTGGGCAACTTTTAATGGAAAGATATGGGTATCATAGTGAGCATCGAATTGATAATGTAATACACAGATTTAAAAATTTAATTTAAGTAAATGGATTGCAGTTTATTAAATATCGGCAGATTTGGAGGAGACATAATGGAAATAAAGGGTGTTAATATACTAGAAGAAGAATTAAAAAAACACAACGGAGAGTGTGCGGAGATCCGCATCTCTCATAAAATTTTTGGAGAACAAAAGATAAATACAAAATTAAATTACATTTTTGACGGGGAGCGCGTTGGATTTTTTATTAAACGTGGACAAGAGGTTTATTGTTACATAAATCAAATAAAGGATTTTGGTGTAAAAGACAGTATTTATTTTGCCGATGATTTAATTAAGATAGATATAAAATTGCATAGGCAGTAAGAAATAAAAGACTGCGGGTTATACGGGGTTAGGGAAATGAATACTTTCAGAAATGAAAAAAATATTTAAATTTTGAAACTAACAATACAAAATGAACATTATTTGATTTGACAAAATGAATAATATGTGGTAAAATATAAAATAGGTTAACAATACAAAATGAATTTTATAAAGGAGAGATAAATATGTCACTTGTTTTGTATCTTTATAGCGCACCTAAATATCAGAATACAACAGCAGAAGAAATCAAGTTAATTGAATCTTACTTAGAATGGCAACACGAAAAAAATAATAACGGAAAATACAGTTGCGATACCTTTGAACAATGGTGCAGTCATTCAGAAAGTGAATTACCGAGCAAAGACGTTATTGAATATTATCAACAGTTTTGGATCAAAAAGAAAATGCGCATCGAGATGCTTGGTGATATGGATGTTTATAGCATTTTTAATCAGCTTGGTAGGTTTTGCAAAACAAATCATATTATTAATTGGTTTTATAAAAATGTTATGAATGGAGAGTTGGACAAGAATTTTCACGAAGTATCCAAAGAGCAGATTTATAGCCTATATCATATTTGTAAAAAAATTAGAGATACAGGAATTGAACTAATAGAAAAGAACAAACATGGAATTGACGCACTCAACAAATACAATGTAGATGAAAGCGTTACAAATTTGTTGCCTCCGCTATACGGAAATAAAGGAATGTTTTTTGGATCAACTGAATGCGACAGCTTTTATGCCTATCAAATCATCAGAGCAGTTGATATTCTAGAAAATATTATTAATACGACCGATTTTGATAAGCAAGTTGTTTATCTCAAACCGATTTGGTAAAAAGGGTGATAGTATAATGTTAAATATTATAAAATCTGTAATGCTTGGACATGCTATTGGTGATGCACTTGGTGTTCCCGTTGAGTTTTGTAAAAGAAAAGATTTAGAACAGCATCCAGTAACAGATATGATTGGTTATGGATCATATCATGTACCTGCTGGTTGTTGGTCTGATGATACTAGTATGTCCCTTTGTACGTTGGAAAGTCTTGCGAAGGGAACTGTAGATTTTGATGACATTATGAACAACTTTGGAAAATGGCTTTATAATAATTATTTTACAGCTACAGGAATCGTATTTGATGTTGGCAATAAATGCGATAATGCAATCGCAAATTACTTTGAATTACATTATCCTGCAGTAAAATGCGGCAAACAAGATGAAAGATCTAATGGAAATGGATCTTTGATGAGAATTAATCCGTTTGTTTTATACGCTTACTATAATAAGCTTGACGATTATAAATTTGTTAATCTTATTTCTCAGGCATCCAGCTTAACCCACGCGCATTCTTGCAGTATTGACGGCTGTATAATCTATTCTTATATTTTACAAGAACTAATTAATAATCCAGCAAAGGCGTCTGTTTATAAAGGTTTAAATAACGCAAAGCGGTATATTAGTTATTTAAATATATATACTTATTATAACAGATTATATGGTGATGATATTAGTAAAATCGACGAATCCAAAATTAAAAGTAGCGGTTATATTGTAGACACGTTAGAAGCGGCAATTTGGTGCCTATTAACAACAAATGATTATAAAAGCTGTGTCTTAAAAGCAGTTAATTTAGGTGAAGATACAGATACTATTGCAGCAATTGCTGGTGGACTTGCTGGAGCACTTTATGGAATGGAAAACATTCCAGCAGATTGGCTTAATAAACTTAAAAAGCGAAATTATATTGAAAATATGTGTGAACAGGCATATGATGCATGGAGGTAATATAATGTATAATATATGTGATATTCATTCACATATCATACCACAAGTTGATGATGGTGCAATTGATTTAAATATGTCTATTCAGATGCTACGAGATGCGTATAACCAAGGCACTCGTAGCATTATTTGTACCTCTCATAGTTATGGAGATATGATGAAGTACTATGAAAATTTAAATATTGTTAAAGAAGAATTAAAAAGACAAAATATAAATGTGGCTTTATATTCTGGATGTGAAATTTACTGTAGTGATTATAATATTGATATTATTATTAAAGAATTGCATAACAATCGGCTTCCAACTATGAATTATACCAAGTATGTTTTAATGGAATTTAGTACAGACGCTTCAATAAGTGAAATCATAAATTGTATTGAAAAAATTATTAGTAATGGGTTTAGGGTAATTATTGCACATGTAGAAAGATATAAAAATTTATTTATAAACGCTGAGGCAATTAATTTTCTTAAAAACATCGGGTGCTTGTTTCAAGTTAATAGTTATAGTCTTTGGGATGAGAAAAATGGTAATATTAGAGCTGCTGCACAATGGATGCTAAAAGAAAAATTTGTATCTTTTGTAGGATCAGATGCTCATCAAACAATCCATAGGCCGTATGCAATTAAGAATGGAATTAATTATATTCTTGAAACTTGTGATGTACAATATGCTAAAAATATATGTTATGAAAATGCAAAACAAATTTTAAATATATATTAAAGGAGAAAGCAATAATGGAAATGCATTCTGGTAAGAAGTACGTTTATAGTGCTGAGCAAGCGAATTTTTATTTACAGAATGGAATGAAACCGCTTGAGATCGGTAGAGGGAGTAAAGGTGACGTGTATGTAGTATTTAACTACGAAGAACATAAGAAAATGCTGCCGAAGTGGATTGAAATGATGCATGGCTGGTCAAACCAGAAGTAACATTTTGCATATGGAGATAGATTTATAAATGAGGATGATTGAATGCCACAGCCAAAAAGACAATTCTTGCAAGTACATTATGATGTATTTCAATTAATTGGAGAATATATTATCGATAAAGAAAAGATTAAAATAGATTATTTAGATTGTTTAATTATAGAACGCATTTTAGATTTTCAAAATCATAATATGCAATGTTATACAACTAACGAACAATTGGCAAATATGTTTAATAGTAGCATTCGCACAATTGCAAGGCATATAGCAAATTTAATTAAACTTAAAATCATTATAAGCAGTGTTGCAAAGTCATCAACAAACGGAAAGAGTTCAAATGTACGCAATATGGTAATTAATTATGCTGCAGTTGGAGCTTGCAGAAGTAATAGGGATTTGGATAAATATTATGGAAATATATAACGTATTTTATCATGTTCATAAAGCGTTGAAGCAAGTGCCACATATGGCATCTGCTTATGCCGAAGCAAATGCCATCTGTAGTAAAAAGCAAATGCCACGTATGGCACTGAAGTATACCAGTATAAGTATACCAGTATAATAATACAATATACCAGTGCGGTATATGTTTTAATTCTAACGAATTAAAAATATACCTTTTAAGAAAAATTAACTTCGTTATTTTTTCTAAAAAGTTTTGAAGTATTAAAAAACAGATTAATTTTTAAAAAACCTCTTGACAACACAGTCAGTATATGATATTATACAGACAAAGGGAAACAATACAAAATGAATGTATTGAGAAGACGGAGAAAAGGAGGGCGCAAATGAGTGGAACTGAACGAAAACAAAGAAGGCAACTTTGTTCAATGTAGAAGTTGCGGACATATATATAAAATCGAAGCGTCGTTGCCTATTGATGCATTAGTAGTTGAAGTAACGTGTCCAAAGTGTGAACATGATTACGCTCTTAATCTTGGGGATGACGAAAATGATATATATTTATATTATGATCACACAAAAGATGTACGATGGTATTACTAAACAATACAAAATGAATTAACAGGAGGAATTTGATGATTTATCAAGGAACTGTAAAAAGCGAAAACATTCTTTTTCTAGATGAAAACGGACTGTGTGCCAGTATTGAACTGATCAAGTCATGTGATATGCCTACGTTCACTGTGATGAGCGACATTCATTATGACGACTGGGTATGGGAGTTTTGGATGGATGATCCTGCCGCATATGAAGTGATTAAGCATGCGATTATGAGCGTGTTGGCTGATAGTAATAACTTTAAGGAAGCAATCAAAGAACTTGATAAAATGTTCAGTACTGATTTTGCCGAACTTGTTGTAGATGAAGATGATTGTGATGGCGATTGCGCAAACTGCGAAATTATAGAATAATTTTTAATGACTAAAAGGAGAAAAGACATTATGGCAAGTAGATTATTTGACCTTCAGGAAACAAAGGGAATTTTTCAAGTAAAGGGTGTTGTAAGCGGAATTTCGAAAGATAAGTTTTACACATCTAAAAAGACGAAGACTGGTAAAGATTTTAGAGCAGTAAACTTTGGCTGTGCTTACGACAATCGAAAGAGTGTATATATGAATCTTAATGGTATGCCGCAGCAAAATGTTTGTTTTTCTAAAAGAAATCCAGACACTGGCAAGACAGATATTAAGAAAATTCCTTGGGCGGATAGAAATAAATTTCATGAAAAAGATTTTAGCATGATTGGTGTTAAGCTCGGACTAGTTAAAACCACTGATAATAGTGGTAAAACTGTAAATGATAAAAAAACAATGCATGCATTTGATGCATGTGAGTACATTAAGGAAAATTTGAGTGATAATGAGTCTGTGTTTATTCGAGGTAATCTTGATTTTAGTATCTATATGGACAATCAAAACAATATTCACAGAAGCATTAAATATGTTCCTAATCAGATTTCTTTATGTCAAGAGGTAGATTTTAGTCAGTACGATAACGAGAAGAATAAGCCAGTTCATAATTTTACTCAGACAATTGTGTTTACTGGAATCGAAAAAGAAAAAGAAAACGACAGAGATACTGGTAGATTCATTGTAAGTGCAAAGATTGTAACATGGACAGATATTGTTGATACTCAGTTTATTATCGTTGATGCTAAGCTAGCAGGACTATTTAAGAAAAATCTTAAGCCATTTAATGCAATTGAAGTAAGTGGAAAAATTGAAGTTTCTCATAGTATTGAAGAAGTAAGTGAAGAGGACTGCTGGGGCGAACAGAATGTAATGAAGAGTATATCTGCTCCGACTAAAACTGAAATGATTATTACTGGTGCAAATCCTCAGTCTATTGATCGTGAAACGTATACGGAGAAGAATATTTCTGATGCGATTAAAAAGATTCGTGCATCACAGACTGCGGAGCAGAACTTCTCTGGTAAGACGAATGTTGATATTTCTGTTGATGACGATGATAATTGGAATACTGACAGTGGTATGGACGAGGATGAGGACGATTTGTGGTAAGATAAATTAAGTTGTATGGGGCGAGCTTATCGCTCGCTCAATACAATATGAAATTTATATTTAAATGATTATGAAAATAGTTTGACATAAAGGAGTATGATATAATGGCAAGAAGTCGTAAAGCGTCAGCGACGCAAAAGAAATTAAATATGATTTGTTTTGGAGAACAGTTCTCTGGTAAAAGCACATTCGCATCCCAATTTGCTTACATGCACAACGCGGATGGCAGTCCTATGAGAGTGCTTTACATTGATTGTGAAAGTGGTTCAATTGACAACTATTTAGATAAAATGGAAGCAGATGGCGTAAATCTAGATAATATTCTGATTATCTATACAAACTCTCTTGGCGAAGTTCTTGACTTTGTAAATAAGGTAACTAATAACGAAGACTTTTACGAATATGATGAAGATGGTAATGAAGGAGATGAAATTGTCCTTGATGCTGATGGTAAGCCATTTAGAGCAGATGCTATTGTAATTGATGGCGTTAGCGTTCTATATACAGCTGCTCAGCAGGGCTTGCTAGAGTTTTCTAAAAAGAGAGCGCGTGTACGTGCAGATAACAATGGCCTGGTAGGAGACGAAAAAATTGTTGCAATTGAAGGAAGCTCGATGGAGCAACGTGACTGGGGTGCTCTTAAGTATAAGGGAAGTAACCTATGCCTGTCGTTACTTGGTACTGGTGTGCATAGCATTATTACTTGTCGTGAGGATGATGAAAAGGTACAAGTTAGGGGAAGTGATGGAAAGATCACAAGTGTACCTACTGGAAAGAAGATTCCTATGGGCTTTAAGGGAGATTTAATGTACAACATGCATACGGTTATTAGATTCTACAGAGATGAAGATGATAATGTTGTAGCAGATGTACAGAAAGATCGTAGTGGTGTGCATCCGAGAGAAAAGGTAGTTGATCCTACACTCCTTGACTGGCAGTGCGTTATTGATGGCAATAAAGGAAAAGAAAACTTTATACTTAAGAATTCTTTGGACACAGCTGTGGAAACAGAACAGAAGATTTATAGCGCTGAAGTGATGAGTAATGCAACTAAATCCATGAGTAAGTCTGATATGGAAAAGGCAAACGTGAAAACAGAATCTTCAACAAACACTTCTTCTGATGATATTGCTACTCTTAAAGCTGAAATTAAAGCAGCAATTCAGAAATTAAATCCTATTCAGAAAAAAGAAATGAAGTCCAAACTTGAAGAAGCAGGACTTCCTATCCAATATCAGCGCGAAAATAATGAAGAAGTCTTAGGTAAGATTCTTTCCATCGTTGCATCATAAAAAGTATACACAAAGAGGAGGCTCACAAAGCCTCCTTTATTTTTTATACATTACCCACTTGACAATACAAAATGAATGTGATACAATTCAAGCGAAAGTTATTAAGAGGGAGGAACAAAGACAGTGCAAGAAAAGAGTAATTACTATAGAAAATGCAAATATTGTAAGGGAATTATCAAAGTCAACCCAGAAGATATTCGAGATATAGTTTATTTTCAGAATTTCTATTATCACAAATCTTGCTTTGAGACTACAGCTGCTGCCAAGGCGTCCTCTTCTAGGGGCAAGCCAAAGATGTGGAAAGAAGCGTTAGATCATATTTCAGAGCATGAAATGGAGGCGCAAAAGCTATTAGGGCATTATATAGCTAGAGATCAGCTTAACGACTGGCTGCTTGCGAATTATGATGTTATAGCAATTCCGAAAAGGTTTTGGAATATTATTGAAGAGTTAGGGAATGGAGTTTATAATAAAAAGCGCTGTAAACCTGTAGAGATTGATACTTTATATGGTTGCTGGAAGTGGGGTCAGGATAAGTTAGATAAAATTGCTGTGAAGAATAAGGCAAATAATAAAGGTCCAAAGAGTGATAGTGATAGATTGCTTTATGATTTAGCTATTTTGGTTGGTAAGGTACCGCAATTTTTAGGGTATAAAGCAAAGCAAGAAACTAATAAACAGGGAATGGCAGCAGTCAGTATTAATGATGATATTGATATGTCTAGAATTGGTAGAACAAAACACGAAACAAAAAATGATATTGGTGATGTAGCCGATTATCTTTTTGTAGAATAGGAGATGTAAAATGAACGACACAGATTTTGAATTGGAATTATGGAATCACCAAAATGAAATGATTGTTTTGGGAACGCTTTTTTCTAAACCAGAAGAAGTGGGTTTTACTTATATTGATGCAATTAAAAATTCAGATTTTCATGATCCTGCAATGAGATTTTATCATGCGCTTTTTAATGATTATATCTTAACATATTCTGTTGATTTGACTGAAACAAAAATGAATATGTTCTGTTCTATGAATACAACTCGTATGCAAGGGTATAAAAAGTTTGGCATGTATAAGACAATTAAAGAATTAATGAGGTTCGCAGTTAATTCCAATGAGGAAATGAAACAGCAGGTTGGTATTCTTAAAAAATGGAGTGTATTGCGCGGAATTGAAAAAAATGGATATGATGTCTCAAAACTTCTAGCCCATCCAAAATTCAACTCTATGACGGCAGATGAATGTGCAAATACTATTCGAGGTAATTTAGATAAAGTGTGTTCAAGAATTATTACAGGAATTGATGACCCTATTGATTTATCAGATAATGCCGTCTCTTTGATCGATAACTATCTTGAAACTCCAGAGAAAGGATATCAATTAGCATGGGATTTTTTAAACAAGGCATGTGCTGGTATTATGCCTGGAGATTCATTGGGCGTGTTAGCTGCCTCCAATTCTGGTAAAGGCAGATCTTTAATTTATCTTGCTACGCATTTGGCATTAGTAGAAAAGGTTAGAGTAGGATTCGTAGCCAATGAAATGAGTGCTGAGAGTATGAAAAATGCGGAAATCTCGGTCATACTCAATGCTCCAGCTATTCAAAATCTTCACGGAAATGAGCTTTGCATTCAAGAAAAACGCTTCAAAACAGGTGCTTATAAAAACAATAATGGTGACATTATTTATAGGCGTATTGATGATAACGGTAATTATACAGAAACAATAGAACAGTTTAAATTAAGATTAGAAGAAACATCTCGTGAGTATCGCGGTGTTAAAAGTGCTATGAAATGGTTTGAAGAAAACGGTAAGGGAACTTTACTTTTTAAAAATTGTAGCGCAGATTATTCAGATATGGCGCTTCAAAGACTTATTCGTCAATTAGTGCTTTCTAGAGGGGTAGAAGTATGGTGTTATGATACACTAAAACACGGAACGGGAAGTGACATGTCGAAATGGAGCGACTTCGTGGCCACAACAACCAAGTTGTGTGAGTTAAATCAGACTCTTAAAAGCGCAGCAATTCTTTCAGCACAGATGAATAATAGTGTATTCCAAGTTAGACCTGAAGAAGTAAACAGCTCTTCAATCGCTAGTGGTTCTTATATTTATCATTTGTTTGACCAGATGATTGTATTATTACATATGAAAAAAGAATTGTATGGAGACTATGTTCTTAGAAGAAAAAACAAAGATGGAAGTTATACAGATACCGAGCTTAACCCAGATGAACATTTAACATCATGCTCTTTAATTAAGAACAGAAGAGGTGGTAAGGCGGTATATTTGTTAAATACGGATTTGGATAGAAATTTATGGACTGAGAAAAAAAATGGAATTCTAGTTCCCAAAGAAAGAAAACAGAAAAACGATTTGATGTGGTAAAGATTACAAAAATTAACAAATATATTTGTGTGTATTGCCATATTGATAAATCGTGTATACACGTTCTATAATAACAGCACAAAATGAATGATAGAGGAGCACCAAACAAATGAAAAATTTATTAAAAGAAACAATCGACTGCTTAATCAAAAACAGCAAACAGCCATCAGACGTTCTTTGGGTTGGAATGCTTGGTTACGACTATGATAAACATAAGCAGTTTTGTTATAAAAACACATGGGGTTATTTTTGTTCAAAAGCAGATTTTACATATAATGACGGATTTGGTGGGGGTTGAAATTGATATGGGATTAATTGTAGTAGGTAAAGATTTCTGGCTTGAAAGACACGAATATGATGGTTCTGAGTGGTGGGAATTTAAGTCTATACCAATGGAGCCTGAAGAAACAATAGAGTTTGATTTGAGAGCAGATTATTCGCTTTAAGATTAAAAACCAATCATAAGCAATAAAGGAAATACACTAGATGGAGGGTATTATTATGGATACTGAATGTAAATATCTCAAGATTGAAGAGTGGCATGGAGACGTGGAAGATTGGTATGGAGACGTGTTTGATCATCCGATTTACAAATATTCTTGCGTCGAAAAGAATAAAGAACTTCTTTTTGGAATTCTACAATGTCATAACTGTCCAAAATACGAGAAGAAATACGAAGCAAAGGAGAGTTAATTATGGAAATGAAAATTGGTTATATTGTAGAGTATGACTGGAAACACAATCAAAATCTTAAAGAGAGATTTAGATTTAGAGAAGCACCATTTACAAGAACGATCAATTCGCGCGGAGATATGGTTCACTCTAAGATGCTACAATGGCCTGTTGAGTACGAAGAAATCGTTGATAACGCAAACATGATGAAGAAAGCTCCTCGTTTGATTTTGGTAAGAGAACCGTTCTTGTTAGACGATGAATTACGAGATAAATGTATTGCATGGGTCGAATGGGCAAATAAAGCAGATCCAGCAGAGTATGATCCGTTCGCATAAGGAGAGTAAAATGAATAATAAAATGTTTTATACTTTTACCAAAAATCCCATTCATATTAATGATATTGTAGTTTTTTTAAGAGATCACAGAACTGGGAGTAGCACAATTAGAAAATGCAAATTTATTGGACTAGTTACTGGTTTTACAAACGAAAAGGTTAAAATTAAAAGATTGTCAAAGCCAGATGAGTTTATAGCACCAGATGACTGCGTGGATTTTGAAGAAGTTGGAGTGTACCCAGAAGACGTTGTACATATTATTATTAGTAAATATTAAAGGAGAATAAAAATGAGAATTGAACTTGAAATTCCAGATTTTGAAGCACTGTATTATACGTATGACGATCAGCCTGTAACCGGAACGGATGTAAAAAAGGCGCTTATTAATTTTGCCGTGGAAAAATTCATTGATCAGCTATATGACGCCCACGTTGATGATAATGTGCGTAGTGAAATCGTGCAACAAGCGAACTTTATCGTTAAGGAACGCTCTGATGAAATCGTCGATAAAGTCATCGAACAGGTTTCTCGAAAAATCTTGGCAAAGAAGTCCATCGTTAATGAGATGCCGAAAAAGACGGAGATAGCGAATATCAACAAAGAGTGGGAGAACTACTTCCTCGAACTGATTGGTAAAGCCATCGCAAAAAGATTTAAGTGAAATTAAATTTTAGGTGGTTAATATGAATGCTAAGTTAGTAAATCTTATGGTAGAGCCCATAAATGAAACAGATTTCTGTTATGTGGTTTGTAAATGTACAAGCTTCTCTGAAGCGATTAGAGTTGCACGAGAAGACCATACTGCATACAAAAGGTTTAATTGTCCTAGGTGTGGGACAAGATTAGGAATTGTGTGTAAAGGGAAAACGGATTTGAATAAGGTGGATGCAGTATGAAAATTACTAAAACAATGCAAAAAGTTGCAGCTGATATATTGATGGAATTTATGTTTACTCAGAATATGGACGAAGTAATCGAAGCGTATAATAGAGTTTTTGAACGGTACGAATTGTATAATGACCCATTTACAAATACTCCATGCACCCCAGAAGAGTATTGGAAGAATGAGTTGGAGCTTGAAAAGCAGATGATGTTTGAGAGATATGGGCATTGCGACGGGTTAGATTGAAACTAAGAAATGGTAGGTAGCAATTATGTATTATGATTATTGGGAAGAACCAAATGAATTTGATCAGCAGATAGAGGAATTTAAGGATGCTTTGAGGTCTTCTGTTAAGGATGAAATTAAAGAAAAGATTGAATCTCTTGAGAATGAGCTAGCAGAGGTTAAAGTATTTCGAGATGAAAAAAATAAATTTATTCAAGAATATGAAAATAAAATCAATAAAATCAAGAATGAAGCAGATGTTACGGTAAGAGCTGCTAAAAATTCAGAGGCAAAGTGGAAAAACGCAAGGCTGTATCAATTGTTGGGCGATTATCTTACAGTTGGCTGGAAAGTAGAATCTTCATGGAAATACGGAGAGAAATGCGATAAGTGTGATGATAATAGAAAGATACATTTTACTTCTCCACAGGGTAGAGAATATACAGAAGATTGTCAGTGTGCTAAAAGATATTATAGATATTTCCCAAAAGAAGCAGCTCTTGCTAAATTTTATGTAAGGAAAAAGAATTTCTTTGGTGGTAATAATGAAGAACTCGATTTTTATAATAGATATTATACAATTGTAGAAGATGATGCTTATGATCGTTATGAATATGCAAGTCATATATACGCATCTTCTTCAAATATTGATTATGAAAATGTAAATACATATTCTGACATATTTTTAAATGAAGAAGATTGCCAGAAGTTTTGCGATTGGAAAAACGAACAGGAGTTAAAGAAGTTTAACGATTTAAAAAAACTTAACTAAAATACAACCATAAACTTTGTCTACTTTGTCCATAGACAATACGAAATTAATGTGTATAATAAAAGCATAAACTAAAACAGCAGACAGGAGATTATATCATGAACGAATTAGATGAGTTAATAAAATCTGCGAATGAGTATCGTATAAAACATCCACGATGTCGATACTGTAAACATGCTAATATGTACATTACTCCATGTAAGGACAAGGTATACAGATGCCTTGTTAAAGATAAGCGAGTAGGAAAGTGCTGGCCTGCGCCAGTTTGTAATATGTATTTAGCATAATAGGAGGAATAATCTATGGGATATTGCATTGATTGTAATAATTTAATGTTCAGTGATTGCTACGGAGAGTGCTCTATGGCCCATAAGGGAATTGTTAGTCCAGATGATAGCTGTGAATATTTCGAACCTAAGTTTTCGCCTGAAGATGTAGCAATGGCACTTATTCATTGTACGAATGGCGGAAAATGCGAGACATGTCCGATTTTGGATAAAGAATATGTATGCAAGAATTTGGAACGCCTTGCAGCTGATTATATTTTGCGGTATGCACGATTGCTCGAAAAGGAGAATAGCAATGAAAAGTGATTATTTTGAAATTATTAAGCTTTTTAAAAATGTAAAAGACAACGCAGATGAACTTGTGAATCTTTTTAAGAAACTCCAAGAAGAAGAAAAAGAAGCAAAGAATGAAAGCCTTATTAGATGGAGAAAATATCCTGAAGAAAAACCAGATAAAGACGGTCTCTATTTTTGTGCAATGAATAAAAATGATTATAAATGGGTAGAACAATGTCTTTATAATAAAGAGAGCGATGTTTGGACTGATAATGTTTCTTTCTCCCATTTTCCAATAGCTAAAGTTTACGGAGTCGCGCCGTCTGCATGGGCGATTGTTGATTTTCCAGATTTGGAGGAAGAAAATGACTGATTTTATTTATATTGATGGTGTTGAATATAAACCAGATAAAGAATTGATTGGTTTAATTAAAGGTCATGCTAATAGCAGTCTGAACAATAGCTTTGAAAGACAAAAACAAGACGCTGGCTATTACTATATAGGAAGAGATGGTATAGTATATGAAACCACTGAATTGGGTACTTGTTTGGATGATAAACGATATGAAGTTGATAATTATTGCACTAACAAAGAACTTCTGAAAAAGCGAGTCGCAGAAGAAACTCTTCTTAGAAAGATGTGGCGCTTCTCCTTGACACATGATGGTGATAAAATTGACTGGGACAATAAAGACGAAGCTCAAGACATTGTGTATTTCAGAAAGTGTTGGGGAATCCGCAATG